TTGCATTCATTTTGTAGACTCCATTTAGTTAGGTTGTTGTCGATTGATTCGACAACCTGAATTCTACAGTGTCAGGGAAAAAGCGCAACAAAAAAAGCAGACTTTTTAACGAAGTTATTTTTATGGGTTTCATTGGTTTTCTTAATGGCTCCGCTTAGTCGTTTTCGGGTAGCGCGCAACAAAGTTATTCTTATGGGCGCATAAAGAAAATCGAATAGACGCGAAACCGAGAACCGTGCTATTCGCACGCGTGCGCGCTTCTTCAATATGCGACCAGCGCGACCACGGACCCGCACCTCGACCACGACCAACCCCGGAATCGGCCCGACCCTCTATACAGGGCGCCGAAGCCGTATACATGCACAGGGCGCCGAAGCCGTATACATGCACAGGGCGCCGAAGCCGTACCCACAGGGCTCGGTCGCCGTACCTATACATGCTTGCCCCGCCGAACCTCGACCACGGGAGAGAGGGCCGAATACAAGCCCCCTCAATCCACGGCTTTCCATCGTCACATGAACAGGGAGCCGAACCGCTCCCCTCGCTCGGGCTTACTCGTCCGAACTACCCCGCTCTTGCGCGAAGAACAAGCCCATCGGCACCCGCGACCTGGCATAGCGTGCGGTGATCATTTCTTGCTCGGCAGCTTCTTGCATGTCGTAATACAGGTCATCGCCATCTTCTTCAAAGATCGGGAATTCACCAGCGGCGTTGATCAGATCGAATTCGGTTGCGCGTGCCATGTTGCTCTCCTTTGGGGTTGGGTGATGTCGTTTGTCGACAAACGAATCATCGCAAGTGGAGTCAGGCATGCGTTTGGCGTTTTGAAGCACACACGATCGACTCTGGAGGGCCGTGGCGGAGCGTTGCCCAATAAAGAGGGCTCACACTCAGGCGAACCCCTCTTCGACGCCCAGAGCGTTCGTTTCCAAGCGTGTGTCAGGTTCAAATGCCGAAGACTTGCCGCCCCATGCCGAGCCCTCCCGGTAGGTTGAAATGCCGAGAAAATGCCGACCGGGTATAGACCCGGTGCCGACAATTAGCAGACCGTATTGATACGCCGGATGCGCTCGGGCATGCGGGTCATGCGCGCACGATGCCGACGTTCGAGAAACCTGGTCCAGACCGCGTCTGCTACCTGCAAGATCAGGGTGCCGAAGAAGGTGCTGACCACGATGATGAGAATTGCTTGTAGTGCTTCCATGTTATTCACTCCTTACTTACACGCGAGAATACGCAAAGCCACTTCGATTGGGAAGCCCTCTTTACACATTTTGCGGGCGATAGCCCACACTCCGCACATTTTGGCGAGCGTCTGATAATGATTTGCTTGCGTCGTGGTCATGTCGTTCTCCGTTCAGTTGTATGGGTGCCGGACTTCATCCCCAAGCCCCTCCGGCTGCGCTTTTTCGGGCTTTCAGAGTGGTGCCCCGATGATTGAATTGTGAAGGGTGGGATGCGGACCCACCCTGCATTTACTCGATGCGTTTCCAGCCCTCGTCCATGCACGCGTATGCACCAACATCAAAAACGACCAGAACGTCACCGACGCACATCCCACGGCACTTGTGCTCCTCCCGGTAGGCTTCGTTGAGGTTGGTGTGATCGAAGCACCACTCCAGGAACTCGGTAACATCGTCGATCGCGACGTTCCCAATGAACCCATGCGTGCTCATGGCGTGCGAGCGAAAGTTCTCCTTGATGGTGGCGAGCTGACCGGAGATGGAACCGAACGACTGCTTGGCGGGATGAAGAACGACTGCTTGCATTTGTGACTCCGTGTTGTGTGGTGAGATTGAATTATGCAGGGCGGGGTCTGGACTCACCCTGGCATTTGCTCGATCGGTTCGACCGTCACATGGTAGGCGCGACCATTCATCCAAACGATCATGCACTGCTCGGGAACCAGCACCTCCTGTACGTAGGCGATGTCGGGCGCCCCATCGAGTGTCGTGTAGGGTTTGCGGTCGACCATTTCTTTCAGGGCGTCAATAGGCGTCATATTGCTCTCCAGTGGGTGAAGACTGAATTGTGAAGGGTGGGATGCGGACCCACCCTGGCATTTGCTACCCTATTTGCGACTCATCACCATCTGCCCACCAGGCGCAGTAACCCCACACCTCTCCGTGCGCACTGTCGATCCCGAACATGGGTTGACCCGCTTCTTCTTCGAGACCCGCTTCTTCAAGCGTTAGGAACTCGACGCAATCTTCCCAAGCAGGGTGCGAACCTACACTTCGCCCTATCGTTTCCATGGAATGCCGTGGAATTCGATACCCCGACCCCTTGCGGGGCCGAACCTTCGCTTTAGATCGTCATGTGCTTGGCGCGCAGCACCCGCTTGAACACCTCGAAGCACCCTTGCATTTCAGCATCGGACAGGGTGTGTCCCTCGGGGAAAATCAGGTAGACGTGCATTTCGTCGTAGTCGGGCATGAACTCGTGCAGCTCATTCTTTTGGACGCCCAACTCGCAGTCTGTAATCTCGTATTCGCACTCGACCTGCTTGCTTGGCGCGCAGCTACCCTCGTCATCCCAATGGGTAACATGGAACAGCGCGTATACGTTCTCGGGGTCGAATGCTTGAAGGGAAATTGAGGTCTGCATGGTGCTCTCCAGTGGGTGAAGACTGAATTATGGAGACCCGACCACGGACCTACGCTCGGCAAATTTATTAAACACGGACTCGAAAATCCCTTATACGTGCCGAAACGCCCGTGTTATATGGTTTCCATGGAATGCCGTGGAATCCCCTCCGCTCGCAATGCCGAGCATTTTGATACAGGGAGACTGGGCCGAACTGCACCCACTTCCCTTGCCGATTACATCCCGCTCATGCTGGGGATTGCGTTGCGCACCCCAAAGTCGATCGGATGCTCAATCGCTTCGCCCGTCTCGTCGTCATAGAACATATCTGCGAAGAAACAATGGTCGCCCGTTAATAGGTCACACAGACGATCTTGGACCACGCCCATCAGGTGAAACCCGTTGATGATGAACGGAAGCTGCTCAGGGGTCATGTCGGTCAAGCACGACACTCGGCCCACACAGTCCCCCTCGCTGCCCCCTTCAGGTGTGTAGTCGTAGGTGACGCGGAATAGCGGAACTCCGTCGCCCACCACATCGAACACGTCGATGCAGTCAGCGGGCGCCATGCCCTGATCTATACCAGACACAAGACGAAGGGCGAATGCGGAAGGGATGCGGTTGCTGGTCATATTTGTTTCTCCGTTGGTGAAGACTGAATTATGAAGACCCAGGTGCGGAACGCTCTCGGCAAATTTATTAAACACGGACTCGGAATTCCCTTATAGGAACCGCAAGCCCAGGAAATCCAAGCTTTTCATGGAATGTCACGGAACGCCCGTCGATCGCAATGCCGATGATTTTGATACAGGGGACGGGGCCGAACCTCTCACAGGTTGACCAGCCGAATCACTCAGGGTCTGCTTGCCGAATCTCTACAGGGCGATGAAGCCGAGGCTCTACATGAAAGGGGCGCCGAATCCATACAGGGCGGGGCGCCGAACGTTTCATCCTAAGAGGGTTTGGCAGGACACTTTGACTCTCTTGGGATCGGCACGCCCAGACCTATTGAGACAGACCTATTGAGCCTATTGAGACAGACCTATTGAGCCCATTGAGACAGACCTATTGAGACAGACCTTTTTCCCTCCTGTCTTGGTGCCTTTCTTTCTCTTCCCGATATCCCTACTGCCGAACCTCTCTCTACCCAGGCATACCCCCCCATGAGCCTATCCCTGTAACAGGGACACTTCTCCTTCTGATACCACAATGCCGAGTGATATGCCGTGAGGTATACATCAAGGTTCTTCATGATCGGCTCCATTATGTAGATAGGCATTTCGTCCCGCTTGATCACCCATTGTTCGTTGCTGTAGTCGAGTGTCAGTCCGATTAATTCGACCCTCTCCATCAAGCCTTCTTTGTACCCTTCCAGGTAGCGCTGAATATCTTGCGTTTCGACTGCCGTATGCTTCAGGGCTTCCCCTTCGTACAGTTGCCAATTTAAGCTGATCACCTTCAGTTCGAGTCCGAGTCGTTTTGCTTCCTCGATCATGTCTGATCCGTACTTGTAGTCGATTGCTGTTGTCATACGCTCTCCTTCGGTTGATGGTTGAATTGTGCAGGTTGCGGTTTGGACTGTCTTCGATGCCGACGATTTGTTGACCCCTTGTTTAAACGCGATTAGAGCGCTTGTGCCGGGTGGGTTGGTACACCGGGTTATGTTGAGGGCTTAGAAGCCCGTAGCGTTCGATCTGAGCGGGTTCCGATGGGGTTTGCTTGGTCGGTCTGTCTGCATACCGGGTGGGGTTGCCGATTGGGCGATCTGGTGCTGACGAAGTCTCGATGCCGAGGTCTTGGAGACTATGGCGTAAGCCATTGATTTAAAAGGAGAATCCGAGGCTTTAATGGGTGCAGAAAACAGAGGCTCGTAAGCCCCTGATTTTCTTGATCTTTTATTTGCCAAAAAAGATTGCGTAGAGCGCGAAAAATAGGATTACTTTAATCAGGCTACTCTCCCATTGCGTAGATCGGCACGACCCACCAGTAGTCGTCCAGGTGCGGGTCGTTGTTCGCGACGCTTGCCGCTTCCTCATTTGAGGAGAAGTTGCCGTACAGGGTCAGCCCACCAGCGGGATTGCCAGTCATGACAGTCCAACCGATGATGTCGTCTTCAGCGACGGGAATGGTGTTACCTGCCATGCTTCACCTCCTTCAGGGGCTTCGGGGTCCAGTATAAATCCAGCTCAATGCCGGAGTCGATCAGCTCCTGAATGCTGACGTAGCCAAGCTCCGGGTCGTACCCGAGACTAACCAGTCCGAACGCCTGGTGCTGAACGCCGCTCACTTCGTCATCGGGGCTGCCGACGTCTTTCTCCGTCACCCACGCATCGACCGAACCGCCGAAGTAGTGCAGGTAGACGATGGCGTCATCGCCCTGCCCGTCCGTCTCGTAGCTCTTCGGCATGGTCTTGATGCGCTCGACCATATCCATGACGATCTTCGCCATGTACTCGCCTTCTTCGCCCCGCAGTGCCAACCGCAGCGCGGCGCGTTCACCTTTCGGCATGAAGTGAACCAGTTCTTTGTTCAGCGCTTCCCGCGCCGCTATGAGGTTACTCATGATTTCTCCTTAGCCAAACAGTGTTTCGGTGTTGAACGCTTCCATCGTCTTCTCGAACCCGTCAGGGTCGTCGTTCGACCAGTTGTAGTCGGCGATCAGGTCAAGCCCGCCGCTGCCGTTGCCCATGATCAGGTAGATGCCGTGCTCACTGAAACCCGGTTTACGCACCCGCAGGGACGCATCATCCAGGTTGAAGATTAACTCCATCGCTGACTTGGCGTCGCTGACTTTCGTGTACTCCTCGCCGTCGTAGACTCCGACCACATCGAAGCCGTTATTTTTCAGGTGGGCGCATAGGTTCCAGACAATCTTGCGCTCTACAAGCCCAGAAGGCGTGAGCTCATATATGGGGCGAATCTCCACGTCGATATCAAGCTCCGGCGGGCTGGTAAGGTCGGCTCTTTGCATTTGTTTCCCCCTATGCGTTTGTCGATGTTTGTATTATGCCCGCACGTTCATGGCATGTTCGCGGAAGTTACAGCACGATCACGGCGTCTTTCGGGTGCCCCGTCATGCCGAAACCTTGCCCGTAGACGCTAATGTAGGCGTCGTACTCCTCCACTCGCACGTCCTTGTTGCGACCCGTGTACCACTCATTCTGAAGCCGCTCCTTCGCCCAATCGTCCGAGATTGTGATGCCGAGCTTGCAAAGACCCTCGCGCAGCTTTGCGGCGCTTTTGTCGAGCTGTGCATGGGTCAAGTTGCCCGCATACGGAAGAATGAAGTCGTATCGTCGCAGCCCGATGGTTATGCCGGTCATCAAGACCCTGTCGTACTTTCTGACCACTGTCGGCTCAGTCATGCTCTTCTCCTTGCGTTGTCGATGGTTGAATTATTCACCACTGACATAGGCATTAATACGCTTCTTCGGGATAGTCAGCAAATGCCGTGACCTCGTGCTGTCTCAGGTCCAGCTTGACCCGCATCACCATGCCGACTTCTGCGTGCTCGGTGAGTCGACTCACCCTCTCGGTGGTGCGCTCGAACAGGCAGCACAGCGAGCACGGATCGATCGTCGGACTGAAACGATGGTAGGCGTAGCGGTAGCCCTTCCGCATCCACCCAAGAATGCGTTCGTGCGCGTCACGCGGCAGCATGAGCTTGTATTCCTCATCCTCATACTCATCCCTGGCGAGCCGAATCCCCTTCGTGACAATCTCTACCAGCCTTTCGTCCGCATCACCGTAGAAGTCAGGATCAATGCGCCGTGTCTTGCATGGGGAATGCAGGGTCTCTTCGCCGTTCGATACCCGTTCCAGAATGTTGACGAAGTCCGACGCATAGTTGTCGGCGGCGGCACGAGACCCATTCATGAAGTAGCCGTTCTCTCCGCGAATCCACCAGCTCGCCCCGAGCGCGTGAAACTCGGCTTCTGCGCCAAGCTCCATGTTCGGGTGATGCTCCAGAATATCGTGCGGAACGCCCTGCCCCGTGATTGGGTCGGCGCCCTTCATCCACATGGGCTTCCAACCGTTGATGCCATACTCTTTGTGCTCGGCGAACTCGAACTTACGGATCAGAATCATGCTGTCCCCTTGCGTTGTGTCGATATGGGCATTTTCCCAAGCGGGGCTTGGACCCGGTGCGGCTTTTACCGCGACCTGTCGATGGTCAGTTGGATGTTGTTCAGGTCGCTGTCGAGCATCCTGTCAAGCGCCGCTTCGATCGCGTCCATCGACTGCTTTTGCGCAGCCAACTGGGCGCCGAGAGGGTAGTTGGTCGCCGCGTGCCATGCCTTCATTTCCGCTTCCAGAATGCCCTTCACATTCGCCGGAGTCATTCTGGATAGGTATGCGTAAAGCACACTGGCGTGCTGTTCTCTGGTCATGCTGCCTCCTCTTGCTGTTCAAGTTGTGCGACTTCGCTCTCGGTGAGCGGCACTAGCTCAGTGCCGAACGACCACTTCCCGTTCTCCAGGCTGAAGACGCAACTGCGGAACTCCGACTTGCTGATCTGCTCGACCGGGATGCCATACTTCACTCCTGACATACAGCAGTGGTCAATGAATCGGATGCGCACAGGCTCGGGCGGTCGCCCTCGTGCCGGTATCCGCCAAACCCAATCTCCAACCCTGATCATGGCCCGCAGGGTCCGTTGCGGTAGCCGAGCGCGAGCACATGAATGAACTTGTCGGGGGTCAGCCCGGGCACCGCGTAGAGCTCGGGTGCGGTGCCGGTAAAAAAGACGACCGCCTCCCGTATCACATTCATTTCGCCGTTGATATCGGGATGCTCAAGATTTACGATTGCGTCGATCGGCGCTTTCCAGTCATCCTCTTCATGCACCAGCTTGAACACGCGGTCAAGTCTTTCGCGCCCATAGCCGCCCGTCCACAAACTCTCGGTCAATTCCATCGCTGCTCTCCTGTTTCACTGCTGATGGTTGAATTATGTGGGTCAGGGATTGGCGCGAATACTGCCCCTCGCGGCTTTCTGACCCTTGGGCCAACCCAGCTTCGTCAGCTCGGCAACCACGTTGGCAACCGGGAGGTTGGTGACGCCGGTACTGCCACGTTCGGTGGGTAGGTACTTTTCAAACTCTGGCAGCCGCTCCTTCGCCTGCTTGAGCGTGCGACAGGCCCCGATGACGCCCGTCAGACTGGTCCGAAGTTCGTCAATGCGTTCCTTCTGCATATCGTGCAAATCGGAAAGCCTTTTTACCTTCGTCATGAGCTCCTCATCATTGTGGGCGGTGTCGCGCACCGTGCTGCTACCGTGAAGGTGAATGCCGAAGCTGCCAATGTGACAATAGGTGGACCGCAGGTGGTCGAGCACGGCTTCATTCTTTTTGATCGCGTCTTGCAGCGCCTTCGGCAGGTACGTGATGGCATGTAGCGCGGCGTAGGATATTGCCTGCTCCCGATAGTCCTCGGTCGGGACATCGTTGATCACGGCGTTCACGAACGCCGTGCGGTCGTATTTGGTCAAATTCATATCTCTCTCCTCTTTATTGGCTGCAAGTCTGTCGTGACTTAAAGCAGCAAAATGCCGACTGCGACAATGATCGCCGCCTGAATTGCTACGGCCCATGCGAAGCCCACTAGCATGCCGCCGTCAGTGCTGTCGTCGTCCAATTTCATAAGTCTCTCCTTACTTAGCGGGAATGATCTTATAGTAAGCGCTGAGTTATGGCAACGGGTCGGACTCTTCGTCGGGGTCGCCGCATTCCAAGTCCAGTAAAAACTCGAAGCCACAGCTCGGGCTCAGGCATTTGTGCTCCTGGATGGAGCCAGGCTGTTCGACGAACTCTGTTCTCGCGCCGCATTGCGGGCATACCGTCTGTTGCTCGTTGTCGCCGTTGCTGAAGACCGGCAGGTCTTTTATCAGTCGCATGATTTCCTCGCAATCTCTTTGCCGCGACAGAGGAGACGCGCCTGTCCGCCGTTGAACGCGGCTTGCTCCCGCCAGTAAATGTCCGCCTGCGCCTTGTTGAGGTCGCCGTAGCGATCCATCCATGCGCCCGCCCCGCGACGTATCTGGACGCGGTAGTGCTTCTGCAGCGCCTCTGGAATGCCGGTGTTATTACACCAGGCACCACGGCGGATCGCGGTCTTATCTCTTGCGGACAGGTATCCCATTACTCTTCCTCCTTAATCAAACAGATATTGATCAGACCCACCACATCACGGTCGCGCCGGAGCTCTGCCGCAGCCCTCTCAATGTCCTCATCGGTGTGGTGCGCCTCACGAATTAGCCCGAACATGGCGCCCGAGTAGGTCAAGTCGTAGTCGAATACCACGCCATTCTTGGTCACGTCGCCAAACTTGCGGTGGCGCTCGACCTGCGCCGGCGCATAGGTGATGCCAAGCGACGCCCTGCAGCCTTTAATGCGTGCCATATCAGCCCCTTGTCAGGTATTGACGACGCCAACCTGCGTAGTCGGGACTGTCGGGGCGCGTCCAGGGAATGAAGCTGTCGCCCGACTCCAGCACTACGGGCTTTTCCGCCTGGTTCTGAAAGCCGGCGTAGCAGTTTGCCCTGCGAAGTGCCTCTTCCAGCATCGCGTTCGCCCCGTCTGCCAGCCCGACCCAGTAATCTTCGGATTTCTCGCGAATGTAGCTCGTCTGGTTCTCGATCGGCACATCGTTCTTCACGCGCAGAATTTCGGTGACGTGGCTCATCACCCCTTGCTGGTACTCCATCAGGCCCAAAATATACTTCGGTGTCTTGCGGCTCATCGTTTCCCCTTCGTTCGATTCAGAAATTGAATTATGTCGATTTGGGTGTGGCGACAGTCTGGACTTTTTGCTCACCCGGAATGCGATAGAACTCAACGTCATCACTGACGATGTCCAAAATTTCCACCTTCGCGCGCTCCCTATCGCTGGCGCGTACGAAAATCTGCGCGCCATCTTCATTCCACGCGACGTAGAGCGGGTTGGATGGGTATCCGCCCCAATAGGCGCCGCCAGGGTCGTAATCACCGTCGACCATCGGCACGCGCTCAAGATGCAACCTTGTCGGGCCGTCCGGCAGAACGTCTTGCCGGCCCATGTCGGCGCCCCACTTGCTTGAAGCGTTGGTGTATTTGAATGGCATTATTTAGCCCTCTCCCTGTCGATGGTTGAATTATTTCAGTCGGTGTATGGCGATGAAATGGGTGCGATCACAACTTCCAAATCGCCCTTCACGCCTTTGTCGATCGCCTGTTTCGCAATCCGGCGCAGCTTGCGCTCGTTGAATTTACGGCTGATGCTGCTGCGCCCGCGTTTGCATGCCGCGCACGAGCAACTTTTGTGAAAGGTTGCTTTCATCTGTTGCTCCGTTTTTCGATGGTTGAATTCTGACATGATACCCGTGGCGCAGATATGTCACCAGAGACTTATCCTACCTTGCGATCGGCATAGTCCGGTCGCCTAGTCTCGATCAGGGTGGCTTCTCTGCGCCTGAAAATCGCCTGAAACGGGCTGCGGCGGAAGTATTTCGCCGGCACCCGGTACTTGCGCAGCACCAGCCCATAATCCGCAAGGGCTCTACGCCATTTAGGCATGTAGACCCACTGGCGCATCTGCGCAAGCGAGGCAAAGCCAAAATAGTAGCTGTCCCGTCCAACATCCCCCAGCCTCGACCAGCCAAGCTGAATGTCATTGTAAGGAGTCGGGTGCTTATCCCCGTCAGTGGAATCACATATGTCGTGGCGGAAGACTGTCTCAAACGCCCCCCAGCCATACATGCCCACGCCGTATTTAGTTTCGATTCGCCAAATGGTCGCAAATTTACCGTCTGTCACGCTTGCCCCTACCGTCTGTTGTTGATGGTTGAATTTTGACGATGGAGTGGTGGCGCGTCTGGGAAGTGGGAGAAAGTCCGAGCAAAATGCCCGAATTGGGTAGACCCATGCCCAAAGCGTGCGGGCTTGTTTCGCCCCAGGATTCGCTTGGCCTTGCGTTCTCACTGCGGGATAGGTACTGACCCCAACCCTATTAAAAAAACGCTCAGAATGCCCGTTCCTGATCGCGCGCCGTGGCCCTGAGCGGGGTAAAAAATGGCAGGGGTCGCCCCCTGCCGAAAGACCCAACCACGGAGAAAACTCGGGGGCACCGCCTTGCGATGCTCCCGAGTTTTATGCGTCAAAAGGTCGCTTTGCTGGCGTCGGGCGCGATCAGCTTAACCTCGACCGGCGACAGAAACGACGGCGCGACCCGCCAGTTCGTTCTGCGCTCGGTAACTGGGTCGATGGAGTATCCGCTGACCGTCTTGACATTAATACGCTCAACCCGCATGGTCACGGGCCGGCCCCACTTGTCCTTGAAATTGACCATCTGCCCGATGCTGAACTTGCGCGCCTTCTCGTACGCTTCGGTCGTCTGACGTTGGCGTAACACGCCGACGACCATGTTATTGAGGTTCCGCAGAGCCTCAGTGCTCATGCTGTTGAGTTGCGCGTGGGTTGCCATGCTCATATTTTTCCTCCTATTCGGTTGCTCACCAGTGGCAGAGCTTTCGCCCTGCCCTGCCGGTTACAGTCCGAGGTGCGGTTTCAGCGCCTCGACAATCAGCGAGTCGGGGTTGAGGATCAGCTTGCCCCGCTCTTTCGTCGCCACCTTCAAGAAGGGCAGCAGGGTTTGCATCTGCGCCACTTGCGATCCCGCAGTGCCCACCCCGAACGGCTTGCCCGCTGCGGGCGCCGTCATCTCCTTGACGTAGTTCCCGTCCTTGCCGGTGGTAATTTCACCGTCGCGCACCAGACAAATGAAGGCGCGCTTGACGTATTCTTGCAAGGGCGCGCCGGTCTGCAGCGTCTTCATGATGTAGCGGAACTTGTTCTGCGGCTTCATGGGCAGCGTATTCAACAGATCCACACGCTCCTTCACCATTGTCGCCAGAGAGTCAGCGTCGAGCTCAGCCTCAGACGCATCCCACACCATGAAGTCGCCAAGCTGGTCGCCCATCTTGCTCGACATGATTTCGGACAGCTTCTTGCCGATCATCGTCTCGCGGGGCTTGCGGGGCGCCTTCTCTTCGCCCTCCGCTTTCGGTTTCGCCGCCTTCTTGCCCTTGCCCTTGCCCTTTGCCGCCTCGACGACAGCAGCGGGCTCGTCCAGACTCAGGTCGCTACCGGCGGGCTGCTCGGCGTAGAGTTCGTGGTTCGCCTCAGTCGTCTCCGCAGCGGAGACGGCGGCTTCGAGCTCCAGCTCTGGAACTGCACTGTCGGCAGTCTCGACAGCGGCAGTCTCATCAATCTCCTCCATGCCGAGGTCAGCAAGCAGCGCTGCGATTTCGTCAGTCGAGGCTTGCGGAATCCCCACTGCGAGGCCCATATTGACCTTGTTGGTGGCGGGCTTTTTGGTGCTGGTGGTTTTATTTGCCATGTTGTAAATCTCCTGTGTAGTTAAAAAGGTCTTGCGTCAAACCGCAGAAGCATTGTCACCCGTGACTTATGGATGCGAAAGCACATCAACCCGGATATTTCTTTTTGCTTTCGGTGCGTTACTGCGATAAGTGTAACTATAAAGATCGAGGTTTGGCGCTGCACCTGACGCTCTCGGCAAATGCAGCGCCCGTCTGACACCTTTCTAATCGCGCGCACGCGCACAAATGCCCCTCTAACTACGGCATGTCTTCGGCGATTCACAAATGACAGGCGAAAAAATGGGGTGAGTCGCCTCACCCCGGAGAACCTAACTAAACGGACGCGGGAATGGAGTCCCGCGTCGTGATTATAGCATCACGAATTCGTCGAAGCCCTGGAACCGCAGGTCAGACAGAAAGTTGTCGACCAGCCGCTCGCTCATGCTGGTGAAGTCAGACGACTCGCCGACCAAGTATTGCTTGCTGAAGCTAACCTTGTTCCCGCGCTCATCCTTCTTATCGAACTTTCCGCCCTGACCATTGGGAATGGCTGCTTGCAGGCGGAAACCGATTTCGTCGCCCGAAATGGGACGTTTGATGGTTTTTTTTTTGATGTAGGCAACCGACATATCTGCTCTCCTGTTTCATCGCGTCGCTGCGATGGTGCTACTTTAGAGAGCAGGGTCAGGACTGTTTTCGGATTACGTCAAGAGCGCGTCGGGCACGCCTTCGCTGGGAACCTGATGGCGCGTCCGAAAGACGATGCAGTCATCCTTGATGCCCTTTGCTTTCGCGACCAGCCAGTCAAGCGCTGCGCCGGATGCATCTTCAACTTTGGTCTTCATGCCGGCACCTCTAGTTATTGGAAAAGACGACCACCGGGCCGTTTTCGTCGCTCAAAAACACATCGCCAGATGCGCCAACATAATCAAGCTCACCGTCCGGTCGGTACTATGCCGCCTGGGTCGAGTCGCTCGTGCAGGTCTTTCGCAGGCTTCAGTTCGCTTTCATCGCAGACGTGTCCGCAGTTATCGCATTTTACTTGACTCATGGTTTCACCCTTCTGGCTACATAGCCCTGTGGTTCGTCGTTTTCAGACTGCAATTCTATGAAGCGCTGCTTGGCAAGGTTGTGATTCTCGAAGCAGAAGCGCCTTTTCCACGAGAACCGACCCACGCCAAGAATGATCGCTCGGGTGAACATCAGGTCGAAGGTGCAGGCGACCGTGTTGTCGGGCAGAACGCGGCATATGTACTCGGAATTCTCCCTTGCCAGGTCGATCGCCAGTTGGGTTGCATCAGTGAACGTCATGGCGCCCCTCGATCACACCATTGACCGCAAGCTCCAGTCCCTCTTCGAGTGCCACAGCTGCCCTGACCTGCTCTTTGGCGGCATGCGGGTTCGTCGCCTCGGTGTAGGCAACGAAGGGTTGCGAGCCATCGATATAGCACCCGACCACTGTCCAGGTTCTCAACTTCCCTTTTAGGCTCGCTTCAGCCTTGTCGAAGAAGTCGTTCAGGCTATCAAGATTCATTGCATTTTACCTTCCATCGCTTAATCATTTCGGACTCCCAATCGGTACTGCCGAGCGTTGCCTGGGCGATCCAGGCGAACGACGGGACATGCTCCTCCTCGATCGTCTTCCAACCCCACCATTGCCTCTGCTGGACGATGTTGTACTGCTCTTCGCTTGGCGCGCACTGGTATGTGTAACGCTTCTCAAACCTTGTCAGCCGAGCAAAACGGTAGGTCTTGCCGTCAACTTTGAATGTCATTTCCGGGGATACTTTTCGCGCAACCAGACCTCGACGGACTTGCCCTCCGACCTGGCGTTCATTTCAACCTGTGGCGCGGGGCGATCCGCCCCGCACTGTCCGCATCGTACGAGATAGGACGAATCAACCTCGTTGGTTGCGATCCTGCTGCCGCCGCAACCCCACGGGCATCGTGCGGTAAGATTGTCACTCATTGAGCGAAGCCACGAATTGCATGACCTCAACGTGCAGCGAAGAGCCGCCATGCCCGATCGAGCTTGCGGCCACGTTGTTCAGTCGGTGAATCAGCATGAGCGCCGTCGACAGTGCCTCTTTCAAGTCCTTGATTTGCTCGTCATTGCCGTCGTACTGGTCATCGTCCAGCGGATTCTTTCCGGTCACGGTCGAAAGGACAGCTTCGGGTTTCGCGATCCAAATTACTGCGCCGTTGTCGCTGGATGTAGAGCATCCCGGAGACTCCTGGCATTCGGGCGTCATGGTAAAAGGCATGCCGCTGTCAAATGCGCAACCATTACAGTTGAGTGCCGGCACGGAAACGTAGATCGTATCGCTGCCAGTCGGTTTGAATTCGGCCATTTTCATATCATTACCTCCCTAAAATTCGATGATGAAATTATGCCCACCCGCCCTCGGCGGGTACTTGGATTTAGCTGTGCTCGTCCATGCAGGCAGCCCACATGGACAGGTCTGCATCGCTGGCGGTGCGAATCGTCTTGTCATTCCATACGTGGACGAACATGCGGTACACCGAGTCGCCCTCCGACACGTTCAGGCCGGCCATGAGCTTGCCGAACGAGTAGCCCTCCTTCTTCGCCCTCAGAGTCAGGGCGCCGAGTTCGCTGTCACGCAAATGCGAACAGACAGCGTGAACCTTTGCGGCGTCTGCGTATGTGCCTGCTGCCGCGTTGCCCAACATGAAAGTCATGCCGATTACAATTCCTGTGATCATCCTTTTCATTTGATTCCTCCCAATGCACGTTGAATAATTGCGATTTCAGATTCGACCAGAAGCCCGCAGGCCCTTTCTTCAAGCGTCGGCATTATCGGACGACACCCGAGTTTCTTGAACCGACAGAATGCCGAGCAAGCCACCAATGATGGTCATAACGACCGCAAATGTCAGGTGAGCCGTATTCTTCACCATCACCCAAAAGAATACCAAGAGCGGTAAGAGGATCATGTGCGATACCATCTGCGGCAGGTGCAGCAGGGGCATGGACAGACCCAACCATGCCGAGTTGAACCAGTTCGGGTTGCCGCGTCTGACCACAGAATGCACATCGGGGAACCATTTATTCATGCTGCCTCCTTGAGTTCGTTAATAACCTTATTCAGCTTGAAGAAGCCGAGGTCGACTCCCTTGAAAAACGACTGCATCATAACCGTCACATCGTATTCAGCTTGGTGCGCTTCGTTCTTGTCGTATGGCACGTCGAGCGCAAAGCACAGCTCGCCCAAGTTGGGCCTTTTGCCGAGCGGAGTTGCCCAGCGTGCGTCCAGCGTGTCGAAGACCTCCACATCAGGCACGTCCTCGTCCACCCGCAGTAGTTCGTTGACGATAAACGGCATGTCGAAGCCCGCGTTGTGCGCCACCAGCACGTCAGAGCGTGCCATAAATGAAGAAACCTGCCCCGCGACATCCTTCCAGGTCGGGCAGTCCACCAGTTCACCGAACGAAATGCCGTGAACCGCTTGGGCGCCTGGATCGATGGGTCGCTCGGGATTGATGCGCAGCACCAGCTTGTCCACGACCTCACGGGTGGCGAAACTATAGGTGAGCATGGCAATCTCGATGATGCGATGCCCGTCCTGCTGTTTTAAGCCAGTTGTCTCAGTGTCGAGCCCTGTGATTTTGAAGTCCACTTAATCTCCTTAATTGCTAACGGTTTATTGATGTAGTCACCCGTGACTGAATGACCACATGGTAAAGCGTCAGACTAGGAATAACACCGCAATCACGACTTTGTCTTAGCGTTTGTTGAAAAATAACTACAGGTCTTTCCCACTTGCTGCGAGACAAGAATCATATCGCAGCAAGTCAGGAATGACTTAATTGAATTCAGTGGCGTTTTTACGCAGCAGGTAGTCGTCACTCACGCTCTTGGCGATCTTGCGCCCGAAGTGCGGGTGACGCCGCTCGTACAGCGATTTCACGACCACGCCTTCCCTAATGTGCTTGCCGCCGAGCGTCGTCTTGCCGTCAGTGTGCTCCAGCACGATATCCTTACTGTACGGACCCTCGTACAGTACCGGCACCATCGGAATACCGACTGTCTCGCACATATCACACATCACCCACATCGGCGCATAGTGCTCGACCCCGCGATTGCCGACGCAGATATCGAATGCGCAGAAGCCAAGCGGCTCGTCGGTGTAGGTCAGGTCTTGAATGTTGCTGCCACCGAGCGTCTTCCCGAAGACCTCGCCGAGCACGAACATGGGCTTATCAGCCTTGAGCATGTCGGCAAGCGTCAGCGCCTTGTCGAGCAGCCCGTGCAGTTGCGCCGCCTGAGCGTAGACGCTGCCCTCGTCGTTGTGATCGAGAATGAAGCCTTTCGCACCCATGCCCTTGCTGGAGATAATGACGCGGCCCTTATAATACTTTTCGTTCGCCTGGGATTCGGGCACCACACCGATCATCATCAGCGTGCCGTGAATCTTCTCGGTGATTGCGACACCCTCACCGTCATCGAACAGCGACGGCGCCTTCTTGAGGTTGTCGAAGTCGTATTTGTGGGTCGCAGCAAGGTCCGCACCGACGACACGGGCACTCATATAGCTCGGCAGCTTGGGCTCGTACTTCGTGATACCTAGGAACTTAGCAGCGTCGTCGCCTTCTGCGAAAAGTTTGCAGTCAGATTCTCCATCGACGATTCGGTCAACATAGCGGAGTGGGCCGTCGGGGTCAGGGAGCGTCGGCAGAATCAAGCCCTGCGACACGACACCGCGTAGCCTGATCGCCTTCACGCGGTTACCAGCACTACCTGCAAGCCCGCCTTTCTTGCGTTCGTCGTCGTACATGCCCATTTTACGCAGCAGCCACTCAGGGACAACAGCCTGCTCGGGGATGTAGACAGCAAGATCGCCGTCCTGGACTTGGCCCTTGCGGGCGACAGACTGGTAATCGCCAATGCGGGCGATTTCAATTGCGTCCGCATTGGGATGCGGCTCGATCTTGACACGAACAACTTCACACTTGAATTCACTCATTTCTTTACCGCCCTTCTCTCAAATAATCCGACATGGTCGCGATGTTTTGCCATAAACAGACGCGCATACCATGCCGTGAAATTGTTATTCAGCTTCAACGACTTCTTTGTGGCGATGCAGTAGCCCGCCCCCTTTGTGGCGACGAAAATCTCCCATCGGATGCGCTCGAACACAAACTTGGCGCCGACCTTCTTCATGCCACTATCCAGCGCCTCAAAAGTGAAGCGCTCGAACAAGGCATAGACCTCGGGGTTTGCCTTGTGGAATTCGATGAAGCGCTCCTTGATTGTCTTCGCCATCAGACCTCCTCAAACCCTTTAGCCACCAGCCTCTCCACGATGCCGACCTCGTACTGCTGCGCCAACTGAAAGGCGTGCATTTCTCCCGCGAAATTACGCTGCTTGTGGGAGAACTGACCGGCAGGGCTTGTTTCGTACCCTGTGAGCGTCACAGAAGCGTTCACCAGCGACCGATTGATCAGCACCAACCTGTTCCCGTGGACGAGCTGACGCACCACGACAGGCTCGCCCTCGCTCGGCAGCTTCGCCACCTCCGAAATGATGTCAATGATGCCGTGATCAACCAGACCCGCTATCGCCTCGAAGAGCGCCCATGTCGCAGCCTTGAGTTCGCGCTGCGACAGCGTGCCGTCGTCATACCTGTGCAGAAGTTGCTCCAGCGTGTCCAAAGACTTGCGGTTGAGCTCTTCCTGCAGCGTGGGTATGGTCGGGTCAGGCGGTAGCGCCTTGCTTCTCTCCAGTGCTGTCGTCATATTCCCCCCCTATTGCGATACCGACACTTTAACCAGTGGGCTTTGGCGCTACTGTGGCAATCGCAGTTCGTATCAGTGAACCAGGCAGTGCTTCATCATTTCGCTCGCCTTGCGCGCCGTCATGTTGACCGCAGAGTCGATACAGTCCATGCGTTCGTCGAGCCCCGTCATGCTGCGCGGGATGTAGAAGTGCCCCGCCTTGATGCGCTCATCCACAATCAGACCCATCGCCAGCGAGTTCAGGTGCTCGATGTAAGATGGATTGCCAGGCGCTTTGCCCTCCTCTTCCACAATTTTGATGCCGGGCTGGACCAGGATAAGGGTGCTGAAATACATATTCGCCGTGCGGAAGCATGACGCAATGTATCTCTGCAGCCGCTCACTGTCCTCGTGGTTCAGGTTGGCACGCTGTACGTCTGCAAGCGTGTACGCCAGCATGTCGATCGGCGTGCGGTCAGAGATCCAGTCGGCGCCCGCTGTCGCGTACAGCCTCACTGCATCCGCCAAAATCTCCTCCTGAATCTGCAGCCGAACCCTGAACGTGTAGTCCTCCTTCGGGCTCACCCCCATGCGCTCGAACACGGCGCTGGTGCGAGTTTCCAGAAACTCTATGCCGTTCTTCTCGGCATAGGACCTGGCGAGGGTGGATTTACCGGTTCGGTGCGCGCCTACCAAGCCGATCGACATCAGGAGCCGACACCCGCTTCGAGAACTTCACGCTCGGCGCCGATGTCGCGGTTAAGCGCAGCCTCGTCGGTGTACTTTTCGGGGTAGCGCTTCTCCAGCTTGGCAATTACGATTGCACGGGCAGCGGTTTCGGGGATGCCGATTTCGTCGTGTGCAATTGCCTTGTACCAGTCGGAGTCGCCAAGCTCTTCGACAAAGTTCACCTTGTCGAACTCGACGCCTTCGAGCGCGCCCTTGAGCGCCTCCAGCATTTCACCGGACTCGGTGAACATGCCGATCGCAGCGTGCAGCAGGCGCTTATTGACAGCGTCGAGTTGCAGTTCGGGGTTTTCGAAGCCAGGGTTGTCGCCGGCGACAAGACCCCCGACCGGCGCCGCTTGACGAACGAAGGTCGCAATGTCATTCAGGCGCAGGGCTTGGTGGAACAGCTTGTCGCTGTCGAGCTCCTTACCGTAGAAGATGACCTTCTTCATGGCATCCATGATGTCGGTGCTTGCGACAGCAAGTGCCAGCAGCGCATGCAGACCCACCGGACTGACGTTCAGGGTTTCGGGGCGGCTCTCGGTGCGCAGCGCCTTGTTGGTGAATTCGATGTTATCCATGTAAATCTCCTTTAATTTCAGTACGTTGTGAAAAATGAATTATGACAAGCAGGGGTCGTGCCGACCCCTGACTAATCAAAGTTGATCTTCGATAATTTTGCGATGCTGCGCCCACCCGGAGAAGTTGCCGCAATACTTCGCGTCGGTCGAGCTGGACAGGGGCATTGCCTGATGCTCGAATGGCGATGCGTGAACCGGACGGCTCTCGACCAGGCGTTGAAAGATGGCGATTGCCTTCTCCAGCGAGTCGTCGAGCTTCCGGTAGCTGACCTGCGCACAGCACGAGGCGCTAATCTTCAGTGCCTCATCGATGCTGAGTTCGCCCTTGTCGCCGTAGTACAGAATGCCATCTTCTGCGCGGTATACCTCCACATAGGGAACGTGCCATTCTCCGCAGTCCAGCTTGGTCGGCAGGGAGCTCTCCATTGCCGTGCGCATCTGGACCGCCAGTTCGTGAATTTCAGGCTGTGCGTCGGGGTGCGCCCGCAGGGTGAAGAAATTGTCCCATTCGGTCGCTGTAACCACCACCTTGATGTGCTGGAATGGCTCCAGAATGCGGTTGGCGACCTGCTTGTGCAATCCAAGTTCATTCATGCTTTCTGCGATGTCTGCCGCAGCGTCGGCTGCTTGCATCCAGCGGTCTTTCACGCGGTCCAGGGTCTCGCCGGTCAGCTCTTCGTTCGCCCGCATGCCAGGCTGATTCTTGCCCCAATGAATCGGCATTGCCGGGTTAGTGCGAACCTGCTCGATTACCTTCGCGACCGGAATGGCGCGGGACGATGCGGCGTTGCGGCTGAACACCCGGTGCGTCATGAGCTCGGCATGAATGAGGCGCGGATATTCCAGCTCGAATGTGGTGATGCGCTTGCCGGCAAGACTGATGCTGTCGGCGATGATTGTTGCCGTGATCATTACAACCACCCCAGAACGCCGCCCAGCGGGGCGAGAATCACGCCGATTCCACGGGCAATAACCATGCCGGTGACTTCGGTTGCGTGGAACAGCTCAATGACGTTCATGACCCAGCCAATAGCCAGCATGATCGCCACCAGAACCAGACCGACGAAGATACCGGCACCGTTTTTTTCGCCTCGATTCAATTTCATTACTTCTCCTTGGATTAAACAAAAACCAGCGGGAAACCCCGCGTGAATGCATTATAGTCAGCGATGACTTACATGATCGCATAAAGCGACCGGAATTACTCTGACGCCGTAATTTCCATTGACTCCAGCCTGCGAAGCTGCTTTTTGACGGATTCGATTTTTATCGCAAGCATTTCCTTGCCCCGAGCGATCGCCTCCTCCCGCGTTCTGTGCCAATCTCTGCCACGGGCAAATTGCGGCCAGCTGTCACCCTCCTTGTAGGTAATCGTATTTGGACTCGTCCAGCAGACCTCCGCCTCGACCTTATGGATGCCCCTCGATACGGCATACTTCGTAATCCATACTGTGATAGTTTCTCGTTTCATTGCTCTCCCTTTCAGAATGAAGCCCGCCTTTTGATGACAAGGCGTAGATTACTCTACGGGCGGGATACCTCGCGAAACTTAGGCCGCAGCCTTCATCTCGAAGTTGCTATCGTTTGCATTTACATGCTTGCTTGATTTACGGCCATCGCCTACCGTGCTGTCGTTCCGGTTATTCGCCCGTTCTGTCGAAACCATGTCAGGCCCATCAGAGACACCCTGCGGGCGCAGTGCGGAATCGAACCGGCACATACGCACCTGTTGGGCAACTCGACTCTACCCGGCCTTGTCGGATCATCGAGTCAGAGGTTCACGATATCCTCCCTACCCTAGTGGCCCGCAAGGCGTCTCTGGTGGACCTGTCGGGAGTCGAACCCGAGTCCAGACCGTCTTTCACCTTCACTTACAGGGGCCGAAGCCCCACACAACAATTCTTTCGTCAGAAGCGGTCTGTGCAGAAGGCTCTAATCTCGCCTAGCCAGTAGGCATAACACACGCCCTCAGTGCCTCAGTGTGTCCAAGATACAGACCGCTTCTGACGAAAGCCTGCCACCCGGCAGGCTCGCCACCCGACCTTCATCGGGAGTTGCCGTCGCCTGGCTTCGACGGGTTTGAAGACCATTTGCCCAGCGATAAGGAATCGAACCTCAAGTATCAGACCAGTCGTACGCCCGATAAGATACCCGCACCCACTTTCATTATTGGCATGCCTGCCGCAAACTTCCGTTATGACTCGCTGGGCAAATAGCCCTCGTGTTGCTGGCTGTTCGATGGGTAGCTACTCCATCAGGTTGCCGACCTACTCCGTGGCGGGCGGAGCATTTCCCTCGGGGCTTCACCGACCATTGCCGGATTGCCCTTCCTCATTCGAAGTTGGCGGGGCGACTACACGCCCCCGAGGTCACACTCGGTTTACATAGGGCAATTGAAGATTTGACGACCATGTAACCCGCCAACAGTGATGCCACCTATGTTGTTCTTCAACCTCAGAAAGGCGTCAATACAGGCTGTTTATAGTCGCCGGCCGACTTTCATAAGTGGCATCAATGTTGGGACGGCGGGAACCCCTTCCCGCCATCATCACCTGCTCCCGCGTACTCCTTTCATCAAGTTGAAAAATTCGACAGGGTTTTCCCCACCGACAGAAGCATTATAGTGAGCTTTTTTCGGAACGAACACTCACCACTGAATTATCCTACCAAGCGAGCGTGCCCTTCTGGTAGGCTTTGACCTTCGACTCGAAAAAATTTGCCTCTTCAGAGTTGATCGAGGAGAAGCCGTCCACCCAAGCGACCGGATTCCTCACCTCCGGATACAGGGGCTCCATGCCGATCATCGCCATACGGTCGTTCGCCAGGTATTTTATGTAGTCCGAGACGATCTGGTCGGTCAGTCCGAGCACGCCATCTTTGATAATGTACTGGCCCCACGAGGTTTCGAGCGCAACAGCGTCAGCAAACAAGGTTCGGACATCAGCGTAGAACTGCGCGTCGAATAGCTCAGGGCGTTCCACTTGCAGGGTCTTGAACATGCTTACGAACAGCTTCAAATGCGTCCCGCCTTCGTCGCGCTGAATGAAGCGAATCATATCCGCCGTACCGAGCATCTTGCCCCCGCGTGCCAGCGTGTAGAACGCCAGAAAGCCGCTGTAGAAGTAGATGCCCTCCAAAATGATGTTCGCCACCACCGCACGGGCGAAATTGCCGGCGCTGTAGTCTTCGCCAAGAATCTTGCTTTGCCGCATGATGTACTCATTCTTCTTCGCCAGTGCCTCGTCACGGGCGAAGGTCGTGTAGACCTGCCACGGGTCGAGCGCAACCGCCTCGATCAGTGTCGAGTAGGCGTCGACGTGGTTCGCCTCCTCCCACGACTGCCGGCTGATGCACATATTGACCTCCGGCGAGGTGATATGCCGGCTGATGTTATTCATCAAGTTGTTAAACTGGATGCCGTCGAGGTTCGACAGGAAAGCGAGCGCCTTGTCGTACATGGTGCGCTCGGCGTCAGTCAGCTCGTCATATTGCTTAACATCGCGGCTCAGGTCGACTTCCGACTTGAACCATGTGTTTGCCAGCATCACATCGTAAATTTCCCGCGCCCAGGCGTGCTTAAGCGGCGCAACCGCCATGAGGTCACTGCTCGGCCCTTCAATGAGCCGGCGCTTATTAACGTCGAATGCTGATAGATCGTATTCCATTTGGTTTCCCCTGCTGTTGTTGAAAAGACTGCCCGCATTGTCGCGGGGCAGTCTCGGATTGGTTACTGACAAGACTCACACGTTCCGCTCATCATGTCCTCGACGGTGCAGAACTTGGGAGTCGGTTCTTCTTCCGCCTTCCCTTTGACTTGCGGCACCTCTTTGCCGATCTCGGCAGACTGAGTGCGCAGGTAGTAGGTCGTCTTCAGACCGAGCTCCCAGCCACTCATATAGATTTCCGCCAGCTCGGGGCCGGTAATGTCGCCCTTCACGAAGATATTGGTGGACTGCGACTGGTCGATCCATTTCTGCCGGATCGCTGCGGCGCGAACCACCCAGCGCGGGTCAACCTCGAATGCCTCCTTGCACAGGTCAGGGCGCCCGTATTTCAGGGTCGGGTCAATCACGCTGAACGTGCCAGACAGGTTCGTCTTGGTATATTCGCGGGCAAACACAGGCTCAATGCACTGCGTCGTGCCGGCGATCAGCGAGATTGTTGCAGTCGGGGCAATCGCCATCATGTTGCTGTTGCGCATGCCGTCGCGGGCAATCCGAACGCGCAGGGAGTCCCAATCCAGACGGCTATCCTTGTGGCGGGCAGTATCGATCGGCAGAATGCCGCGCGACCACTTCGAGCCCTTAAAGGTTGGATAAACGCCACGCTCGATAGCAAGCTCGCACGACGCCTCAATGGCGTGGTAGGAGAGCTCCTCGAACAGGTGGTCGGCAGCATCCAGGTGATCGGCGCTCTCGAAGTCGACATGGTGCTTGACCAACCACTCCATATAACCCATCACACCCAGGCCGACCGGACGGTGCAGCATGTTGGAGTTCCTTGCTTTCTCGCTCGGATAGAAGTTGATGTCGATCACGTTGTCCAGCATGCGTATGGCGGTACGGATGACTGCGCGCATATGGGTCGCATTCTCGATTCGCGACAGGTTGACCGAGCCGAGGTTGCAGACGGCAGTTTCGTCGTCGTTCGTGTTCAGAGTGATTTCCGTACACAGGTTCGAGCTGTGGATCGTGCCGACATGATCCTGCGGGTTGCGATTGTTGCACTCATCCTTGTAGGTGATCCAGGGATGACCCGTCTCGAACAGGCTGGTCAGGATTTTCTTCCAAACCTCTTTGGCAGGCAGTTGCTTGCGGAACCGGCCCTCGCGCTCCAGCTCGATGTAGCGGCTCTCGAACGCGGCGCCGTACAGCTCATGCAGCTCGGGGAATTCAGACGGCGAGAAGAACGACCACACGCCTTCCTCCTTGACTCGCTTGAAGAACAGGTCGGGCATCCACAGGGCGGGGAAAATGTCGTGCGCACGCCGACGCTCGTCGCCTGAGTTCTTCTTCAGTTCGCAGAAGTCGTACAGATCGGGATGCCAGGGTTCGAGGTATGCGGCGAAGGCGCCATTGCGCTTGCCGCCCTGGTTGACCGCGACGGCGGTGTCGTTGAAGATTTTCAGGTAGGGAACGATGCCCGACGACTTGCCATTGGTGCCATGAATCACATCACCCTGCGGGCGAACGCGGGTCCAGTCGGTGCCAATTCCGCCGGCGTACTTCGACAGGTTCGCGCACTCGTGGATCGTATTGAAAATACCGTCGATACTGTCCTCGACCGTGTTCAGGTAGCACGAGGACATTTGGCTGTGGTTCGTGCCCGAGTTGAACAGCGTAGGGGTGGACGACACGTACTCCAGCTTAGACAGGATCGAATAAAACTCGATTGCGCGTGCCGTAGGGGCATCCTCTTCCAGGGCGAGGCCCATCGCGACACGCATCCAGAAGTGCTGCGGCAGCTCGATAATTCTGGCGTTCACGCCGACCTTCTGCGTCTCGCGAATCAGGTAGCGGTCAGCGAGGGTCTGCATGCCGAGGTAGGTGAAAAGCAGATCGCGTTCAGGGGCGATTGCAGCGTCCAGCGCATCGAAGTTGAAGCGCTCCAGCAGGGCGGGATTCAGACGGTCACGGCTGACCGCATTCTCGACGTAGTCAAGCAGGCTGGGGTACGAGACGCCGCCGCCGGTGACCTCCTTGTAGAGCTTCTGCAGCAGCAGGCGTGCCGCAACGTAGGTGTAGTCCTGAGCGGACTGGCTAATCAGGGACGCGGCAGATTGAATCAGCGCGTCGTGAATGTCGGAGGTCTTGATGCCGCTGAAGAACATCAAATGAGCGGACGTTTCCAGCTCAGATTGGGAAACGTCTAGACCATTACAGGCCCATTGGGTGACAGCATGAATTTTTTCGAGCGACAGCGCTTCCACGCTGCCGTCGCGTTTAACGACTTGCAGTTCCATAAATACCTCTTTGCTTTTGATGAAAGTGACCCGGTCAAACAGTATAGACAAGTCACTGGTTACTTACTATATGAATCCTACCAATCGCCAAATTGGTCGTACTTTTTAGGCTCAGGCTCAGGCTCAGGCTCAGGCTCAGGCTTAGGTTCGAGCTTGACACTGTGACGTCCCGCGTCCCACGCATGCGCCTCGTCGATGATCACCATGCCCGGTCTCATGCTCTCATCGCCTTCAGGAGTGCTGTCGCCTGCTTGAATTGGTCGGTGCGAATCCCCGCCTCGATCGAGGCGATCGCGTCAGCAAGGTGTTCGTTCTTGTCTACCGGAACCATCCTCCCGCCCCGCTCGACCATCAGCCAGTTCGCGTCTGGGTACTTTCCCATCGCCCACTCGATCATTTTATCCTTCGGGGCGGTCTTGCTGCCTGTCGCTGCAAGTTTCGCCTCGCTCGGCTGCACCTGCACGATCGGCAGCGGACATGAAGCCAGCAGGCCCATGCAAACCCCATAGCTCGCCATTGCGCGGGCAGACTGCGAACCAATCGGGACTTCTGCGATAGCGAATGCGGCACCCTCGCAGGCATCGACCATGCCCTCGAACAGCAGACGGGAACGCCGCAGGTCGTCGCTGTTCTTGCGCACCGTCTTGGCGCTCTTCTTGTCGCCCTCAGTCTGAATTAGGCGCAGCTCCTCGATGCGAATGTCGAGCGTGTGGATGTTTACACACGCAATTGCAATGCCTAGATTGGACAGTGCGGGGTCAAGCCCCACTACGCGGACTTCCATTTGTAACTCCTATATTTACTGTTTATTCGGTGAAGTTATTATAGTCACCGCTAACTTACTATTACCAACTTCCGAAAGATTCTGGGTACTGATTGATCTTTGATTCGACGTACGCCCTATTTTCTTCCGCTCGCGCCTCTACCTTGTACCGCTCGACCTGCTCGTCAAAGTTGGCGGCGAGCATCCAGTCCATTTGCGCAGCGAACCCATCCAGCACTCTACGCGCCTGGTCCGCCGGCATTTCCATGAACGCGAACTTGGACGACAAATGCGTCTCGCTCGCCGTGAAGACGATGATCAGCTTGCCGGTCTTACCCAGATAGGCTGACGATGGTCTGAAATTCTCGCCACCAATCAACGGGTGCTTGCGATATTCCCCCTTCCGTGTCTTCATCGTCACAGTGCACGGCTCACTCAACTGAAACGGCGCCAGCGTCTCAGCCCTGCTGAACGCAAAACTTAGCTTCTCAGCGTAGGATTTAAGCAGTTCGGTCATGACAGCGCGCCCGACACGGTGGACACGCCCCCGCTCTTGGTGACGATGGCAACGTTGTCCACCCAGTCACGCAAGTCGGAGTGGCTGATCACCAGCACGGTTCCGCACTCTCTCGCTTTGCGCTCCAGAATCGTCATCAGGCGCTCCAGGCCGGCAGTGTCCAGCGCGTCGTCAATCTCGTCGCCCACGAACAGGCTGATCGGCTTGGTCGCCCTCGATGCCACCAGGTCCTGCAGGGCGAGCGTGGTTGCCAGACGAACCTTGCGCTTCTCTCCGCCCGACATGCCAGCGAAGCTCTCGGCGCCCTTCTCGTTGATCACGTCGATGGCAAACTTCTCTTTCAGGTCGCCCGCTTTGGTGCGGCTCAACGTGCTCCATACGGCGGTAATGTTCCCGTCCGACAGTGCCCCGAGGTATTCCGACGTACGATCGTTCAGGAAGGGCGTCACGGTGTCCAGGACGCGAGCGCGAACCCCTGCAGGCCCGAACGCCTTTACCGCTCCGTCCAAGTCCTCACAGCGCTCCTCACAGGCGGAAATCTTGTCCTGCAGCACCTTGATTCGATCCTTGATCGCCTCGACGGACCGCTCCTTCGACTCGACCAGTGCGGCATAGGGGTTGGGCGTGGTCATAGCCGCCCTCGACGCTTCGGCGCTCTGCGCCACCCGAGTCTTGAGTGCGCCCAGCTCACGCTTTTGCTCTTCGATGCGCTCAATGTTCTGGCGCAGTTCGCGCTGGTTCGTAAGCATCGCTGAAAAGTCGCCCATAGCCCCACTGAAACGCCCCACAGCTTGCGCAGCAGCGTCCAACAGGGTCTTTGCGCCCTTCGCATCGGTCGCGACTTTTCGCAGCGCGTCACGGGCCTCTATCACTTTGCCCTCTGCGATCTCCTTGGCGCCCTCGATGTCATGCTCGTGGTACGGCTTCCCACATTCCCCGCAGGGCTTGCCGACCTTTTCGTTGATATTCGCAATGTCCGACTCGGCATAGGCGAGAATGCGCTTCGCGGCATCAACCTGCATCATCTTCGAGGCGAACGTACGGTCGGCAGCATGCTCTTCCTTCTGCAGCCGCAGCAGCTCCGCATCCTGCGCATCCCGCTCTTCCAGCTTCTTATCGGTGAGCGCCAGGTGTTCGCGCAAAAGACCCTCGTCGGCGGCAACAAGCGCATCGATGAGCGCCTTCGCATCCCTCGCCAATATCTTCGCCGTCCCTTTGTGCTCGCCCGCCTTGATTGTCCGCTCCGCCTCGAAGGTGGTGAATTTCGCCTCCGCCTCTGCAAGCGACTCGCTGTCGGCAGTCAGGAGTGCGTTTTCACGCACGACCGAGTCCGTTAGCGCATCCAGGTTGGCGCGTTCCCGACTCGTCATCTGGCGGGCAATCTCGTACGCCTTCGACAGACGCTCGACGCCCGCAGCCTCCTCGATCAGCAACTTGAGGAATTTATCGGTCATTCCCGGCAGATCGGGCATCGACTCCTGACCGGCATAGACCGACGAGCGGAACACGCCTTCAGAGCTGCCGATGATGGTGTTGACGACTTCCTGCGTCTCGCGGTCGGTTCCCTTGCTCAAGTCGGTCGACGAGCCAGGGCGACCCTTGTAGACCAGCAAGGCGTTCTTGTCGGTCTTATCCTTGCGGAAGCGCATGATCCTATATTCGTCGTCGCCATCCTCAATAAGGACCGACACCATGCAGTTCTTCTTGGCGATCTTGTTGACCACTGCATCGCCCGTGATACCGCGTGCCGTCGTCCCGTACAGCACCCAGCACAGGGCATCGGGGATGGAACTCTTGCCCGCCCCGTTCGACTTCGCGCTGGGGTCGTCCAGGTTCTCACCCTGAATAAGACACAAGCCCTTATCCGACAGGGACAGGGAGGCTTCAGAAATGGTCAGAAAGTTTTTAATATCGATCCGTGTGATTTTCATACCGCTTCGACCCTCGAAAGAATGTCCGTGCAAATCGACTGCACGACGGCGGGGCGCACCATGCCCTGCTCTTTAATGTATTCACCAATTGAAGATTCTACGGAGACCGTCTTGGCGGTCGCAGTGGATCTTTCGTCGGTCGGCTTCTTGATTGGGTGAATCACCACGCCCTTCGCCCCGCACTTCATCAGCCACTCGCGCAGCTCTTCGACTTCGGAGTTCCTTGCCGCCTCGATCTTGGCGCGCACGTAGTTGCCGTCGACAATGAGCGGCACTTCTTCGGGGTCGGTGTCGGCGTAAATCTCGACGAACGATGGGGCGTGGCTCGAATGCCACTTCACCTCGTCGTCTGTCACGACCAGAAAGCCCGCCTTCGTGCCGACATCGGACCAAGTCAGGTGCGTGAGCGCGCCGACACTGTAGACGCCATTCTCGAATGACTTGTGGTTGTGGTAGTGGCCCGAGAACACCCGCTTGAACCCAAGGGACGCCAAGTATTCGGGCGTCAATCCGTGGTCGGGCAGTCCGATAATCACCCCGTCGACCGGCGCATGCAGAATCAGGTCGCAGCCCTTACGGTCGGCAGGGTCGATCGCCTCGATGTGCCCCCTGAGAACGCTCAAGTCCTGGTGCCAGGGGGTCATCGCCACGTAGTCGGACATCATCATGCCGGCGGCTACCGTATTGACGACCTCGCAGCCCACCCCTTCGAGCGCAGTCACAGCGCTCGACACCCGTGCGGCATCCCTGCCTTCGAGGTCGTGGTTACCGGCGAGGATGACTACCCTGAAGCCGTCCTTGATCAGGTCGCGGTAGCAGTCCAGCGTCGGATTCAGCACGGACGGCGCAATGCTGCCCCGCACATGGAACAGGTCGCCGGCGTGATAAATGGTGTTCCCGCCCGCCTTTTTGACCTCTTTGGCGCAACGCTTCGTCTCATCGAGGATGATCTGCAGGCGCGTGTTAATGCCATGCTCATTCACGGTCGCGAAGGCTGACCAGTTATGCACATGGGTATCACTAATAATTCCATACGGTGCCCGACTCACTGTGCTCTCCCATTGTCCTGTCCTATTTTAGCTATTTGTCACTCGTGACTTATGCTGTTTGTAAAAAATATGCTCGCCAATCACAGCGACCTTCTTCAACTCTTGGCTCCACCTGGGCTGGACCGACTTCGCGTGATAGTGCGTGGCGCCGCCGGTAAAGTCCTTAACTCGCCCATTCAGGTGTGTCTGCGCGATCTGAATGGCGATCTTCAGCGACCTTTCGTCGTACTTATGCGGCAGGTCGATGAAGTAGGCGCCGCCGAGCTTTGTCACCCTTCCGTTCGCCCATGAAAACTGTTTCCGCTTAAAGACGACCTCACAAACCTTACTGGGGTCGCGCTTGGCGCGGTTCATAGTGACGAGCGCGACCGCGTGCCGGCCCATTATGGACTCGCCCCTTGCCTCGTGGTAAATGTTGAGGCTAAGACACATCATGGCTGAAGCTATGATCATGTTTTCCCTTTCTCTATTGCGACGACAGGGGCATTTTGACCGACCAAGCTCGGAACGTAATCGGCTATTGACCGTCGACCTTGCGGCGATCCGAACGCTTGAACTCGTCGCGGCGAAGCTTAAGCGCCTGCTCCACAGACAGTTCCGTCATACAAATGACCGAGACCAGCTTGTCATCATTGATGATGCTCGGCCCATACAGCCTCTTGAGTCGCGCCCGAAGCCTATCCGCCGCGTCTTCAGGGTTCATCTTCTGGCTGTGGTTCATGTGCGCGTACTTCTCCAGCATTTCGCCCAGCGTGCCACTCCTGACCCAATCGACCAGCCCAATGCCAACCGCCTTGTTTGTCCCGGTGTTGTATAGCGACACGGTGCGCCCAGGCATGACCCGGTCTACCCATGTGGTGCCGGCCCTGAACGTGGTAAACGTGCCAAAAAGACCCTCGATGGGAGGCTGAAATGTCAGCACGGGCTCATAATGTTGACATCCATGTATCTTTAGACATGCCCCCGTTTCCTGTTCGGTGTGCTCGATAAATTCCCAAATCATGCAAGAGCCATTAAGCCGTCTGCCGCAGTGATTACAAATAGTGTCGATGGTCCTTCCTGTCTTGTCGTCCTTGTTTGTTGTGAAATAACGTTTTCCGTCGTCTGGACAGATAAACGAGCGCACCTTGCGCATGTTGGTGTCAAATGGCTGCACGATCACCCCCTGTTTTAAACACTTTAATGACAGTATAGTGACCGCACAGCGTAGGACTGTGCGCTAAATTACACTTTGACCAACATTGCCTTTAATTCTTCGTACAGCGACTCGTCCTTAATTTTCTCAAGCAAAGCCTTCTTGAAGTACATTTTGCCGTCAGTCCACTTCACACGGGGGCCGGTCGACTCGATCAGCTTCTCGTCGATCAGGTGGTCCAGCAGCGACTCGGAAATATCGACGTAACCCGTGCCGTCTTCGCGAAAGCGGAAGTACCACTTCGCGGTCTGGAACGGACGACCGACCTTGTTTTTGATGCAGCGGGCAACCACTTCCTGACCCGTCATTTCCCGGTCTTCGCCGGAGCCTTCGGTCAGACGCTTGGCGCCCAACTGAATGCGAACGGAGGCGTAAAAGCGCGGAGCTTCGCCACCAGGCGTCGTCGTCGGGTCGCCATACATGACACCCGGCTTGATTCGCATCTGATTGAGGACAAGAATCAGCATCCCGTATTCTTCTGCGATCTGCGCCAGGGTCGGGAATACCGAACTGGTTGCCTTCGCCAGGGCGAGCGAGTCGTTCATGCCCTGCTCATCAACGTCCTTCGCCTGCTTCGACTTGGGGATCATCGCAGCCAGCGAGTCGAACACAACCACGATCGGCGCATCCTTGTCGATGTACTTGCCGGATCGTACCGTGCGCCCCATCTTCAGCGCCAGCATCACCGACTCCTCGAAGGTCTTCGGTGTCTTGAATACCCACTTATTCGGGTCGTCGTCCAGACCGAGACGCTTGGCGATATCCAAACCAAAACTGCGCTCGTGGTCGTTGAACATGGCGATGCCACCCGCCCTCTGGGCCGCGATCATGCAGGCGGTCGCAATCGCGGTTTTACCTGCGGACGAAGGCCCGAATATCTCCACGATGCGCCCCACCGGCATGCCGCCATCATAGCGACCACTGATCGCCTGATTGAGCATCGGAATACCCGTATCGAGCCAGGAGTTTACTTCCTGATGCTCGTCATTTTTGCCAATCTCCGTTTCCAGAGCGGCAGCTAACCCTACCAAGCCACTTGAGGCCATACTTATTCCTTTACAAAGGGTTTTGTGAAAGTGTGGAAGTCCCGCAGCAGACTATGAAATTGCAAGTCCTCGCAGAACCGTTTAAAACCTGCTTCGTCAAAATCGCCACGCACGACTGTTACCTTATCGGGCTCGGGTTTTTTCACGTCGAGCAGATTCATCAGACGCATGTTTCGCCTAAATGCCTCTCGTGCTTCGGGCATCGCCAGCTTGACGTGCGCCGCCTTCTTCGGGACAAACTCGCCTGAGTCCACCATCCGAAAGAAGTTGTCGACGCTCCCGAATTCCGCAAGAAACACCGGAGCGCTCTTTTCGCCTATCCCGCGAAACGCGGTCGGCGGGATACAGTCAGAGGTGTCGCCCGCAAGCGCCTTGCCCTGCAGAAACGCCTCCTGTGTCAGGAAGCCGGTCTTGTCGGTGAACGCGTTGAACGTCACCCACTTCCCATCTTGTCTGGGGTCGTACCAGCTCACGTTGCGCTGTATTAGCTGCAGCCAGTCTTGATCGCCCGTGACCAGCACAATTTCGTTGTCTGGCTTCGCCCCAAGCGTCTTGACGAAGTAGCCGGCAAGGTCATCTGCCTCCTGGTTCGAGACGACTACCTGCTTAACGCCAACCAGCTTGAGCATCTTCCCGATGAGCGGGCGCTGCTCCCGGTAAGCCTCGCGCATGGCGACCTTCTTGGGGTCATCCTCACGCTTGCCCTTATATTCAGGCAGCAGGTCGTAGCGCCATTGCGCTTTGCCGTCCCACATCACCAGAATGTCTGCACCGGGAAATGCCTGGCGCAGATTGCGGATTTGCTTGGTCATCCCAAACACCGCCTGGATTTGTTTGCCGCCCACAGTAAGCGGGTTCATGTTGTGATTGGCGTAGCCCAAGCTATTTCCGTCGATTAAGAGTGTCTTTCCCATAGAAGTCGTCCAGACGAAAAGGGCCACCCCGAAGGGTGGCCCAATCAAGTCGGGCTTTTAGCCCTCCAGTCCAGCCAGCAGGCCGTCCAGCTCGTCGTCGGCGACAGCAACTTCGCCGATGGGAGAGGACGCGGCGACAGGGGCGTCGTCGGGCAGGTCGTCGTCCAGCAGCTCAGCCGTACGGGCGGAGTAAGCGGTGGCCGGCTTGTCAGCGGGGGTGCCCGCACCAGCGGCTGCCGGCAGCAGACCAGACACTACGTTCACCGCCAGCAGGGCACGACGCATGCTTTCTTCACCTTCCTCGCGGACGTAGTCATCGAGGTTGTTCAGGTTCTTCAGCACAGCGGGAGCCACTGCGGTCTGCTTGGCGGCAGGTTGGGCGGTGTACTCGACGTTGATGCCCGAGCCGGTGCGGTTGACCACGATGTCGCGACCTTCCACGATATCGAGCACGTTACCCCACTCGTCCATCAGGTCGAGAATCTGCTGAAACACGCCGACCGGCAGTTCGAGGATGACGGGCTTGTTCGGCTCGTCGCTCTCGGGCAGCAGCGCGTTCACCAGAACACGACCACGAGCCTTCGCCTCGCTCAGCTTCTTCAATACGGCGTCGTCGGTAGACGACTGGAACGAGCGTTCAATGCCTTCGCAGACCGGGCAGGGCTTCCCGTAGGTCTTTTCAGCACAGGTGAAGACCGCCTTGATTTGACCGTCCAGGCCCTTGATGAAGTGCTGACCGTAGTCGTGCCAGAAGGTCTCGTCGTCCTTGCGCCAGCCGGGGAGAACGCGCACGCGGTTCTTACCGTCCTTCATCTTGGCGGTCTTCTCCTTGCGGTTCGACTTCGCAGCCAGCTCGGAGCGCTTGCCCTTGACCAAGTCCATCAGTTTTTTGCTTTCCATCTTTTTACCTTTCAGTTCGGGTTTTAAGTGCCTTTTCGTCTTTCGACTTTTCAGCGTTATGGGTAAGCTACCCATGACTACATTATAGTCACGGCTTACTTACATTGCATGTAAAAAGACAGGATATTCAGCCCTGCCCCTTCGCAATTTCAAGTGCGCGGTTCTTGGAAGATTCCAGCGCGGTTTCCTTGCCCTCGACCGCCATCGTACGAATATCGCCACGACGCTCTTCGCGCAGGTCGGCACCGATCGAGCGCAGGAATTCTCCGCGCTGCAAAAAGGCACGCTTGTTCACGTCCTGCATGGACATGATCAGTTTTGCCTGGGCCAGTTGATCGTTCAGCTTGAGCCAGCGCGAGTCGCCCTTGATTGCAGCATCGACCATCGCTTCGGACGGCTTGCCCTTCTCCGCCGAGAGGCGCTCACGATGCTGCGCGTACAGAATCGCTTCGAGCTTCGCCATGCGTGTCTTGAGCTGGTCATACTGAAACTCGGCTTTTGCCGCCATGTTCCCGTAATGGGCAAACATCGCGGCGTTAGTCATCATCGCGCCAGTAACATCGTTGGCGTTGATGGCGATTTCCTCCCGGAACTTATCTTCATCCGGCATAAATTTCAAGGTTGCAAGTGAACTCATTACTAACTTACCTCATGTTGGAGACTGCATTATAGGGATTCTTTTTCGGAATGATCACAAAACCATACTGGCAACTTTGTCGAACACCAAATTCAGGACGCTCTGCTTCCCCGAGTCAAAAGCGATTTGCGCAGGGTTCAACCCGCAGACCAGCGTGGCATCGAGCTTGGGCAGGTAAATCGTCTTGCCGATGTGCTCGTTCGCCCCGCCCTTGATGGTCGGTTCGAGATACCTGAGTGCGGCGGCGCCAAGCACGACAATCACCGGAGGCTTCAGTAGTTCAATTTCACGCTGCAGAAAGCCACTACAGGCGTTGATCTGCGCGTTCGACAGAAACTTGTCATCCTTCTTCGCCTTAACCAGCGTCGTGTAGTAGCCGTCGTTGACCGTGAGCCCAGCCTGCTTGATCGCAGCTTTGAGGAAGTCGGAGCCATCACCCTTCATCATCGCGCCCGCCTTCTCCTCCGTCCAGTTCGGACAGTCCATCACCACCATGAACTTTGGCGTCGAACCGAGCGCCGGCGTCGGGTGCGACTTGTCCTTCAGGTCGCAACCCTCGCATGCCTTTGTCTCGTTGAGTAGGTGGATCAGCTTCGCCTTCAGAAACTTGTCCTTGCCTGGGATTGCACGCTCCACCTTCATCGCGTCGATGATCAGACCTGGCATCAACTCCATCTGATCCTTCATGCGCTCGGCATGCTTTGCCGGCGTGGCGCCCTCGGTTACGCTGGCAAATACACCGACACGCTCCATAGCTTCTTGATGCCTTTTATTGCACTTTGTCTTATTTACCAGCGCCAAAAACTCCTCTTTGGTCTTGAACCATTCGCCGTCAGCCTTCGAGCGCGCATCCAGGATGACCTTGACCGTGTTGTCGGACACCCCCTTGATCGCCTGGAAGGGCGCCAGCACGGTCTTCTCGTCGCGCACCTCGAAGCGTCCACTGGAGCGGTTGATGTCAGGTGGATAGACCTCGATGCCGTTCTCCCGCGCATCCCGCACCAGCCCGTACAATTTGTCCTCGCTGTTGTTGCCGGTCGACGCCGCTGTCGTCATGGACGCTGCAAAAAACTCCTGCGGGAAGTAGACCTTCACCCACATCGTCCAGACCGAAATGATGGAATACTCGACCGAGTGCGATTTGTTGAACGAGTAGGCGGCGAAGTTCATGATCGCTTCCCACAATTCGGTCGCCTGGTGCAGGGGCAAGCCCGACAGGTTGACGGCGCCATTGGTGAACTTCTCGCCCATCGATGCCATCTTCTCCGCGTCCTTCTTACCGATCGCTTTCCGCAGGTTGTCCGCTTCTGCCAGCGTGAACCCGCATAGGTCGCGTGCTACCTGCATCACCTGTTCCTGGTACACGATGACCCCGTAGGTTTCCTTCAGGGCGGTTTCGACGGCGGGGTGGATGTAAGACACGTCCCTGACCCCCTGCTTGATCGCCACGAAGTCGTCGAGCAGGCCCGAGTCGAGCGGACCCGGACGGTACAGCGCGGTGGCGGCGGTAATGTCGTCGAACGTCAGTTGACCGCCCAGCGCCAAGTCCTTCAACAGCTTCTTCATGCCAGGGGAATCGAACTGGAACACTCCGGTCGTGTTGCCGCGCCCGAACTCTTCCATGATCGCCTTGTCGTCCAGCGGCAGACGAATGTAATCGACCACCTGTTCGTGACGCTCGAAGATCATCTGCTTCGCCAGCTCCAGCGTGTCGAGCGTGGACAGACCCAGAATATCCATCTTGATCAACCCCCAGTCCTCGACCGAGCGCTTATCCCAGTTGACCACGTCGCCGCCGGTACGGGATTCGACCACTGCACGATTGACGATGGGCTCGCCCGCCACCACGATGCCCGCTGCATGTTGCCCGAACGAGCGCATGGCGCCCTCCAGACGGGTCGCGTGCTCCCATAGCATGGGGTTCTCGCCCTTGAATTTGTCGATATCGGGCACCGCGTTGGCGGCTTCGTCCAGCGTGAAGCTGCGCCCGTGCTCTTTCGGCACCAGCTTAGTGCAGGACAACTCATGCTGCTCCCGCCCGAACACCCGGCCTGAGTCGCGCAGTGCGGAGGCGGACGCGAGGGTGGCGTAGTTCGAGATACCAGCGACACGGTCCGCCCCGTACTTCTCGCGCAGGTATTCCACGACGAGGTGACGCTTGGTAGACATGAAGTCGAGGTCGGCGTCGGGCAAGTCCTGACGTTCGGGATTGATAAAGCGCTCGAAGAACAGGTTGAATCGAATCGGGTCAACGTCCGTAATGCCCAGCAGGTAGGCGACTAGGCTGCCCCCGACCGAACCTCGACCGGGGCCGACGATGATGTCGTTTTGCTTTGCCCACATCACCAAGTCCTGCACCAGCAAAAAGTAATTGCTGAAGCCCATCGACTTCAGAATTTCCAGCTCGTACACCAGGCGCGCCTTGTAGCGATCCAACTCCGCCCCTTCAGGCTTGTGGCCCAGCACCGGCTCGGAGAACCGACGTGCCCAGCCCTGCTTGACCTGGCGCATCAGCTCACCGAACTCGTTTTCAGCCATCACCGGCAGACAGGGCGCCTGCTTCTTGAATTCGTACTCGCACAGTGAAGCAAGGCTCTCAACACCTTCGAGCGCGCTCTTCCAGTGCCTACCGAAGTTCTCCCCGTAGCGCCGGCTCATGCGCCCCGCCGCCCCCAATGCCCGCCTTGCGAGCTCGTTGGGTGCCTTGATCGAGAAATCCCTAACGTACTGAATTGAGCGCCAGCCGGCATCCATCTGCGTGTTACTAGTGATCGCAGCCAGCACCTCCATCGTTTCAGCGTGGGCGTCGTCCAGATATGCGGACGGGTAGGTCGCGACCAGCGACGAACCCCACTGTTCCGCAGCCCTGCAGGCGAACGCGTTCAGCTTGTCAAACAGCGGCGTGTTGATAGGTACAAGCTCGACAAACAGGCGATCAGTGAGCTCGCACTGCAGGCGCAGCATGATTTCGTCGCGGTTCTCCAGATGCCAGAGCGTCTGAATATCGCCGGTAGTTATCACACAGTCTTCGAGCTGCACCACGTCTTCCAGACCCACTCGGGCGTGGTAGTAGAAGTATTCCTCGCTGTTCGCCTTCGACAGCAGCGCCATAATGTTCCTGATGCCGTTATCATTGATTGGGAACGCCTTCAGGTAGTACATCGGGTTCGGCTTTTCGACCTCACCCGAGCTCTTCGGCGGCTTGCGATAGGTGGGATCAGCGACCACACGGATGCGCACCCCGACGATGGGGCGCAGCCCCTCCTTCTTGGCGGCATTCGTGAAGTCCACCATGCTCGAAATCGTCATGGTGTCCACCAGGGCGACGGACTCGTAGTCCTCTTCCTTCGCCCGCTTGGTGAGCTGCTTGACCTGCAGCATGGACTCCCCGAGTGAGAAGTCGGACCTCACATTCATATGGTGTCGTAAATTCATCAGATTCCTTTCTTTATAATTCGGTACGCAGTGGCGAGCGACACGCCCTTAATCTTTGCAAGCTCTTTTGCACTCACTGCGCTTCCAGCGTGAACAAAGGTGACGTTGTAGTCGCCTCGATTGCGCGACTGCTGCTCTGCCGTTGCCCATCTACAGTTTTCCGGGAAATATCCCTTTGCGTTGTCCCTTCTGTCGATAGTCATTCCATCTGGACGCTCGCCCATATCGTCGAGAAAGTTCTCGAACGATCCGACCCATCTGTCGCAAACTTCGACCCCCACCTTGCCGTAGGTCTGGTATGCAGGGTAGGACTCATCTGTGCATCGCCTGACCATGCTGTGCCACGAATTCCATGTTGGAGTCCTCGACATTCCATGCTTTTTCGCCCGAGCGGATAACAGCCCTTTCGCAAGACAGCCGCAAGACTGTGACTTTCCGGCCCTAAGCACGTCAGATCGAACATTTACTTCGCCACCGCACGAGCACGCGCATCGCCATACCGCAGCGCGAGTCTTGTCGTCCGTGCCAATGCGCGATACGACGGTCAGCCGCCCAAACGTGTGGCCCTCAAGGTCTATCGTTGGTCTTGGCATAAGTTCATGTGATGCTTCAGGTTCATATCATTCCTCGTTGTGTTCGGTAAGGACGAATCGTCCGCCCCGCTCCTCGATCACTCCGATTGAGGTCAGAATGGCGACCGTCTTCGTGACGTGCGGGAAGGCAGTTGTCTCGCCCCACTGCAATTTCGTCATGAGCAATTCTTTCAATTCTTTCTTGGAAAAGCCCCCGGCTAATAGCGCGTCGTACGCGACCTCCAGCCAGTTCGGCGCGGCGTCCCGAAACGGGTTCATGCCCTTCTTCGGCGCCTCCTGCATTGCCTCCAACTTCCCGTTGCGAATCAGCGTGTCGAGCACCCTCGCCGCCTTTTTAGGCAGACCTTCGCAGATCACCTGCTGCTCTTCCGACAGAACGTACTTCACCTTGCGCGCCGGCGTCTTGCGTTCGACCAGCGGAGACTGCTGCTCGGCGGGCGGGGGCTCGGGCATCTCCCCCGCTTTAATCGCCCCGTTACGGTACTCTAGAGCGAAGTCAGAAGCATCCACCTGAGCTCCGACAAGGGTCAGGGTCTCCCGCACCGCTTCACCGCATGCAACGAAGTTTGCGCACCGCCCACAGGTGGGCGAGCCATGCTGGAATACCGACAGTGCCCCGTAGCAGCCACGCAAATAAGGTATGGGCGCAGCGGTCACATTGCCTCCAGTTCGGAGGCGACCCCGCTGAGGTTCCGGCGGACTTTTCTTGTCAGAGTCTTGATCTGCCTGTCAGTGAGGTTGTGGCCGCTGGTCAAGGCTCGGACCACGAAGTCGATGCGCAGCACGCTCTGGAACATGGGCCTGATGCCGTCTTTGGTTTGCGTCATGACCATATTCGTCCTGCCCCGCTCTTCGGCGAGCCGCCCCATGAGCTCGACGCTCGGGCCCACCATCGCCTCCAGAACCCGCTTCGACAGTCCGTCCAGACGGTTGACCGCGTAGCTGATCGCCTGCTTCTGCCAGAGCACTTCGTCGGGGCGGTAGCCATCGGTGTCAGCGCTAAGAATTCCATCGCCAAATTCATCGTCGTCGCCTGCCGTCATCATGCTGTTCAGGGACATCGCCTCGATGGGCTTGCGCTTGTGAAACGCCTCCATCGTTCTCGCAAAGTTGCGCCAAAAGGCGGTGACGAAGTAGGTCGAAAACCGGAAACCCATCGTCGGATCGAACGCTGCGACCGCCTTTAGGTACGACTCGGACGCCTCCTGAAACACGTCGTCGTAGTCCATGCCGACGTGACCCGCTGCCTCCAGCTTGCGATGCGCCTTGTACGCCAGACTGTGTATCAGCCTAACGTTGCACTCGTAACTGGTCTTGTCCTCGACCCCGTTGAACTCCTGATTGATAGCGAACTCAGCCATGACTTACTCCCCAAAAACACGTTGCATCAGGCCGTCCACCACCTCGCGGTCGATCTTCGACAACTTATTGGCAAACGACAGGTTCAGTCCGGCCACCCACGACCCCTTCTTGATACCCAGGCGCGAAGCCGTGATCAGGGTACGCGGCGAAATCGTCGAGGACAGCTTGCCCCCGTCGAATGCCTCGCGCACCAGAGAAGCGAAAGAGACAAAACGCTCAGCGTCCTCCTTCATTAGTCCCGACTGGTTGATCAGAATTTGCATCTCTTGGCGCTTGGGCATGTAGGTCATCTGGATCACGACGCCGAAGCGGTCATAGTTCGCCGCGTTCTGAATGTTCGTGCCCTGATACAGGCCCGTCTCGTCACCGGAGCCGTTGGTGTTACCCGTCGCGACGAAGCGGAACTGCGGGTGAGGCTTAATTACGCGGTTCGCTGCGTCTGCCTCCTTAATCACCAATGACTTACCCTCCAGCACCGCCTGATAGACCGAGGTGACGTTCGGCAGCGCGAAGTCGTATTCGTCAGCCATGTAGAGCCAACCGTTGCGCATCGCCAGCGCCAGCGGACCTGGCTCGAAGACCGTGTGGCCGTCCTTCACTGTCCACTGGCCGACGATGTGACTCTCTTCGGTGTTGATTGTGTGCTGGATGCGCATCATCGGGCGACCCGTGCGAGCCGCGATCTGCTCGACCAGGGTGGACTTGCCCGTGCCCATGTGGCCCCAAATGTAGGTCGGAATGTTGTCTTCCAGCCCGAGTAGAACGTTTTTCAGCGAGTCAAGGTCGTAAACATAGCCATTGTCGATTTCTGGAACCAAGTCGGGGTCGCCACCGTGAATCTTGCTGATCGGGATGGGCTTGCCCGAAGCGGACAGCGTGGACTTGGTGGAGCCGAGCTCGAACAGCTCGTGCATTGCAACCTTCTCGATGCCGTCAGTGCTGCGCATCGGAATCACCGCAGCGGTAGCCATCTCGATCCTCCTGGCGGAGCGCCCCTCCTCCAGCTTGCGCTTTGCCAGGTCGGACATCACCGGGGCGCCCGGGTAAGCGTTCGTGTAGTCCTGCATGGTAGTCTCGCCGTGTACGCCATCGCGCAGGTGAATTTGAATGCTATGCACCCGAGCTCCGCAAATTTCACAGGCGATCTTGTCATCAGACTCGGTTTTGGACGCGACAGCAGCAGTCGTTTCACTCATTTTCTCTCCTCTCGATTTCCCAATATTTGTAATCTTACAGTTCGCGTCTCGGAACTGCAACAATCACCGCTGACTTATTGCATACTGCCCAGCAGCATGCCTTTCAACTGGCGCATCACCTCACCTGGCAGCTCCTCTATCTTGCGGATCACGATGCTCTTACTGTAGAACCGCGTGACCGCCGCGCTGTCGATGCCAAGCCCGATCAGGTTGATGCCTGCTGCCTCGATTTTCTTCGTCGTTCGCAGGAGGTGACTGTACTGCTCGGCGGACTCCCCACACGCTGCGGGTTCCCCGTCAGACAGCACGATCATTATCTTGCCCTTCTCTCGGCGCTGCATCAAACGCATCGCGGCAATTTCAATCGACTCGCCATCAATGTTATTACGGAAGCACCCCGCCGCCGGTAGGACAGCAAAGCGCTGCTTGACGGTGGAATTCATGCGCTCGTCGAAGCCCTTAATCACCGGCATATAGATCGGCTCAAACCGCGAATACTGCTTGCCGGTTGCGCTCAGCGGGTCTTCCTGCACCTCTTCGTCGCTCGGCCCTGCTGCTCCGCGTCCATAGATGGAAAGCGTGGTGAACCCGATCACCTCGTTGGCGATCCCCATGCGATCCAGCACGGTAGACAGCGCGTACGCAGCCTGGGTCGCAAGCTCGATCGGCACCCCGTCCATTGAGCCCGAGCAATCCACCACCAGCTCGACCGCCGCATCCTTGCCCCTGTGCTCCTGGCGTCGCCTGAAGATACGATCGTCGCCCGTCGCAAGACGGGCAAGGCTAGCCCCGTTGATTCTGCCCCTGCGCAGCCCACCCTGCCATACTTTCATTGAGCGCGCCGCGATGGCACGCTCAAGGTCTTTCTGCAGCGGCCCCGCCATGTGTAGCGTCTTGTCCTCCAGACGCGACAGGAGAAAATCCGAGAACCCCCTCGTCGGCAGCGGCTCGATCTTATCGAAATCCTTCGTGTAAACGAGGTAGTCAGACGACTCCGCTGCCTTCACCGAAACTTTAGACAGGACTTCCGCCACAGCACTGTCGAAATCGTCACTGAGCATCCCTTCGATGCCTGTCAGGCTGACGCCGGACTCCTCCGATTCCTCTTCGGAGGCGTTCTCGGGACTATCGTCGGCGCCCGCCCCTCTCTCGCCAGGCGGCTCTTCGCCCTCGTCGCCCTCGTCGCCCTCGCCCTCATCCTTATCTTCACCTTCGTCTTCGTCTTCATTTTTTGCGCCGGAGCCGTCTGAGCTCTCCCCGTCACCTTTGTCTTCGCTCTGCTCGTCGTCCGGCTTCTCATCGGGCTCCTCGATCTCATCCTTTTTCTCGGGCTTTTCGGGCTTTTCCTTGCCTTCCTTGCTGGGTGATTCGGGGGCAGGTGACTCTTCGAGCGCCCTGTTGATCTTGTGCGCCAGCGCAAGGGTGTCGGCAGTGCTGTTGCATTTTGCAATGTCACCTATCAGCGATCCGAGACGCTTGACTACCGGCTCCAGAATCCCCAGCTTGTCACGCATGAACTCGGCGTGAATCTCCTGTCCCGACCATGCGCGGATCGCCGGAACCATGAGAATGCCGATCATTCTCTTGACATCGCCCTCCGCAGTCGCCTTCGCAAGTTCCGGCTTGGCGAAGTGGTTCAGGTAGAAGCCGCTGGTGGAAGTCAGGTTCATGCCTGAGCCGCGAAACTTCTTCATCATCTGCCGCTCGATAAACGTGTCCTCAAGGACGTTGTGCAGGTTCCCGACGCCCTCCTCGATGCCCTTCGCCAGCAGCTCAAAGTCGCTGAATAGGATGTGCCCGACCTCGTGGTCAAGAAAGCCCTGAATCGCGTTGATCAAATCCTCGCTGGCGTTGTCGGGGATGTACGGCAAATTCACGCGCTTGGGCTGGCCCGCCAGCGTGTACTCAACGTAAGCGCGAGTGCCACGCTGTGTCACCTCGACCTTCTTGCCAGCAAGCAGCTTGGTCAGGCGTGTGACAGCTTCGCGCAGGATGTAGACACGTTCGTTCATTACTTCCCCTATAAGTTACCGATGACTCAATAGTATAGTCGTCGCGTTGGACTCGACACCCTCCCCGCTTGGCTTTTTCGCTGGGTCGGGCTGTTTACTGCAACAGGGTGAATTCTGACAGTGGGTTTTCGGCAGCGCACAGGAATAAAAAAGCCCCGCGCAATGGCGGGGCTTCTTGGTGGCTTATGCCCCGTGACTACATCATGACGCCGTAACGATTGCGCACTGTCCACAAATGGTATTGACCATCGTCAATCCGCCCATACTAGGGTGGACAACGTCATGGATGATTGCGCTGCCGAGGTCACTCGACCTTGTTATCTTCGACTGCGCCAGAATGTCCACAAATTCCTCAAATCCAACTTCTTTGGTGGTGCTGTTTATCATTTAGCTCTCGCTTCCGCCCGTAACTTAAAATCAAGCTGAATCAGCCGATTGATCAGGGCGCCTGCTCCGCACCCATTTGGTCAATCGCGTCGTCTTGTGCGTCATTATAGCGATAAATTCTCTTTTGCATACAGCCACTTAGCGTTCGCTTTTCAACTCTATTGTTGAAAGTTCCACATCTCAACTTTTCGCCTCCTTCGTCGAATTTTCCACACTGCAGCTATTCCTTCGGATTCGTCACAGGTTCCAACATGCGCTAGTCAACAGTGACTTTCTTATACTATACTGTAAATATGGTGGTCGTGACTTAGCGGCGTAACCATGAGAAGCAGAGAGAGAGCAGGTACATTCAAAAGTACAGGAGGTCTTATGGAACAAGCTGCAAAGGTCGTTAAAGAAAAGAAAACCCGCAAGTCCGTCACTACCGTTGCTGATTACATTGGCGCGCAACTCGCGCATCTTCCGCCTGGCGTTACCCAGAAGGATGTTGCCAATGCGATAGGCTACGAGAAACCGAACATTCTTGTGATGATCAAGCGTGGCGGTACAAAACTCCCCATCGGCAAAGCGCCAGCGCTTGCGAAGGCAATTCATGTCGATCCGGTGCATCTGACCAGGCTGGCACTGAGTGAGTACATGCCTGAGCTTCACGATATACTTGAGTCTGTCATGGGCGCAGCAGTGTCAGAGAATGAGCGCCAGCTTTTGAAGCTGTGGCGCGAGGCGACTCTCGAAACCGATCCTACGATCGTGCTCGACGAGCATCGACAAGCTCTCAAGACTATCGCGGCGGACGTGTCGAAAATCGAGCGTGACTCCCTCGTACATGCGCGGGACGACATGCGCAAAAAGCAAAAGGATGGAAAGCCGATCGTTCGCAAGCTCGACTCCTGATCGAAATCAAACCCCAACAAGGGCGCCAATCGGCGCCCTTTCTTTTGGCCGCTCCCTTACAAAACAACAACTTAACTTGATATCATTCCATATCATGCGATGCCACATCATGCGGCTCTATCTCATGCGATGTCATGCAACTCCATGTGATGCCATGCGGCTCAATTCGATGTTGGATGAGATGGAATTGGGTGGGGTTGAATTGCATGGCTTTGAATCATGCAACTCGATATGCTATGGTGCGATTCAACCCCACCCAATTCCGTGTCATTCAACATCGGATCGCATTGGGTAGGGTCGAATTGGACCGAATGGCATCAAATTGAATTGAGTGATGCAATTCGACTCGACATGGAATAGAATCAAATCGAGTGGTGCAATGCCATTCAATTCAATATGGGGAAATGAAATGATCATCCTAGTGGGCACCGAGAAGGGCGGCACGGGTAAGACAACGCTCGCCGTGAACCTGGCAGCAATGCGCGCATCAAAGGGCAAGGACGTACTGTTGGTCGATTCAGACAAGCAGGGCAGCGCGACCCTGTGGGCGCAGGTTCGGGTGGACGAGGGGGTTTCGCCCAGCCTGACTTGCGTCTCCAAGCTCGGGCCGACTGCGGGCTTCGACATCGTTCAGATGGCAAACAAGTTCGACACCGTGATCGTCGACGCCGGCGGCAGGGATTCGAGCGAAATGCGGAATGCCATGCTGTTCTGCGACCACATGATCATCCCGACCAAACCCAGCCAGTTCGACACCTGGACGTTCGATGTGATGGATCGGCTGGTGGTCGAGGCGCGCGCCAGGGGCAACGACAGGCTCGCTCCGCTGGTCGTGATCAACATGGCGAACCCCAATCCGCAGGTACGCGAGGCGGAGGAGGCGGCTGATGCGATCGGCACCTATGAGAGCATGAGGGTTTCGAAAGCCGTGATTTGCGACCGCATTCCATTCAGGAAGGCGGCTCGCGATGGGCGGGCAGTGACCGAGCTAAAAGAGGGTGACACCGAGAAGGCGATCGTCGAAATCAGGCACCTTTACCGGGAGATATTCGGATGAGCAGTGGATTGCGCAAACGTCCTGCGATCGCAGGAATCACCACCGAGGAGGCGAAGGATCGTCTTCACCGTGCGGCAGATTGGGTAGAGCAGGCAAATCTTCCGACCCCAAGCGGGGCAGGGCAGGGCGCATGGCCCTGGTCGAGCGCGAATGACCGCGTACTGTACCAGTACAGCTTGCGTCTCAAGGAGTCGCTCTATCAAAAGCTCAAGTTTTTGAGCGAAAATGAGCCTAACGCCTCGATGCACTCGATCATCATCGAAGGTTTAGAAAAGGAGATTGCAGCCCGACTGCGGAAGTATGAAGACGCCTCCAACAATGCTGCCCGCGCAGGGTGAGCTACTTGACCGCCGCGCCGACACTACATTCGTTCATCTGTTCAACGCCATGTTCTCATCTGGCGATGCAAAGGACATGGGTGAGACGCCGTTCTTCGTCCTGTGCTGCATCAAGTCATTCGCCTCGCTCAACACCGGGCAGAGCTTCCCGAGCATGGAGACGATCGCCAAGACTGTCGGCAAAAGCCGCGATACCGTGGTGCGTTCCGTTAAGACGCTGGTGGACATGGGTTACGTCGAAATCATCGGCAAGCGCGGACGCAACAACGTTTACAAGATCAAGGAGCGCTTTCCCATCACGAATGGCGAGGGGGAAATGGTAGAGGCGGTGCGATGGGATTATGTGCCGATGGCGGTGGCAGAGGTTCAGCGCCAGGTCAGGCAGTACGCGGAGCAGGGCAGGACGGACGGCAAGCAGGTCATCCACATTGAGAAGATCGAGGTCAAGGTCAATATCAACTACGGCACCCAGATCGAAACGCAGATCGTCGCAGCCGAAAACGTGCAGATGAATGGCGCTTATGACGAAGAGGAAGTGAAGCGCCGGCTGCTCAACGCGAAGGACGCCGCGCTCGCCAAGATGCAGAAGATGATTCCTGGGTTGAACCTCAAAGGCACGCAGGAAAAGAAGTAAATGTGCTGCATGGGTGCGGCACATAATTATCCACATGCTGCATGGGTGCAGCATATCCAGCGGCAATGTGCTGCATGGATGCGGTCAATATGCCGCGTGGGTGCAGCACATTGGGCGTTTCATGCTGCATGGGTGCGGCACTAACTAGATTCTATATATCAAACAAGATTCAGGTTTTGTATGTGCTGCATGGATGCGGCACATTCTCAGGGGGTAATATGGCTTTCATCATGTGTACCGTGCCGGACGAAATCAAAAGCCAGATTGAGCAGGTCAGGAGCAACTTCAGTGAGCTCGGCGTCGATGCCAGTAATGAGGAAGTTCTGTCGTACCTACTCGAAGAAGGGCTAGGCGCCGTGCGTACTGACATCGAGCAGAATGTCAGGCGTCAACGTTTTTTGAATAGTTTCGGGGCGAAGAAGAATGGCTAAGACAAAGATTTTCTGGACGAAGGAGGAGGAGCGCACGGTTGCGGAGCAAGCGGCAAAGATGGTTCAAGAGCGCCCAGGCTTGACCATGAAGAGTCTGCTGCACGATGCGCAGTCCATTCTGCCGACACATCGCCGGCGAGTTCTCTATTCTTCCGCAGTTGCGCAGCTCTCGAAGTTGACTCGTGAAGTCCTGTCAGCACGACTGGATGGGGAGAAGAGGGCGGCAGAGCTTCCGCCGCCGCTGCCAAAACCGTCTCCAGACAGCAAAATCGAAGAGCTCGCAGAAGCGATCGGAGCGGCGTTCGCAGAAGTGTTCTCGGAAGCCCTCAGAATCGCCCTACAGCGTGCCAGTGCGACTGTTGCTACCCCAACCTTACCCGCGACCTCTACGACGCCCAGAAAGCGCCCTCCCAAGCTCGTAATCGTAGGTCTACTACCGGCACAGCAGAATCAGATCGCATCGGAGTTCGGTTCTACATTCGACCTTCGCTTCTGGAAGGACGAAAGCCCGCACACATTGAAAAGTCTCACCAGGACATCGGACGCGGTCATCTGCATGACCGATTGGGTTGCGCACGGACATACTGACTTGGTCAAGAGCATTGACGCCTCTAAGTTGAGGCTGCTGCCTGGCACCGTATCCAGACTACGCGAATACTTGAAGAAACAGACCTTGCAGGAGGTGGCATGAACCGGGCAATCATCTACACCGTTGGCGACACTCATCAGATTTTTCTCAACCTGAGCGATGAGGAGGCCGACCGGCGCTGGAATAAATACCGCGACGACCGCAATCAGTTCGAGATTGCCTTAGAGGAAAAGAAGGGTCTTGAGCCGCATCGCAGCGTAGTCGAGTTTGAGGACGAGCTGCTGATTTGGGGGAATGTCGTCGGCGAGGTCAACGACATGGTCGCCATGATGTTCCAGAGCATGACGAAGAAGCCCTTGTAAATCAAAGGCTTACTTCGCATAATAAGCATTATGTTAAATTATCTGGATTCTCACGTCATTGAACGCCCGTAGTTCGGCGTCGTAGTCGTAGGGGATCGCCCGCCGGTAGCAGTCGACGAGCCCGCTCCACGTCATGTTCTGCGTCATTCCGGCAAGTTGCTCGGCAAGCCCGACCAGCGGGAACGGAGAGCCGTTGCGGCTGTACTCCCAAAACACCAAGTCGCTCCTGATGTGGCGCGGCATGCCCAGCAGCACCCATCGAGCCTGTTCGGTCACGTTTATCTTGAGCGCGGCGGGCCAGCGCAGTGACAGCACGTCTTTCAGGTCCGTCCCGGTTTCGAGCGCGAACAGAATCGCCTTGCGACGCGGCACGGAGACCTGCGCGAGTAGCGAACGGAATTCACCCGTGGTCATCCTGACGCCTGGCAGTCTGAACTCCAGCATCGGGACAGGACCGACTTCGCCCCTGCATGCCGCTCGGCGTACTTCTCCCTGCGCGACTGCGACGTTGCTCCATGCCTCGTGACCGTAGCCCTCGTAGCCCATGCGGGCGACAAAAGCGTGCAGCTCGGGTCCAGCGATGGTATTGATGTCTCTCCACCACAGCTTCGAGGTGGACAGCGGAGAATTTGATAGCAGCGTCTCAATGCTGCCGATTTGATGTAGTGCAGGCATAGCTCCCCCTTTCGGGGAAGCATACACCAAGAATTTACGCCTGTTTAGTCTTGACTGCGGGCTCGCGTGCCATGTGCGCCGTGACGGTAGTCAAAAAGCTCATCATGACGAAGATTGGCACTTCCCGGCCTTGTGCGTCGACCATCTGAACAACGCCATTGGGGTGAACTACCTCCCGCCAGGGCATCGTCTTCTTCAGTTCGTCCATGCTGGTCTGACTCACGCGCCCACCTTGCGCTTTCCCGTCTCCGTCTTGAGCAGAAACTTCATCATCAGAACGGAGCCTTCGGTGGTCGCCACGACGTAAACCAGCCCGGTCAGGCCAATCTTCCACCACTCCCCCTGCGTGAGCGCACCGAACAGCTGGTTCCATATCACCAGAGTCGTGACGAACCAGATGCCATTTGATGACAGCGCGGCGTAGCGGTGGTAGCTCGGGTCGCCCGAGTTGCGGCTGCGCGAGACCCATGTGAACGCCATGTTCTGCAAAAACGCAACTACTGCCAGCACCACCAGGCTCAAAATGAATGCTGTCGTCATGCTGCCTCCTCGTTGCCCGCGAGCGCCATCGTCAGCTCAACATGATTGACGATGAAATTGACGATCGGATAGGTTGACTCGTCATCGAATCGGTCGAACACGAAGGCGTAGTCATCTAGGAAGCTGTTTTTCACCCACCCACGCTCTTCGGTCATCATTGCTGCCAGACGGGCAGGATGGCCCGCCAGCGCGCCGCAGTTGCCCGCCTCGATGTCAAAGGTGTAGCGTTCGAGAAAGCGCCGCGCGATGACCTCGGGCGGATTGTTGATGAAGATCGGCACGAAGTTCCAACCGGCTTCTTCAGTGAAGCGTCGGTACTGTTTGGCGCCATGCGGCTCGACCACGACGACGATCGGCTTACCGAGCGCCGCCACCCGCAGTATTTCCTCCTTCGTCACGCCGTAGCGGTTGCAGTTGAGCTCGACGCTCTCGACCAGCTCACCCGCCCCCGCCAGCACGGCGAACTCGTGATCAGTGAGAAAGTGGTAATGCTGCCCATTTACTTCACCGGCGCGAGGCTTGCGGGTCGTCACAGACACGATCGAGACAAAGCCGCGCTCCTTCAGCAGGCGTTCCAGGTGCGACTTTCCCGCACACGACGGGCCGGTCAACGTGACCAGAATTGGGGGTTTCGTCATCTTCATCTTCCTTATGCTGCAGCTTTGAGGGCCGCACCGAGAATCGCGGCCTCTTTCGTTGCGAACACCTTGTCGAGCGTGTCCGCGTCGGCCTTGTCGAGGCGGTACTTCGCCTCTGCCATGCGGGGCAGAAACAGCGAGTGCAGATCGTTCGACTCACCCGGCGTCATGATTTCGTTGGCGACGACCGGGATGATGCGGTCGATCCAGTCTTCGGGGTCCGCGTCAACAAGGTCGCGCATCGCCTCGTTCTTGACCGTCACGTCGACCCGCAGCTTTCCGCAGTCGGTTTCGCAGGTCAGGGCGCCGGCGCGGCCCTCATTCTTCGTGCCCTCCTTGCCGGGAGCGATAGCGACCACGCGCAGGTCCACTTCGAACTCCAGCTTGAGCTTGACCTGCTCTTTACTGGTGCCATCGCGCCAGTGGGCATGCGGGTGCTTAACGATGGTGCCCTCCTTGCCTTTCTTCATCAGTTCGCCGGCATGCTGGTAGGCTTCAGCAAGCGACCTCACCAGCTTGGTTTCGATCATCTGGATCAGCGTACCGGGGTTATCACGCAGCACCACGATCATGCCGCGCAGTCGGGTGCGGTACGGAGTCTCGAAGCGCCCCTTCGGCTGCACCGCAGACAGCGGAATCGAATCCCATACCTTGTAGATTGGGGTTTCGCCAGGGCCGAATTCGCCGCCGCTGAGCACACTGTTGAGAATGCCGTTGCCGATTTCGCGGGGCAGAATCTCGCCATCTTTCATCACCAGCAACTCACCATGAGTCTGCGTGTCGGGCACCAGGCGGGTCTTTGCCTCCTGCACTAGATCGGCAAACTGACCCAGCGGGAATTCGGAGCCCTGACGGCTGGTGATGCGCACGATGCCGGTCGACTCGACATCGAGGTTAGCAAACATGCCGTCAGCTTTCTCTTGCGACAGGGCGCCATCAGTTTCCCACGGCCAGTCTTTCAGCTTTGCATCCTTTGGCAGGCTGCAGCGCATGTACGGGAATTCGGGAACCAGCCCCTTGTACGCCTTGTTGCAGGACGACTCGGAGAAGCCGGCGCGCAGGTCTTTACGCAGGATGCGCTTCAGCAGCTCGGCAGACTTTTCGGTCAGCATCCCGAGCTCGGCGGCGACGGTGTCGCGGGCGCCGTTACCCGTCAGCACTCGGGTCGCCAGATGGTCGATGATGATGTAGGTATCCTCGTCGAACAGCTTGACGCCGGCAAAGTCATCGCGGCGCTCGGGCATTTTATCCATGCCGTAAGTCACGAGTGGATTATAGGTCGCAGCGAGAACCATCTTGAAGTGGTCGGACTTACAGCCTTCCTTAAGCATGACGATCTTCTCGTTCTTACTGGGAGTCGCCGCGATTTGCTCGATCAGGTCAAAAATTTGGTCAGAATTCATAGTGTTCCTCTCTTCGTTTGAAAATGATTACTGCTGTGCTTTTCTTGCTCGTGCGAGCGCCATCAGCCCGCCGCCCGTGGGCGGTTTGATTTCCGGAGTCTCTTTCTTGGGGGCGACAGGCTTCTCGATTGCCGTCGAGACCGCAACTGCCCGCGTGATCGCTTCGGCAAAACAGTTGGCCTCCCCAATTGCCGCACCGATCGACTCCTGTTTCGGTTCTGCCGCCTTGCGCTGCGGCTTTCCCCCGCTGCGCTTGCCGCCTGCAGCTATGCGCGCGAAGCGCTCGTTCGACGCGCTGTCGCGCTCGGCTGCCATCTCTTGAACGCGGGAGCGCGGCACGAAGTAAAGCGCCTGATCTGCGGCGATCTCTTCCTTGCGCAGCTTGAGCGCGGCACAGGTCTTGTTGCCGACCGCAGCGCTGCAAGCTGCCCAGCGCGGGTCCAGGCGCCCCTCCTTGCGATCCGCAATGTGTTTGAGGCACATTGCGTAGGGCGGACGGTGATCAACGACCCCGCAGTGGCCCAGGTAGAAGGCGTTGTCGCCGCCACATGACGCAGTGACTAGAAATTTCTGATTGCGCGCCTCCTGCAGTTCGGGCGAAATGTCAATGTTCATAGTGCTCCCCTTGACTCAATAACTGAATGATACCGACGCGATGTCGGAACAGCAACTCACGAATGACTTACCAGTCGCCCCAGCCTGAAGGACGTTTGAGCTCTGCACTTGGCCCGTCCATAAATTCAGCAAGAGCATCGTGGTCCAGCTCTTCCATTGGCGAGGCGTCAGCCCGTTCGCTTGCTGTGAACGGGCTTGCGCTGAACCCGTACGTAAGCAGCTTATCGTGGATTTGGTTGGCATCTCCCACTTCAAACATTTCGTTGGCATCGACGCGGTGATAGCCTCTCTTTCGCTTGGATTCGGCCATGTCGCGGAGCTCATTGCGCGACAGCGCGGAGCTGCCGTTCTCGACCTTGACCTGGCCCTTCGCGCCGACCTTTCCCCACTGCTTGATGAGCACAGTCAGGCCGGACGGCTTCGTGACCAGCGCCATCTTGTAAAAGGCGTTGCGTCCGTCTGTTGTGACCCGTAGCTCGATGTATTCAAGTCCGTACGTCATAATGTGTGTTTTCCCTGCTTGTCTACCACTGATAGCGACACTGTAGCGCTCACCCTTAGGAACCGACATCGGAATCTCTCTTCGCCGGGTATAGCTTGCCCGTCTCGATCGCCAGCAGCAGCTTGGTGACTTCCGACTTGATGATGGGCTTTGCCGACCAGTACGCCTTCCTGACCTCGATGGTCGGCACCTCGTTCGGGTCTTTACCCGCCGGCAGCAGCGCAAGCCTCGTCTTCAGGCCGATCTGACGCAAGCGCAGCGCGGCCGCAATCGCATCTTTCGCCGCCTGGGCCTCGCCGTCCCACATGAAGGTGACTTCCTCCAGGCCCGCATCGCGCAGTCGGATGAATGCGCCGAGCTGGTCGCCACCGTTGGGGTCGCCGTACGACAGGTGCTTGCCGAAGGTTCCAACTGGCACCACGTCGCGCAGCGTCATGTCCTCGTCGAGCGCGATCTTGGTGGCGATCACGTCGAACGCACCCTCCCCCACCACTACCCGCTTCGCGCCGAGCGCATTGTGACCGTTGTAGAGATACCTGCCGGTCGAGGAATACTCGGGCGGGAACAGGTACTTCTTTTCGGCAGCGCCGGTGATGTCGCGCCCCTGAAATGAAACCAGCTTGCCATCGAGGTCGAAGATTGGAATGAGTATCCTGCGCTCATACGACTGAGCGCGATTCTTGCCGTCCGCCTTGTACCAGAACCTGCCAGTGTGCGAGTAGCGCAAGTTAAAGTATTGCGCCACCCCAACCGATACGCCCCGGTTCGCCAGGTAGGACAGATTCTGCCCCTTGATTGGAAATTGCATCGACTCGGGCAGCTTAAGCGCTCCAGGCGTCAGATTGACCGCGCTGGAATGCTTGCGTGGTGCGCGCCATCCCTGCTCCCGCGCAACCTGCTTGATATGCTCGAAAGTCTTCGCATTGGTCGGGCTGCCGATGTGAGCGCGAATGAACTTGTACTTGTTGAACTTTTCGCCGCATGATCCATGAAAGCAGTTGCCGAGCCCCGTGTCGGCGTTGATAAACACCTTCCAGGCATTGCCGCCGCACACCGGGCACTCCCTGACGTTCAGCTGCTCGCCAGAGCTGCCCCGCGTGTGGCGGTAATCGATCGCCTCGCGGTCCAAGTACGACTCGACATCGATCGTATCCAGAATCTCTTTGAGAGTGCCGTCATGTGCCATTCTTATTCGATTCCAAGTACCTTGGTCACGAAGCGCATACATTCGAGGTTCTGCTGGATGCGCAGGGTGAATGCACCGCGCTGGTTCCGCGATGCGGCGAAGAACAGGCGTGCCTCATTGCGCTCCATCTCCTCTTCAGTTTTGTTGATCGAAATCATCAGGTCAACGATCCGCACCTTGTTGAAGTCTTCCGCGACGTGCTCCGCCTTCGCCACGCTGGACTTGAAGCCCTCTCGGTTGGTCTGCGTTGCGGTCAGCATGGCAAGGTCGTACTCCTGCGCGATGGCGCGCAAGCCTTCATAGATCGACTTAGAGTTCTCGATGCCATCCTGTGAGCGCATGTCGGGCGCCATGATGTCGGCGTAATCGACCACTACAATGTCGTACTTTGTCCCTGCCGCCAGGTGCATATCGAGCAGCCGACGCAGGTCTGCGGGACGCAGCGTGCCGGTGGGGTACTCGACGATGTTCAGCTTGCCGGCGCGCTCATGCAGCGCCTTGACCCGCTCGTCAACGTCATTGAGGTTCGCCGCCAGCTCATCCATGATGTGACCGGATATCGAGGCGTCAAGACGCGTCGAAATGATCGGCGCGGAGACTTCGAGGGTCGCGTACAGCGCGTTGTGGCCGGCAAGGGATGCGGCCTTTGCAAAGTTGATCAGGCCGGTCGTCTTGCCCGCCTTCGCCCCACCGAGGATGGAGCTGAGCTCGCGCCGGCCCCAGCCCTTGTGCATGAGTCGGTCATCGATCGCCTTGATGCCCGTGGTGATACCGTTCGGCTTCTTGACGCCCGAGATAGTGTCGCGCCGGTCCTGGGTACGCTCGACGATGCGGGCGAAGTAGTCGTAGGTCGCCTCCTCCTGCTTGGCGCCAACCTGTAGCGCAGCCTTCAAGCCCTTCTCGATGGCGCTAAAGTTGCCCTTACCAAGCGAATCTACCGCCTTCAGAATTTCCTGACCGACCGCCTGGTAGCGGGCGAACTCGCCGACCTGATCAATCACGTAGTCGCGGTCGGCAATGTCCGCCTGATAGATGCGCTTAAAGACGTTCTTCGCCTCCTCGACCATGTCCTTGCGAACGATATTTGCCTTGATGTCTTCTTTCAGCAGGTTCAGAAACGTAACTTGATCCGGCGTCTTCTTGTATTTCGCGAAATAGCGCAGCGAGATATTGACCAGCGCCGCTTCCGCGATGTTCTCGAAGTATTCGGGACGCAGCAGCCCTTCCGTGCGTTTCGCAAACAGTTGATCGCGGATCGCGAGCGCTGCGATTTTGGTCTGGAACTCCTCGTCGAAATCAAAGTGCGACTCTTCCGCCGGCTCAATGGGGTCGGCGGGGTCGGCGGGGTCGGCGGGGGAGGCATGCTCTCCACCGAATGAGGTGGCGATCATTTCAGTGACCGCTGCCTCCACTGTCTCGCTCATTGCGTCATACCTGCTGGCGCACAGCACTCGGGCTGCGGGTAGATGCATGCAATGGCATGCTTGTAGATCAGCGCGTCAGCGCCGGTGCTGAAGCGCAGGGTGATTGTGTAGCGATCCGAATCGACGATCCTCCCGGTATGAGTATCAACCGTCTCGCTGACGCCGAAAATCAGCCCGACAACGACCTCGCGGCTCTCCGCTTGCCACGCCTTCAGCTTCGCGTCATGCCCCTTCGGGGTGTGTTTGGCGCGGGGCGCCGAAGGGCGACGGGCGTTGTCGCGGTCATTGTTACGGTCGCTGTTGCGGGCGTTATTGACCACAGTCTTTGGACGCGGACGCGGAACGCTCAGGGTAGGGCGCTCCCCTCCTTCCGGCTCACCCATGCGGGACGCCTCGCGAATCTGATTTACACGCTCTTGGTCTGGGTTGGAAAAACTGCTCACGTCTACCTCCTCTTGGAAAAATCGAAAACTTACTGCTATTGCGACATTATAGTCAGCAATGACTTAACAATCAGTCACCGCGAATTTATTCTAATTCGATTGCTTTGGCCCTTCTCACCGTGTCGTTCCCGAAGCGCGACTCCGCAAGTTGAGCCTGAATCTGCCCGCGCTGTAGGTAGTGATGCAGCGCGAAATCCTTGTGCTGCCGGTGTGCGACCTGCTCCAGCGCCCATTCCTGATAGGCATCCTGGTCGGGGTGCGCCGAGTAATTCTCGATCAGGTAGCTCTCGTCATCCGCCGACTGCAGACGGGCCTTGCGCTCCTCTATCCAACACGCCGTCAGGTGTTCGACAAGGCCGACCGAGTAAAGGTGAATCGGGCGCGGGATGTTGCGGTAATTGCGGTCCTCCGCCCACATCATCGCCTTCCTGATGTAGAAGTCGTAGCGAATACCGAGCCGGTCGGCCGACTGTCGCGCCTTCCAGAAGGCGACGATCTCATCGCTCTCTTTCGTCTCCGTCTGTCCTGTCGTCTTGTTCCGCCGCTTGGTGATCTTGGGCTCGAAAATGTCCTCGCCTTTGAAGCCCTTCATATACTGCCCGCGTTCAAGGTCGCGACAGCGCTTGACGATGAACTGGTACGCCTTGTTGAACTCGTGCGCGAACGCATAGGTTGCTGCAACCGGGTGCAGGTGCCGATAGTCCCACCACTTTGTCTCGTACAGGTCCGCCTCCAGCTTCAGTAGCTTGTGGTCTACCTTGCTGATTGCCAGGACTTCGTTGTCGACCAATCCGCGATCTAGCCCGAAGATTTCACTAGGATTGTCCATGCCCGCCCTAAAAGAATATTAAAAAGGTGTTTCTTACAAGAGTGTTATCTATATGAGAGCACACCGGAATGGCCTAGTGCGCCCCCATCTATTTCTACTTTACCAACCCCGCGTCGGAACGCGGAGAGGCTATTTGGTTTAGAACGAAGTCGGTTGCGCGACGGAACGGACAAGAGCCATCAGCCCCGTCTGGAAGTCGGTCGCCCCGATACCCACCCAGCGTTGGTCGAGCCCAGGCGCGGCACGAAGCTTCGCGACCAGATCACCGAGTTCCGCACCCTTGCTTTTGATTTCGTTCATGAGATCAACTTCCGCCTGACTGAGGTCGCGGTAGCCCTTGATTTTCTGGTGCTGATTTTCCATTTTGATTCCTTTCAGTGATTGGAGAACATCGCGGAGACAACTTCCCTTCCGCCATCGGGAAGGCTCACGCCCTCCTCATAACATTCGACAATTTCCTGAACCAGACCGGAACGCACGATGTCCTCGCGCTTGAACTTGACCACCCGAATGCTCGGGATGTAGAACAGGCGCTCGACGGCATCCTGCAGCCCGCTCTTGCCGTTGATGTCGGTCTGTGCGGTGTCACCGTTGACCACCATTTTGCAGTCGGAGCCCAGGCGGGTCAGAAACATTTTCATCTGTTTGGGCGTGGTGTTCTGCGCTTCGTCAAGAATGACCCATGCGTTTTTGAATGTCCGCCCGCGCATGTATGCCAGGGGTGCCGCCTCAATCTTGCCCGCCTTGATCAGGTACTCCGTGAAGCTCTTGCCGAGAAAGTGGTAAAGGGAATCGCGGAACGGCTGCAGGTAGGGGTCGAACTTTTCTTCGAGCTCGCCAGGGAGAAAGCCGAGGTTTTCGCCAGCCTCGACAGCGGGACGGGTGATGATCAGCTTTTCGATGTCTCCATTGTGCAGCGCTTGTGCGGCAAGGCCGGTACAGACCCAGGTCTTGCCGGTGCCAGCGGGGCCGAGCGCAAAGGTGAGCTGACTTGATTTGATGGCATTGACGTAGCGCGTTTGGGCTGCGTTTGCCGGCTCAACTGCCGGCGGAGTGCGGGGGGCGGGCCGCTGAACGTCTTGAACTCGCTCCATTAGTGCCGTGTGGTCATCCGTCCGTCTGCGTGTGCTGCGCTGCTTCTGGGTGGATTTGCGCGCCGTTCTTGCCATGCTGTTTCCTTCACGTCACTTGAAAGCCAGAGTCTAAGTCAGTTATGACTTACTATCAATATAAGACGGCGACTTTATGCGACCATCAGCAGCCGCTTCGGCACTTCCGCCTCGCGCTCCTCTTTAAGACGGTGATACCACTTGCCGCCAGAAACGGCAAAATCCGTCACGGGAACGTAGTCGAAGGTTGTGGCGTGCGTCAGGGTGTCGATATGGATGATGGCGAAGCCCATGTGCCACTTCTCGCCCTCACAGTAGCTCGCCGAACGGCGATGCCCGCAGCCCATCTGGTGCCACTCGTAGGCGCCGTAGATCGGACTGAACATCGGCCACACCTGATGCGAGTGATGATGCCCGTTGACGCCAGGCAGACCCATATTTCGTGCGTACGGGAAGTGGTGGCAGACCACGGTATCCCAATACACCTTGTAGTTGTTCGCCTGCTCCTTTTCGAAGTCGCGCTTACTCCATGCCGCCAGGTCTGCCTTGGCAATGTAGTTGATCTCAAACTCGTCCAGACCCAGTAGCTTGCTCACGGTGAAGCCGTGCAGGTCAGATAGGACCGAGCGCAGCGCGGGGGTTGCGTCGGCGAGCTGGCGCAGCAGGCGGGCTTCATGGTTGCCCTCGATAAAGTCGAGCTGGGTGTCGGGCAGCGCTTCACGGATGGCTTTGAAAATCTCCTTGTGGGCGAACTTAATGCGGCCCACGACATCCCATTCGCGGGGGTCGACGCCGTACTTGCCGAATTCAGGCAGGTCGAACACGTCGCCGACGAAGCTGAACACGTCAGGGTTGACGCGCCGCGCAGTGTCGATCAGAACGCGCAGGAAGAATGGGTCGATTTCAACGTCATGCAGGTCCGAACAGGCGATAATGGTCTTGAAGCGGCTGCCGTTCTCTTTGGTGTACTTGTCGCCGTAGTCCTGACGCTCAACGTTGAGGCGCCGGTAGTGGTCGACCGAGGCATGCCTGGCGATCGCCCGCTCATGCCCGTGCTGCTGGCGGGAGAGTTTGATGCCTGCCTGGCGCTTGAACTCCTCGAATGTGCCGAAGTGGCGGTTCCAGGTCGATTCTGAAATGGAGGAGTGAGTGCGAAAGTAGTTGCGGCTGACAATGTGGTCGGGGTCGATTTCTGCGATGCGGCGGAGCTCTGTGATGCAATCGTCCGGCCCCCATGACTCCATAAACTTCGAGGCATCCTCCGACAGGGGGTTCTCGTTCACCGGAGAGCGCAGAATCAACTTGGGGTATTCGGGATTTAATTTCCCGAAAGATCGAATCATCCCCGCTTTGTTTCGGACCGTCTTGACGCTGATTTCCAGGGCTGCGGCAACGTCCGCAATCGACGGGTGGTTCTCCGTGTCGTTGTAGACCCGGATAAAGTCTCCAAAGTCGTTCTGCTGCACTTCTTCCATAGTGTGCTCACTGGTTCGTCTGGAGGCTTCGCCGGCCCCCACGCGGCGATTACTTCTGCTTATTGATCAGATCGTCGACCCAGTCCACCAGGCTGTCATGCCGCAAGGCGAGGTCGTGATACATACCGACTACTTCGAGGTCGTTGTAGATGAAATCGGTGAGGCTAATGTCGGCAGCGGCTTCGCCTTCTGCATCGAGCCAGGAGGCGGGACCAGTAGGGCCGGCGCGGGCGGTGTCGAGCATCCTGACAGTATCAATATCAAGAAAATAATCAGCGCCATCAGCAACATCGGGGCACACAGGAATGTCGGGCGCACTCGTTGCGCTAGGTACGACAGTTGCGACAGGCTTCGCGACAGCAGGCTTGCGATATATAACATTGGGCTTAACCTCTTTCTGGATTGATTCAATTCGCGCTCGCGTCTCATCGAGTTGAGCCTGTAGAGTCGCCTCTTTTGCCCGCATGTTTGCGACAGCATGTGCGTCCTCCTTGCGTTGTTCCGTGATGACCCCATTGAGTTTCGCCAGTGCAAATTGGTGTTTGACGTAAAAGCCGCTGCTGAAGCCGATTACGCAGCCGATTGCAAACGCAAGCAGGGTTGAGCGAATGATTCCGAACATCAGGTGTCCTTTCCTGGATGCTTCAGTGCGGCGCGTTCGCCAAACCAGAAGCCAATGATCATTGCGTTGGTTGGGCCGATCGCCGTGATGTACTCCATGATCGAGATTTGCTTGGTCACTGCCGCCCAGGCGCAGATGCCGTTGAACAGGGTGGCGATCAGCGCAGTCAGATAGGGTCGTGCAGCGCTATTGAGGGCGCCGAGCAGACGAGTCAGCGAGTCAACCATCGGCATAAATCACCCGTGACTACGGGTAGAAGACGCGACGACCCGAGCGCGGCGGCACGGTCTGAAGGTGACACCAGCGCGGGGTCGCGGACGGGTGCTCCATCCACAAGCCGATGCGCTCCAGCGCGTCCTGACCGACATTGCTCATGCACCACTTGTCGAGCATGCCGTCATCGTCGTTGACATCGCATGCTCTGGCGAGCATGTGGTTCGACATTTTTGCCGCACCTTTGATGCTGGCGTTGAGCGCAGGCGGGCGCCAGCCCGAGTTGCAGCCTCGATCCTGGTTGGAGGTCGGGTTTGCGCGATAAAACTCTTCCAGCAGCAGGTTGACGCGGTGAAGCGTCACCTCCGCGTTCCATCTGATTTCGGGGGTCAGGTCTTTGGCGTAGGCAGTGTCCCTGCCCTTCCAGAACTCTTTTGGCGTAATCATGATTAGCTCGGTGTCTTTCCAAATGCGGCGTAGCCGATGACCAGCAGAACGGCGCCCCACAGGAAAAGCTGCGTGATGACCCTGCCGACGAGATTTTCGCCAGTCTTGTCGAGGAAGTTCAGCAACTTGTCGATGCGACGGTGCTGAATAATGTGCTCGTCCGCTTCGAGCTTGCCGAAGTACCCCTTGAGGTCACGGCGAAACTCATCGGTGATTTCGTTCTTCAGCTTGGTATGCTGCTCGGTCATCTTTTTTTCAAGTTGATCCGCAACTTCGTTTGCAGCAGTACGGGCGACAGAATCAGTGATGAGTTTCAGGCTTTCCATGTCGAGTCCGCTTACAAGTGTCCCGCTCATTGATAACTCCGAGTTCGCTTACGAAGTGTTGATTCGCAAATTATGCCTAAAATCCTGCCTGTTTGCAAGTCAGTGGTGACTTATCGCTTGCCGCCGAAGTAGGGAACCGCATGCCCCTCTTCAAGCATGATGTCGTTTGCGCAGCGCCCATCGGGCAGGAAGACGTCGCACAGCCAGCGTCCGTACTTGTCGGGCTTGTATGTCATGACGACAACTCTGAGTCCGATTGGCAACAGTTCGCGCAGGAAGAGCGCCGCCGGGTTGCTCCTGCCCTCCTCCGCGTTGATGCCATACATCCTAAACAGGTCTTTGAATGCTCCCCTGAAGCCGACATCGACATCGAGGTGGACTGAGTCGCCGTCGACAACTTTGACAATCACCGCAGGGTAAAGTCTGTGTTTCATGGCATGGGGATGGCGTTGTAGCCCCGATCCTCTTCAATGTGGCGGGCACAGTGATTGGGGCCGTCGAACGGCAGGAAGATCAGATCAACCAGCTTCGCCAGTGGAAGCCAGAAGATCGCCTGAAAGCGCCCGAAGTCTCCGCGCACTGCCTTACCCAGGCGCGACGAAATTGTCTCGTCGGGGTCGCCGAGGGCGATCGTGGAGATCAATTGGTCGATGGCGACCAGGACATTCAGGAAATAAAGCCGAATGGCGGCGGCGAGGAACTTCGCATTCATTTCGCTCACCAGACGATCGCGTCGACTTGCGCCGGGGTCGTTGCTGCGTCGACCTGCGCCTTCAAGTTCCACGACTTAACATAGGCAGCATGAGTCTGCTGCGCGACAGCGCCTGCGATCCCCAAAAGATCGGCAGGCGAGGTGATCGCCATATTGCTGTTGCTTGCGTCCCTCCATGCTTCAGGGAGCGGAAGCCCCGCCTGGGCAAGTGTAATTGCTTGCCCGAGTATTTCCTGACTGCGCCTATCTGCCTGCCACAGACGACCGTGAGCCGACACGTCGCTGAATATGGCAGTGTCGCGTGCGCGTTCGATTTCCGCCATTTTTAGCGCCTTAGCCCTCGCAAGCGTCGGCGGAGGCGACGGCGCGGTAGCGGTGTTGTGCGCATCCTGCCAGCGGTCGATGATGACCTGAAATTCAGTCAGGTCATCGATAGGCTCATTCATGTTCGTCTTGTCCGAAAACTCAATCTCGCCTGCCGCCCCGTCGAACTGCACAGCGTGGACCCCTGCGCGAACACCTGTCATGTCAACCTGATAGAAAACGCCATCGACTCCAATGACGGAGTCCTGGGGGATAATTGTTACTCGCATTAGCTAACCTCCTTCATTTGCGATGCGTCACGCGCCTCAATGAGGCGCAAGGCGCTGTGGTTTGCCTTGACCATTTCATTGCGGAAGGACTCGACTGCGGCTCCGGTCTGACGCTGCATGTTGCTGTTCTCAATCGTCAATATCGGCATCCAGGCGATCGAGCACCCCCACTCGTCCATGTCTTCGCCGGTATTGGGGCTCTTCCCGCGAACTTGCAGGAACCAGGCGCATTCAAGCTGACGGCAAGGTTTAAATCCGTCGAGCGGGCAGTTAGATTTGGCTTCAAATTTCATGGTTAATTTTTAGTTGCAATGATGATGTCGACGTACTGCACCGCCATGTCGATCGCGGTGCCGGCGAAGGTGTGGCCGTGGGCGTTCGTTCCGATACTGTGGGAGTGGGCGCCGCCGCCGCCCACTGCCGAGGATGTTTCGGTCATGTCGGGGTACTCTCTTGACCCTCCAGCTGCCCCAGTATAGCCCCCGTCCCAATCTAAGTATCCGAGCGCATGGGCGTGGGTATGGCTCGGAATCTGCGCGGTGGAAAGCGTTGTCCCATTAGCCCAGCCGGTAACCGTCGTGCTCCCGATGGAGCCACTGACCGCCCTTGAGGCAAATACCGAGGTGAACGCTGCGGAGCCACCCGAGCCTGCCGTGCCGCTGACGACGCGCAGCGCCTTGTTGTCGTGGACGACATCCTTCGTCCAGCCTACCGGAGCGGCAGTTTGCGCGAACAGCATCTTGGTGCCCGCCGGTAGCGCCGAGTTGGGGAATTTCGAGTTCAATTGGGTCTGAACGTTGCCCGTCACAGCGGCAAGGTTGCCGAGCTCTGCCGCCGTAATCGCGGACGCGGCGACCTTGCCGCTGCCATCGGACACAAGTGCGCGACTTGTCGCTAGGTTCGCCGACAGAATGGTAGTGACGGCGCCGGTCAATGTCGACGAGTAGTTCGACAGCGAGGCGTCGACATACTCCTTGTCGGTCGCCGTCTTGTTGAGGTTGAAAATCAACTTCCAGGTCGGCGTGGCATCCTTGAGCTGGTACAGCTTCATTTCGTCCGTGCGCAAACACATCATGCCGACCTGAAGGTTCGTGGTCGGGAAGACTGTGCCCGAACTGCACGACATCGTCGTCAGGATGTTGTTGAGCAGCTTCAGGCGAGAGTTGGTCAGCGACTCGCTCTCTGGAATATCAAGGTAAGACTGCATGTGCGATACCTAATTCAGTGATGACTTATCATAGCCGGTCAGGATGTCTTGGTCAAGGCGTCAATCTGCGTCTGGAGGTCATCAATGCGAGCGAGCGCATGTTGCAGCGCCGCAACAACAGACGGAATCATGCGATGGTCGGATAGACCCATCTTGGGGCACTCTGGATCGCTCTCGTCGTAGGTCTCCCAATGGGTGAGAATGTTTTTCTGCCCATCTGTTACGGCATGCCTTAACACGTCCTGGGCTAGGAACCCGCCTACCCTCTTGTCGTCTCCCGCGTCCTCGTTCCAGTTAAATTCAACTGGCGTCACGCCCCTTATCAGTGTGACTGCCGCCTCAGGCGAAAGCGGCTCGATAGAATTTTTCAAACGGGCGTCCGAAAAAGTTCCGTACCCCCCTCCCGTGTTGACATAGAAATATGGTGTCGCGCCGTTTCTCGTGTAATTGACTCTGAAAACATCGACGCCGCTACTATAAACTCCCATCACGTTATCCACGATAAAATCCGCAGTAGCGAACTCGCCGACCCCCGATAGTCTGAGTCCGTTGTTTTCGTGTCTTAGAGCGCATGCTGTATAGCCTAACCGATGGAATCCCAGCGACACATCGCCGCCATCCGTGCAGCGAAGCTCAAGCTGACTATGAGCATAGTCCGACGTCGTGCCGAGATTTCTCTGAACTCGTACCTTGCCCCCAAACAACGCCTCGTTGGTGTCCAGATTGACTTCCAACGGCCAACTGCCATTCGCCTGTGTCCAGGTTTCAGAGTCTACCGCGCCCCTTAACAGATACATTCTGCCGGAGTTGCAGTGCCACATCGCGCTGCTATGGTCGGTGTCCCTGAAATACACAGTTGGGGAGGCGCTGCGAAGCACGGCCTTACCCTGCTCGAATCTATTGTTTGCGTCGGCAGACAAGTTCAGCGCCGGCACGGTCAGGTTGCCCGTCATGGTGTCGCCCGTCTTCGCAACGCGGGTTGACAGGTCGACCCCGCTCACCGCCGCATCGACGTATTCCTTATTTGTTGCAGTCTTCGACAGGTCGAAAATCAACTTCCAGGTGGGGGTTGCGTCCTTGAGTTGGTACAACTTCGACTCGTCCGTCCGGTAGCAGAACATGCCAACTTCGAGGTTGGCGGTCGGGAACGCGGTGCCAGAGCTGCATGACAAGGCGGTTTTGTCGTTGTTCATCAGCATGCCGATGGACTCAAGCAGCGTGTTCTGATCGGTGATTTCAGTGAAGGATTGCATGTCGTCTGCTATGTCAGTAATGATTTATCTTATACGGTTAGGCACGCCTGGGTCAATAGCCCTTTGCTGCCCACGTTACTTCGCCCGCCACGAGAGCCCCAGACGGACTAACCAGCTCGACATCGAACGTGGCGACCAGGCTGTTGATTTGGATGTTCGAGACGCGGGGCATCGCGATGACCGTCCCACCCTTCAGCGAGGCGATCACCTCGCTGACCTCGTAGAAGGCACGGCCGCAGGTGATGGTTGTTTTTGCCGCTGGGATGCTCGCAGAGCCGCGATCGTAGACATCGGGAACGTCAATCTCGACCCCGAGCGTAGTCATGCGTGGCGAACTGCCGCTCGACGTTCTCAGTACCGCCTTGTAGACCGCATCCTTGTACTCATACTCGCCACCAATGTAGTGACGAAATGGCTCGTACCCAACGGGGGCGCCCGCCCTCAGAAGCTCTGCAAATTGCGCCTGCGTGATGTCCGTCTGGGCAATTGAAACGTCAGAAATGACACAGTCGGATGACCGCCGGAGCTCGTCGTCGGAGTGAAGTGTCTCGTCGATGTTTAACGCTAAATCCGCCATGATTGCCTCAATATCCTTGTGCTGCCCACGTTAGCGTGCCGGGAACCTTGTTTCCGAGCGCGTCGATGAGCTCGACCGTAAATCTGTCCTTCTCGATGCTTGTCACTCGCGGGATGGCGAAGATCGTGCCGCCTTTGAGCGACACGTTCACTTCGGGCTTCTCGTAAAAATGCCTTGTGAAGAATACCGTGGCGCCTTGATCGGTCACTGCCGTCGTTCCGTTGTCGAACACGTCAGGCACGTCAATTCCGACGCTCAGGTCGGTCAGACGTGTTGACGCGCCATTTTGTGCCGTAATGACCGCCTTGAAGATTGCGCTCTGGTATTCGTGGTCGCCTTCGCTGAACTGGGTGAAGGGGCCGTACCCTGGCGCTTGCGCTTCTGCAAGCATGGTCGTGAACCGCTCAAGCGTGATGTCGCCCGAGTTGATCAGGATGTCGGAAATCACCGCCTGGGAGTTTCTGCGCAGCTCGTCACCGATGGAAAGCGCCTCCGCCTTCGATACCGATGTGGTTTTCTTCAGCGCTTCGGCGACGGACAGCCCCTCGGCGATCGCCCTGCTGAAAACCGCATTGCGTCCGAACGCCTCCGCCAGGGCGAACGACTCGGCCTTCAGGATCGATGACGCCTTCTGAATTGCCTCCGCGACCGCGATCGACTCAAGTACAGGCTTCGTCGTGTATTTCGCGCTTGACTCGGCGAGCGATAGCGCTTCCGCAAGTGCGCGATTGAACTCTGCGACTTTCACGAATGACTCGACGACCCCAAGCGTCTCCGCGAATGCGCGGGCGAACTGGGCTGCGGACCCGTACTGCTCCGCGATAGCGAGTGTCTGGGATTCGTTCTTGCCTGAAGCCTTTGAGTTTGCCTCTGATACCCCCAGCACTTCGCCTATCGGCTTTCCGGCGCTCTTTGAGTTGGATTCGGAAATCGCAAACGACTCGCCCTTCGCAATTGAAGATGACGATGCGCGCATTTCCGCAATAGCGAATATCTCGGCGACAATGCGCTCGAACACGGCGACTTTGCCCGCTGAGTCGGTAACTCCAAGCGATTCGGCTAATTCGCGGAAGATATCGAACCCGTTGACGATCGCCTCCAGCACCGAAACCGACTCTGCAAGTGTCAGGCTGGCGCTCTTGGCTGTGCCATCTGCCACCGCCAGCGCTTCCGCGACCTGACGGGCAAAGGATGCAGCGCGACCGTACGACTCCGTAACGGCAACCGAGTCCGTCAGCCGCTTGGTGGTGCCAGTCGAGAACCCACCGTTGGCGACCCACGATTTGTCTACCGCAGACGCCCAATCAAACCCTGCGTTGGTCCAATCGTAGCCGGAGCCCAGAATGTTAAATGCGTCAGCCAGCGCGAGCAGTTGCGACTTGAGCACGTCTTCTGAAATCGCGAGCGAACTGGCGTGCTCCGAGGACGCGTCCTTCCCGGTTGCCTCTGTCACCGATACGGACTCTGACCTGACGACCGAGGTGCCCTTGCTGCTGCTTTCCGCAATGCCTACCGACTCCGCAAGCGCCCTGCTGAAATCTGCGATGCGCGAGTACGCCTCCGAAACCGCAAGTACCTCCACCTTATTCGCGGAGAACTGCTTCGCGCCTGCGTCCGTGACCGCGAATACTTCAGATTTTGGCACGACCATGCTATTCGCGTACTCCGCAATCTCGGCGCGCGTGACCGAGCCCGTCAGCGCCCCGTGGTTGCCATTTCCGCTGCCGTCATAGGCGATCGCACCATCTTCGTCAAAGCCCCAGGATGCGACCAGGCCGGCGTCACCCAGGAAGAGCCCCTGCCGATGCTCGACAACCTCCTGATCGGTCAGGGCGCGATTGTAGATGCGCACATTGTCGATCATGCCCCTGTATTTGCCCGCGTAGCCAGTGCCGATCGTCACGTTGGTCGGCGACGCAACCGCTTCTGCGTATCCTGGAGTCCCGGAGTTTGAGACACCATTGATCGTCCATTTTAAGAATCCGTCGTCACCCAGCTTTCTACGCAGAACGCAGTGGTTCCACTTTCCCTGTGTGACCCTTGACGAGCCAAAGCCTTGATATGGTGTGGTGTTTCCCCCGGCCGTGCCCCAATAGAATGAGAGAGACCCACCCGTCTCCTGCGTGACGGTGTATTCGCCGCCAAACGCCTTGTTGATAGGGTTTTGGCGCGATACCGCGATGTCGGTCGGATACAGCCACATTTCAATGGTCAGATCGCCAATGACCTGCAACGAGGGGCTGTTCAGGGCGGTCATTGCGCCATCTACGCCGTCAAAGCTGAGTGTCGCAGGGGTCGCGTTGATGTGCTCCGCGATGCCCTTTGCGAACCCGGACACCCGTGATTCCGCAATGACAAGTGCGTCTGCTAGCTTCTTGCTAACCGTGTTTGCCTCAAGCTCCGAAACGCCGATCGACTCCATGAACCCCCTGATGATCAGAAAGCCATAGCCGAAGCGTGAGGCATCAGTTCCTGTCCAGTCGTAGCTCGTGGCGCCGGCCCATGTGGTCGGAAACCTGCGCCAGTCATAGCTGGAGCCGAGGATGTCGATTGATTCGCTCTGGGCTTTGCCGACCCCGTGCGCTCCAGCGTCGACAATAGAGAGGGAATCGGCAAGCGCCCTCTGGAACGATGTCACATTGTCCAGCGTTCTCCCCGCATTGTTCAGGATCGCGGCAATCTTCCCAGGCGCTTCAGCGACCGAGCACGGGATGATGACGGGGCGGGTACTGTACTGCACCTCTTCCCCGACAGGACTATTGACGTTGTAGTAGTGGTAGCAGCGGTGTCGCGCCAGGGTTGTCCCCGCGACCCACTTGAACTCGTTCCCGCCTGCCACCTTGCTTCCAGACAGGTTGTAGACGCCTGTAACCCCGGCGCTGCCGCCAGCGTATGCACTTCCATGCACGTACCCGACTACCAGGAACCAGTCGTTTGTGTTGGGCAGGTCGGACGCCCAGAAGTAGGGGTTATTGTTTGCTACTCCGTCGAGTTTATAGACGTGCGCCGTGCCATTTGAATACAGCCCCCAGTAGCCCGTCCCCTCGATTGTCATCTTGCGCATGAACACGGCAAAGATCGCGCCTGCGGTATGGTCTACTGCGACGTTGGTGTTCATGTTCCAGCCGCCGTCCGCGTCATTGTCGCCAGCAACGATTACCTTGCTGACGTTGACGACTTCGGGGTAGTCGAATGGCCCCGCCCTGGTGGCGAAGAAGCTCTCGCCTGGCTGGTTCTGGTTGAGACTGTATCCGGCCGGGGTGATGCCGTCCCGCCATAATCGTGAATCGTAGGCGTCAGTGATGGCGCCCAATCGAACAGTCAGCGTTTCGGCGATCGCGGCAGAATATGCGGTCGGCTCAGTAGTGCTTAGCCACCTGTTGGTGCCGTAGCTGGAGCCCCAGACGGTGCTCGCGTGGTCCGCCCACTTCTGATAAGTGGGCGTCGTCGGGACACTGCTGACGCTTACGGTGGTTGCCACTCACTGCTCAGCCTGATTAGGACAGGGTAAAGGTGAAGGTGACGGTCAGGGTATCGGATGCGCCCTTGTTGATGACGGCGAAGGTCACGCGGTCGAGCATGGTGCCAGCGGCCGGATCGTTGAATACGCCAGCTTCGGTCAGGGCTGCGGTCGCGGTGCCGGCCGCGAAGGTCGCGCTCACGGTGAAAGTCTTCGTGCCTGCAGTATGCGCGTAGGTCGCGGCGATACGGGCCGACTGAGTGACGAGGGCGGCTTGGGTCGCTGCGGGCGCGGTGGCGCCAGTGCCGACAGCGATATAGCCCATCGCTGCGGGGCGGTCCGCGTTGCCGATTGCCGCACAGATGAAGTCGAAGCCGCCGTTGACGATGATGTTGTCCTTGCGGGTGACTTCAACGCTGCCGTCTTCCTTGACCAGTACCGCTTCCATCGAGCCCTTCAGGTGGAACTTGTCGTCGAACATTTTTACTCCTTAATGATAAGTAGGTGGTGACCTGTGGATTATCTTGTAGCTGCGCCTATAAGTCAACGCTGACTTACTGATGCAGCTTGATTTTGGTGACCGGCCCGAGCGGGAGGTGCGCGGCAGAAGCGCTTGCCGGAACATCGTTCAGCCTTCCGATATGCAGCTTGCGCTCACTTGCTGTTTGCACGATTCCGACCAGCACCCGATCTTCCGGCTCGATAGTGTACGGAACGGTAATCTTCTGGCCCATGCTGTCCTCCAGGTAGAACCAGCCATTCACGGCGTCGTGACCAACCATGAGGTGAAGCCCGCTGGCGGTCTCTGCGGAGAGGTAGACTTGATTCCCGACGATCGACTTGGGGATCGCCCAGAACGTCTTGCTGAAGGTCTCCGGGACGGTAATATTCCAGTTCAGGCGTGTGAAGTCGCTGATGTAGGCGCCCTTCAGGAATCGACCAGCATCGTATGTCAACCCTGTCGCCTGGGTCGCGACTGTGCCGTTTACGCCGACCGTCTCGGCGTTCAGTCCGAAGCCCTCAATGTAGGATGGGTTGAGCCCGACGAACTTCGAAATGTAGTAGGTAATATCGACCGCTGCCAGGTCGCCCGTGATAATCCATGAGCGCCCAGACTGCGGATCAACCCAGCGATAAGATGCGGTGCCCCAAGTTGTCGTGTCTGCGATTAGGGCGTCAAACGTCGAGTGTACCGAGTTGCGGGCGCGATACGTCTGCGGCAGCGAAACGCCCCATGTGTACTCTCCATAGGTCTTGCCGGGGTCGAGAACGAGGTCATCCTCGAAGGTCGAGACGTTAAACTTGGAGCCGAGCCAGCCCGTCGCCCATTCATCGACCGTGACGATAACGTTGCGGTCAGACGACTTTGCCACTTCGGTTGTCGAGAACGTGGCGACATCCGAATAGACTCCGGGTGCGACAATCGCCTTGATCAGAAAGGTGCGCGCGCCCTCGACCGAGTTGGCAGGGGTCGAGTAGGTCGTCGCGTTGACCTGCGTCACGAATGAGGACGATGCCCAGGTCGTGCCTTCACGAATCTCGTACCCGACGATGCCGCGCTCAGGGTTGGCATTCCAGCGAAACTCGATGCGACTTCCGTTTTGAACGCAGTCGAAGCCAGAAACGGTCGCCGGCGCATCTACGGTGAACACGGCAGTCGTCACCTCGTTCGAGTATTGTCCGGTCGCGCCGTTGATCGAGCGAATATGATAGCGGTACGATCCCGCCTCACTCTGGTCGTGAATCATCGTGTTTCCGCTGAACCCCGCCATGATGACTTCCGCGTCATCCCAAGATGGGCCTACGCGAACCTCGTATAACGCAGGTCCGATCACTTCTGCAGGCGACCAGCGGAGCTGAAGGTCGGTCGTTCTGACGCCGACCACGAAGTTCTCGACCTTTTCAGGTGCGGGAATCAGTCCGAGAACATTGAAGGACAGGGCAAGCGGCTGAGAGCGGGCGCCTCCGATCGCGTTGAGCGCGACCAGCTTGAGCTCGTGCGTGCCTGGGTTGATGCCGTCAATCTCGACAGACAGCGACTTCGTCGTGATGGTCTCCCAGTTGGACGTTGCACTGTCGGACCGACGCCATTGAAGCTCGTAGGACGATGCGCTTCCGAACCACGAAACGTGCATCTTGAATCCGGGCGTGCTGGGTGCAGCGAGGTACGCGGATTCCGTGACCTTGAAGTCTTCGGGCGTCACTACCGAGCTGATGCTGAGAAGGCTGTTGTTCGGCCTTTCAAGGGTCAGCCCAAGTTCAATGGCGCCGTACTTGTTCGGGTTGTGCTCAATCGCGCTGATGACGAACGTGTTTTTCGATTCGCCATCTTGCGTGATCCCGACCACCCGCGCCATCATCGGCTCAAGCGAGACCTCGGAAATTATCCAGACGGCGTTCGGCACAGGAAGGTCGGGCAGCGGGTCGGCCCACGTCACGACGTTGCGCGTGCCAGGCGCCTCCAGGATCACCCTGTCCGCGAAGGTCCCATCGGGCAGCCTGACCGACAGACTCGCGCCGCTGCCGGACAACGTTACGGGGGCGTCGAGCGTCGCGGAGGTCGTTGTGGCGGCGAGCAGGCGCCCGCCCATGCGCTTCCCGGAGCGGTACTGGTCGGCGATGCGAATGACCTCCCCAGGAATGACAAGCGCGGAGTCAATCCCGACCTTGAAGCTGATGACATTGGACTCGTCACGCTCGGTGTAGAGAATCCACTTGCCGAGACGGTGCGCTTGACCGCGACTGGTACATCCGAACGCGACTGTGTCCGCCTTGCGAATGCCGTACTTCGCGACGAGACCCGGGTCTTCGATGTACTCGACCTTTCGCTTGTAATTCTCCGTTGGGTCGTTCCATGTCACCAGGACGACAGAATGCCTGTCCTTTCGCGACGAGCCCGTGTAGTTGAACATGCCGTCGATGACGTTCGCATTGTTGTACTCCATGCTCACGCCTGAGGGGGCGTCCTGGGTGAATCCGACCATCCCGCCGTTCCAGAACGCCATCCCACGGAAGACTGAAGTGATGTTTGCGATCAGCCTGTATGCCTCCTGGATCGACTGGATCGCGGTGTTCAGGGTGAAGCGCGGCTCATAGCGCCCAAACCCGTCAGGCACCAGCTCATCGCAATAGCGCCCGATCTGGTAGAGCTTCGCCTTATCGACCTGTGCGGACGTGATGAACTGCCCCAGTCCATATCTGCCGTTGGTCAGAATGTCGTAGAGCACCCACGCCGGATTGTTCGACACCGCGATCTTGAAGGTGCCATCCCACACGCCGCTGTACAGTCTGGTCGCGGGGTTATAGTTGGACGGAACCTTAATGTAGAGCCCGCTCACCAAGTACGAGCGTCGCGGAATCTGGTTGAACTGAGACGAGTCAATCCTGACGCCGATCAGTGCAGAGTTCGGATACGACAGCTTGCTATCGACAATCTCGACGTAGCTGTCAAAGTAGGTGTCATTGGCGAGCGTCGCGGCCTCAGAGTCGGGCGTCAGCCTGACCATTCTCAGGTTCCAGCCTGTCGCGGGCTTGGGCAGCGTCAGCATGTGGCTGCGCTGGTAGCGTGAGCGCGACTTGCCCGTGACGGTGATCGTCGATGTCACGGAAGACTTCTTGAAGTCAGTCAGTTTAATGCCTGCAAGGTTGCTCGCGCCGACGACGACGAAGCGAATCTTTTTGTATCCGTCAACGGAATGGAAGACTGATGGGCTCGTGGCTTGATAATTGTTCCACGTATCCTGATAGTTGAGCTTGACTGTTCCGCCGTGATTGACCCATGCCGCCCCGTTATGCACTTGCGGCTGAAGCTCTACCGATCCAGTCCAGTAGTCCCAGTTGTCGCCAATAGTGTTGACATTGGGGTCACTGTAGCTTGCCGTAATGGTTACGCCTATGCCGAGTGCGTCAGCGTCGTAGATTTCGCCCACAACGGCAACCACCGGGGTTACGGTGTAGTTTTCGTCCGTCGACGAATTGTAGAGCGTCTGGGTTGCGCCGTATTCAGTCGTTTGCGCCCCGGTCGCGGGAAAGAGCGAGGTCGAGGCAATGACATCGTTAAATGGTCCGCCGTCCGCCGAGATTTGAAACTTGTATTGAACGGTCGTTCCGTGAATGTCGCCGGTCTTGGTATTCGTCGACGCAAGCGACGGAAAGGTCACGATCGCCCGAATCTTGTCGACGTTGGGGTTGGTAATCGTGACCGTCTTCGGCATATCGTACTTGACCTGAGTCCCGACGACCGCAGGTGTTTCGATATCGGAGTGACCCTCGATCGGCGTCTGGTTCTGCGTGCCATTGCGTGCCGCCCAGGTCACGCCATTGAAGTTGTACGTTCCGTTCGCGTTCTGCAGCGGGGTGTCGTTTAGAAAGATTGACTGTCCGCCAGCCATCAAGCCGCCAATCTCGCCCTCTCCAACAAGGTCGAGCAGCGAAACCATCGCACGCGATTGCAGGCTGTCGGGGTCTTCAACCGCCCCGCCGCCGCCTTTGCTACCGCCACCGCCGCCAGCCCCGGCAATGACCGGGTAGCGCTCACGATGGCCCCCGTTATGCACGCGGACGCCATCACAGATAAAGGTGTGATGCGGCTCGACCGTCAAGTTCCAGACGGGCTCGTAGCCAATCAACTCGGCACCGACGATAGGACGAAGGTGTCCCATGCCGTCAACGAGAGCGTCATGCTCGGTCAGGCTTCCCATTTCGACGAACGAGGCGTACTGGTTGAGCACCCAATGGTTCGGAGTAATATGGGTCTCCCCGCGCCAGAACTTGACCTTCAGAATTGGCTGTGGGTCCGCGTGATAGTGGACCTTCGTGACCTTTGCGAGGTGAATCTTGCCGTCCTCATCGAACGCCAGAACCTCGTCGCCCGCCTTAAGCGTTTCGATCGCTGCGGTCTTTCCGTGTTCAAGCAGGATTCGCGCGCCAGCCCTGAAGCACCCGCCCCCGCCAGCACCACCGATCATTGCCACGGTCTTCTTGTCTTCGTCAGCCATATTCTTGCCGCCTTACATCAGTTGATCTACGGTCACTTCCGCAGAAATTGCATGGGAACCCACCAGCACCTCACCGTAGATGAGCTGGACAGGGACGCCCTGCTCCGTCGTGTTCACCGGGCCGTCGAAGAAGTGGGATGTCATGTCTTTGCGCTGTGCCTCGTCGCCCTTTTTTGGCTGCGTCGTGAGCGCCTGGATAATGCCGCCGATCATCATCGACACGCCCGCCTGAATCATGTACGAGCCAATTACGCCGCCGAACCCGGAGGTGAAAGCAATGATCGCGTATCCGACAACAATCAGAATGGCGCCAAGAATGGCGGTGCCCCACTTTCCACCAGCGCCCTCGATGAGCGGGACGAAGCGAATCTCGGCGGGCTTGCCCTGGAGAATGTATGAGTCCTTGTCAAGACTCTCCTCCCTGCCGTCCTCGTACTTGCAGACAACACGGTACGCCTCGTATTTCGCCAAGTTCGACTTGATCCAGATGAATACGCCTGGATTGTTCGCGTCAACCATGCGCAGCGCTTCGGCGGGCGATGAAATATCGAACGACCATTCGCGTCCGAACTTCTTTCCCATTTCGCCTTCGAGGATGACCTTGGTCAACATTGCGTCTTGTGCCTCAAGTGGTAGGTTGTGTGGCGATGCCAGTAGCCGCCCCCATAGATATCCCTGCGGGAGAGTCTGTCTTGGCAGTGGTGAAGAATCATGTCGTCGCCCAGATAGACGGCAATGTGGTTCGGGCCGTCGCACTGACCGGACTGGATCAGAAACACGTCGCCGCGCTGGGGCCCTTTGTCGATCAGTCTGACAAAGCCTTCGTCCGCGTAGCGCTCGACGAAACGGGTAAAACCCATGCGCCCGTCTTCTTCGATGCGCGGGAAATCTGTTACCCCAAGCCCATATTCGCGCTTGTAGAAGTCCTGCAGAATTGTGTAGCAGTCGAGCACGCCCATGACGTAAGGACGCCCCTCGTAGGGCATTTCAAAACCGGTCGGCTCAGTGACGCTTGGACCGGCATGGGCAAACCTGTCGCCCTCCTTGTGAATCCCGAGGATGAACCACGTCACGCCTGAGTTTTCGCATCCCACCCTGTCTGCTGGCGATGGAGTCGGGGGCAGGTCGGGGTGCGTGTGCCAGACACCGATAACCTCGCCCATGTCGGCAGCCCTCGCGTAATCCTTCGGGTCGATCATGAATCTGTAGCGCGGCTCGGTCGAAATGTTCGCGCACTCGACAGCAGTCGACTTTTTCCCGACAGCGATAACCAGCCCGCACGCCTCGTTCGGATAGGCGCGCTCACCAGCGCTGCGCATGGTCGCGAGCAGATCGCCAAAATCAACCTCAGCCATTGCGCACCGACCCGGGATAGCCACCAAATGGCACGATTACATTGACGTGACGGGCGCGACACGATGCGAGACGCTTCGCGCAGAAGTCACTTGCGGGGTCGGATGTCTGTCTGTCGTTCTTGTCGAAGTAGCCGCCCGTGTAGTTGCATTCCGGCCCGCGATATCTCCACCAGCATGAGTTCTGGACAACCTGGCGCCCAGGCAACGTGACCCCCTGAAGATCAAACGCCGATGCCAGCTCCCACTCAATGACATAGCGGTTCTCGGCCGTCTTCTGGTCGACATACCAGATATCGTCGGGAAAGTGCATGTCGGGGTTCGCCGCCGGATTGGTGCCACCGGTGAAGTTCGCCCCGTCCAGGTATTTGACAAAGGTTCGCTTGCGGACCACTTTCGTACCGATCAGGTCGTCTGACTCGCGTGCAGCGGCAGACATGAGTCCGTCAATGTTCGCAATCCTTATCTTCGGGCGCGGCAGCGTACCCTGTGTGCTAATGTCAAAGCCCTCCGCCTCGATCGGCAGGGGCGAGTATTCGACGCCCTGCCAGATGACGGGCTGGCGCAGCTCGTTCGTGCCAGCATGGAAGTGCAGCAGCGTGCCACCAGGCAGGTTTGTGGAGTCGAGCGTGAACAGCTCAACCACTGCGGACGGGGAAAGCGACTGGATTTCAGCTTGAATAGTCATGGGTGACTTATCTTACGCCTCGAAGACTTGCTCGAATTTGCAGGAGATTTCCATCGCCCCGCCCTTCAGTCTGACAGCTTTCCACTCGCGACAAACATACACGCCAAGGTCGCCGTTTGGGTTCACCCACTCAAATGCCTGGGCTCCGCCGTGCGCCTTCAGAAACGCAAGAATCGCCCCTGACTCGACTTCGACCCCGGTGAAGCGCAAATCCCACGACTCGGGCATGTAATTGATGCCCTTTGGGATGCGCAGCTCGTAGCCGTCGCCAAACTTCGTCTGCTCGACGAGGGGCTCGATCGACATCGATGAACCGGAGTCCGGATACCAAGTGAATTCCTGATGTGCCATTACGTCACCTGTGACTTATCTATCGGCGATATAGTACACCGCCAGGGCGTTGTTGCTCAACCAATTCCTGCCGCACGACGCTCTTGACCTTGTCGCCGACGCCCTTCCAGAATGCGCGCGCTTCGCCCCCGTCGCCGCCAGCGTCGGACTTCTCACCGCCCCCGTTGTCGATCGCGATGTTGATGATGACATTGCTGCCGCCGCCGCCGCTCATGGTCACAGGGATCGTGCGCCCGTCAGGCAGCGGAACGTACGCTTCGGGCTTTCGCCCCTCCCCGAATACGGCAAGCTGCGGAGAGTTAGCGATGCCCCCGTTTGAGTACATTTTGAGCGGCATCGAGCCTGCGCTTGTCATGATTCCGCCATTCGCAAACAGGCTGGTGATAAAACCGCCGATTGCGCCGCCGATGCCGCCGGTCGCGCCGGTCGCGCCGCCCCCACCCGTTCCGCCGAGCATCTTGACTGCCATTGCGCGAAGCTGAATCTTCAGTAGGTCTTCGAGAATGCTGACGGTGAACTCGCGGAAGTTGAGCTTGCCCGTCTTGGCGAATTCGGCAAGCCCGTCGATGCCCCGGTCGAGCCAGTTCGCGGTCGCCTTTTCCATTGCGCCAGTCACGTCTTCCCAGTCGCGCAGCATCTTCTGCATGGGCGTTTCCAGATCACGGTTCGCCTGTTCAAGGCGCGCCTTCTTCCAGTCAAGAAGCGCGTTCAGCGCCTCCATTTCTGCCTCTGGGCCGAGCTTTCTGAGCCTGATTTCTGCCTGTGCCTTCTCGAACTCAAGCTGGACCTCTTCCATCATGATTGCCCGCTTGTCATTTGACAGCGAACGGTAGATGGCAGCAGCCTTCTCCTTGTAGTCGAGGGCGATCTTGTGGCCCTTGTCGGCATTATCCTGAGCCAGCAGCTTGTCGTACTCGTCGAGCCGCTTCAGTGCGCCGATAAATTTATTCACCGCGTCAACGTCGTTTGTCGTTTCGAGAAGCTTTTCAATCTCGGTGCGCATATTGGCAATTGCGCCCGAGCCGCCCTCAGACTTGACGCTGATTGCGTCAAGTAGCTCGCTGGAGCGCTCCAGCATGCGGTCGGCATCCTTATTGACGACGAGCGAATCCTTCAGCGCCTTGTACTCGAAAATCTTCCTCTCCGCCTCTTCAAGCTCTGCCGAGGTCGCCTTATTCTTGCCCGAGGTGTACTTGTCGCCTTTCAGACTTTCAAGGAGCTTGGCGGCATCGCCGTCGCCTTTCTTGTTTAGCTCGGCGTTGAGTCCGGCAATCTTCTCGGTCATCGACTCGATGAATCCAAGGATAGGGCGATGGCCCGCCACACCATCTTTACCCTCTCCGCCGGACATACTGATCAGCTTGGTTTGGGTGCCAATCGTGCTCGCCTGTCTTGCGCTCTCCCTCGACTGCGCAATGCGCGCGTCAAGCGCGTCAAGTTGACGCTCGAACGCCTTGAAGTTGTCGCTACCGGCTGCCGGCGCCGCGTCTTTCATCGCCTTTTCAAGGTACTCGCGCTGCCCGACGAGCTGCTCTAGCTCTTTCTCGTGGTAGGCTTTGGAGTGCTCCCGCATCAAGGCGGAACGCTCCTGCGCCGCCTTGTCTTCGCTGGTGTTTTGCGCCTTGTGTTTCGCTTCGAGCGCTTCCAGTTCTGCGTGGTATGTCTTGTCGACGGAGCGCTTGTACTCGGCAAGGACAGCGTCAGTCCTTCTCAGCATGTTTTGGACAGACCTGTCGAGGGACGCCTCTGTACCCTGCTTGAACGCCTCCCCGGTGTTCTTGCGAAGGTCGGCAAGCTCCTTTTTCAGCTCGGCGAGCTTCGCCTCCGCCGCAGTGACGGTGTTCGTCATGTTGAAGTTGTTGCCCGCCTCGGAAATCAGCTTCTTCTTCTCGGCGATTTCCGTTTCGACAGCGAGAATGCGCTTCGCCATCGCCTGCGCATGCTCAAGCGTGGCGTAGCCATCCTTGACCGCCTGGAGACCCTCCTTTGCCTTCCCGGTCGCCTCGTCCGCCTTGTTGCCCCACATGAGCCATGCGGTCGCGCCAAAAGACAGCAGGGTGGTGATGATGCCAATCGGACCACCAAGCAACCCAACTGCGCCGCGAGCCAGGTTCATTGCCCCGGCAAGTTTCGACCCGGCTGATACCCCGGTTCGTGCAAGTAGTCCAAGTTGCGCGGTGGCGACTTGGGTGTTTTGGCGCAGCCTTGCGGTGTGAGTGTGCAATGTGGTTAGAACGCCTGCCTCTGCCGCCTTGATTCGCGCTGCGGCCCTCTCAGCCGCCATCGCGCGCTCACCATAGGCAATTCTCATCTCGCGCTGACGCTGCGCATGAATTTTGCCGGCATATTCTCCGTACTTTGCTACAGCAACGACCTCCGTCTTCGCTGCTGCCAATTCTTTCGCCCTGTACGCCGCCGCCTCTGCCGATAGCGCCGCGTACTTCGCACGGTTCGCGTTAAGTTGAACCGCTGCGGCGCGGGAGTCATCGGCAATTTTCTGGGCGTTCGCCTTTGCGTGCGCCAGGATTTCAGCGCGCTTGCCGGCAATGGTTGTTGCTACTGATTCCGCTGCGCCTTTCTTCCCCTCGGCGTACATTGCTTTTGCGCCTGCGAGATACGTGGTGACGAACGTTCCGTAGATTTTCTTTGCCGCGCTGATTCCGGCGATCAGCTTGCCGCCGGCCCACAGGGCGATCAATGCTTCCGTTGCGCCTTTTATCAAGTCCCAATACTTTACCGCCATCTGGCCGAACGCAACCACAGCGTCCAGCGCGGTTTTCATGCCCCTCCCGATTTCGTAGGCCCACTGTCGCCCTACGTCGCTCTCCAGGAACGCGTTGAGCTTTTCGAGGTGCCCCGTGAGACCACTGAAGAAGCCCCCACTCTGTCCCACCTCGTTCAAAAACAGCGTCCAGTTGGTCTTCAGCTTTTCGACCTGACCAACCCAGGTTTCCATCATCTTGAGGGCTGCGCCGTCATTCTCGAACTTCAGAACGGCGAACATGCGCTCAAGCGCTGCGGTCGCCTCGACCGAGCCTCTGGAGATTTGCTTGACCAGATCGCCCATCGCCATGCCGGTGCCCGTCGCCATCGCCCTGATCGCTGAGGGGACGGCTTCTCCGAGCTGTTGGCGCAGCTCTTCCATCGATACGACGCCTTTGCCCCCCATCTGCTGAATGGCGACGGAGGCGCGCTTCAGGTGTTCGGAGGAGCCGCCAAAGCGCGCCACCGAGTCAACGAGCGTCTTCAGCGAGCCGTTGGTCGGGTCGAGACCGGCAGCTTTGAATTTGACGAAGGAGTCAGACAGGGCATTAACTTCGAACGGCGAAGTCTTTGCAAGGTCGAATATGAACTTGGTTCCAGCAAGTCCCTCCTGCTTGCGCTTGAGCTCATCCGTCTCTTTCGAGAGTCCGGACATGAGCATCGTCATGCGCTCAATCTCGCCGGACGCTTTTGTGATGGCGCCGACCGGCGCAGCGATAATATTCTTGAAGTCGCCGAAGGTATACTTCAGCGATGCGACTGTGATTGCGAGCCTGCGGAAGCGCGAACCCAAACTGGCGAAGTGGTGCTCGACATTCTTGACGCCCTTCGCGGTCGTGCCAAGATCGCGCTCAAGTCTGCGCAATGCGCCGGTCGTATCAACGACACGCTGTCTGAACTTTCCATTGTCCAGGTCAAGCTCAATGTGAATCGTACCGGCGCGCAGCGACATTCGGGAGTCCTTTTACAGCATCGACAAAGCTCTCAGCTTGATTCCGGCATCTTCGTCGCGTCTCGCATCCATCGGATTCGCCGGCGTTCCTACGATGACATCGCCAAGTTCGAGCACCAGATCGGCGTGCGCTTTCGCAATGCTTTCGCCGCTCTGGGTGGAGGTGGCGACCGACATTGAGCGCAGGTCTTTTTCGGCAAGCAGACGGTTGATTGAACCGCTCATTAGCCAAAATGCCCTAATCGGAAGCCGCATGACTTCCGAGTAGGACATCGAGTAGTAGTGAGAGACACGACAGAAGAGGAATCCAAAATCAATGGATTCCAGTTCGCCGTTTACGCTTTTTTTTCTACTTCTCCCTCGCCTTCAACTTCGGGCGTGGGGCCGTTCACGAACTCGATGATCATGTTCAGCTTTTCCATCGACATTGCTCGCAGCACGTCCTCTTTGAGGGTTGGCACTGCGGCGGAAATCATTTCGACGCTCGCCTTCATCTTGGTGGGGAGGTCATCTTCCTCTTTCAGGTTCTCCAGAACCTTCTGGACCTTAATGTACGAGTCGACGCTCATGCCGACGACCTCATGGGTCACGCCGTTAAGGGTGATGGAGCGGGTCTCTTCGCTCAGAGAATCCAGGTTTAAAACTTTTGCCATGCTTGACTCCTTGCTGTGAGCAGTCCCGCCATGATGGCGGGACTTAGTCAGTTGTTAAGTAAAAGGTGAGCTATTCAATCACACAGCGTCGGGGTCGCCGTAGGAGAACAGTTTGCTTCCGTTCGCCACATCAGGGTAGCCATTGAACTCCACGTTGAACACGCGCTCTTCTTCCAGTTTGTAGGCGAACTGAAGTGCGCCTGCGGTCGCCGCCTTATGAACGGTAAAGTCCTCGGACTTGTCGGAATCTGCCAGCGCGATCGGATGCAGCACCAGGGTTTGCGCCAGCGCGAGCAGGTTCGTGCCGATGGCGGTGGACACATCGACGCGCTTCGAGGTCGGGTCGATCGCGTCAGTCACGAGCGTAGCGCCAGGCATGGTCGCGACGAGGTTTTCCAGGGTGGTTTCCGCCAGCGGAACTTTGACCTGGACGTTGCGCGACATGATCAGCTCGTTGATGACGGTTTTGCCAAACTGGTCGATTTCGACCTTGTGAGTTTCAGTGCTTACGCTCACTTCGACGCCGCCTTTGGTGTAACCGAGGTCGACGCCGTTAAAAGTAACCTTACAGACGCCAAGTTTGACGTTTTGGGTATCAGACATTTCAAAAGCTCCTATTCAAGAGATAAGTCACGGGTGACTTAGACTATAACATAAACCACGTCAAAATTCACGCTGAATTCCAGGTTCGCGCCCTCGCTGATCGGATACACGATCGGGTCGTGACGCGGGCGCATGAACTTAATCGTGTAGCCCGTAAGCGCGGTTTCTTGCATCAACGTGATTTTTGCCACAAAGTCGTCAATCGTCGCCCTGCCCTGCTCAATCTGGGTCGCCTTGCAGCGAACAACGACCTGAAATTTCGACTTTCGGTAGCCTGGCAGCTCGTAATCAATCTCTGCGCCGACAAGTGGCTGGCGCAGCAGAATCCCGATATTGGGGGTTTCCGGCATGTTGTAGGCGAACAGGTCTTGTCCGATCGTGCCGGCGCCCACTGATTGTGCGTATTCCGCAATTGCCTTCAGGAACATCAGAAAATACCCCTTATATGTTGTGCGACCGCCTGGTTGAGCTTATCGATCACCTCATCCGCAGCACGCTCAAGGAATTTCGGCCCAACGGAAACTCCGCTCGAAGCCTCCTTCGCAAGCGAGCGCTTGCCGAGGTTGTAGCTGCCCTCGTGCATCATCATCATGTAGCGGCCCACCTTGCGACTCGTAGGTTTTCCACCAGCGTCGAGCTCGGGCATGTCAGGATCAATGTAGACGTAGTAGACCCGCCGGCGGTTGATGCCGCTGCGATCCGAATACACCTGAATCGCATGCTCAAGACCGCCATGCTCCAGCGGGGCGTAGGCGCGTGCGCGGTTCCGAATCTCGTGCGCGCCCTTGCGCAGGGCTTCCGCCCCTCTCTTTTCGGCGTGCTCACCGATCTGCGTCAGCTTGGCTACGATTGCCCTGGCGTCGAAGGAGATTTTCATCCCCATATCATCGCCTCAACCTGACAGTGATCGATCTGCCCATTGACGTTGTGGCGAGGGAATACCTGCGTCACTTTGAGCGTGTACCCAATGATGTTGATTACGTCATCGACCTTGACCCCGTAGATATGCGGAAACAGCAACACTGCGTCCGCCACAATCTCCTGTGCTGCACCACGCGAAGCGGAGCTGTCGGCGCGTACGGTAGCGTTCTGGTCGCCCACGCGTAGCTTCACGATGCCGCATTTCGCGGGCCGCACCCGCCCCATGATGGGGTTTCCATAGAGGTCCGTCCGGTCTGTTGCTTGAGTGAGGGCGCAAAGTACGTTTGGCTGGAACATGACTACTCCGTGACAGACTCAAGTCTGGCAGTTGAATTGGGGTGAAAGATTTGCGCCCGAATATCCTCAAATGCAGGAACGAACGGGTCACTGCCGTCAATCGAAAAGACGAGCCCGTGGTCCTGATGCGTCACATCCGAGTACGCCACGCGAGCCTTATAGGTCCCGTTCGCCATCAGGGTGAATAGGTAGGCGTCAACATAGGCACCGAGCAGCGCAGCGCGGACCAGCGTACGAACGTGCAAGCCGGCAGCCCAGCCGCGTCCAATACGGTCAGTCTTGACGAATGAAGCCTTGATCGGCATGTGCTTGAGTCTTGCGCCGATCAGACCCCCGACCGTCCCGTGGGTTGCGGCGCGCAGCGATGCGTCAAAGGCGAATCGACGGAATACCGTGCGTGCCTCCGTTCTGTCCCGCGTGACCGCGCTGTTTAGCGACTCCTGTGCTGCCGCCAATTGCATCCAGCAGTGATCGCGCAGGGTGCGCTCATCGTCCTCTTCGAGCCCGCCCCCGCCATTGATCGCGTCGAGCATCGCCGACTCGCCGTCGAGGGTAAGCTGGTGACTCGCCATGAATTCCGCCGACACCTCGAAGCTCTCCACTGTCAGCGTCGAGTAGGTTTTTGACTCAAGTGCGTCCGGACTGGTCATGGCTTTCGACATGACGCCCGTCAGCGCCCGCAAGAACTGACCGTAGCCTGCGGCGTAGCGGTCTGCCGTGCGGTCGATCTGGTCGGTGATCATCATGCGCGACCGATCTTCAAGGCGTAGGTGATATGGCCCATGAGCATGCGGGCGGTGCGCTTCGACACCGGCAGCTCAAGCGGCTTGCCAGGGCGGAACATATTGCTGGACTCGCCGATCGTCTCGCTCATCAGGCCCTGATCGCGCTTGTGGTCGATTGCGCTGCCGCCCAGAACGAAGTCCGCCTCGACGATCTGCGCCTTGCGTAGTGCGGTGCGCAGCGCGGCGCTGAGCGACTGAAATTGGGCGGGGGTCAGTTCGTTGATCGAAAATGCGTCATACGCTTCAACCTCGACGAACGACAGGCGCCCAATCCGGTCACGCGCCTCGATCATTGCGGAGATGCGGGCGAACTTGTCGTTCATGCCCCATGCTTCGAGAGGCTGGGTGAACATGGCGCCCAGCTCTGCCGTCTCGTAATTCTGGTATGAGTTCACGCCCTCGACCAAAACGTCTGGCGTCTCGATGGCGTAGAGCTCGGAAATGGTGCGTGTGCCGTCTGCAGCGACAACTTTGAGCTCAACCTTGCGAAGGTCAGTGTAGGTGCCTGCCGGCAGCGTGTTGAGCGCGACCGGCACGGCGATCGCAACCTCGGTATCTCCCGCCACGAAGCCCGTCGCGGATTCCGCGAGCAGTTCGACGCCGGCAGCGTCGAGCACTCGATAGGTGACGGCGGTCGCCGCGATACCCTGCAGCGAAATGGACAAGCTAACGTCTGTCGCGTGGAGATAGAGGTTCATGGGTTAGTCCCTCTTTTCAGTGGCGAACTTCGCCGCCTGCGCGTCCAGAACTTCGGTGATCAGCTCCTTGATGCTGGTCGCCTTGACGCCCAGCGGTTCGGCGATAGCGCGCAGACCCTTGATGCCGCCCTTGTCGGCGACAGCTTCGAGCGTCTCACGCGTCCACGCATCTGCGGACCCTTCTGACTTCGCGATCGGGCTGGCAGCCTCGACGATCGCATGGGGCGTCTGATCCTCTTCTCCGCGTTTCATTTCGGCGACGACATCGGCGCGCTTGGCGTGCGAGCGCAGCATTTCGGCGGAAGCGCTCGGATTCACGCCCTCCAGCGTCTCGCAGCGCATGGCGGCGGAAATCCGCTGCGCCTGTTCGCCGGATACCTCGTCGACGGACACGCCATCGGCAAACATGACCTCGGCAATCGGGCCTGTCAGGTTTTCAAAGCCTTTTTCAGTAATCTTCAGTTTCATGCCTATTCCTCAAGTAAAAATGGGCGAACCTAAGTCCGCCCATTGTACGTCACCCGTGACTTATCATCAATTAGACGTTGGTGACGCCCGTGATGGCCGCGAGGGACTTGGTGCTCTTCAGCGCCAAGCCGGTGTACCACTTCAGACGGATGCGCGAAGCATCCTTATTCTGAACGGTGCCGATATCCTCGACCACGATGCCGGCGTTGGAGCCGCCGTAGATGCCGTGCAGACCATCCAGCTCGTTCAGACGTACGGCGTAGATCGAGGTGGTGTCCAGAGCGGTGCCCTGGTCCACGTCGCCCGCAATGAAGTCGTTACGCAGAATGGGCACGCCGTTGTGGGTCAGCATCACGCGACCGAAGTTCTCCATCATGATTTCGGCGGGCTGAATACCACCGGAAGCGCGCAGGAGAGCACGGTAGGCGCGAATGGTGCCGGGGCGCATGATCAGCGCGTCAGCGCCGTTCGGGACAGCGTCCAGCAGCTCGTCCAGCATCGACAGGCTCAGGGCGTTGCCGTTGGCGCCGGCCAGAATGGTCTGACCAGCAACCAGCAGCTTGCTCAGGCCGTCGAACGCCTTCGGGTTGGTAACGGAGTCGCCAGTAGCGAGGGTCTGGTGGAACTTGCGGGCAACGCCTTTCGCCTTTTGAGCGATCTGCACGGCACGCTGGTCGTTCGTGTCAGACATGGTTGCCTGCAGGAACTTGTCCACGTCAACGTCGCCAGCCAGCACGCGCAGCTTGGACACGACCTCGGTGAAGGTCGATGCCTCTTCCGGCACGACTTCGTTCACGTCCAGGAAGTCGGCGCCACCAATGGTGTTCTCGCGGTCGTACACGTAAGCCTTGCCGCTGATCTGCATGAACGGCAGAACGGCGAACAGGTCGTCTTTTTCGATGATTTCCTCAATAACGCCAGCTTCCAGGTCGTTATTCGAGAGCTTTTCTGCTTCAACTCGCAACACAGGCATTTCTATTTCCTTTCGATTTAGTGGCGCTAAGATAAATCACTACTGAGTTATCTTAGCAAAATTGGACTTACTTTGCAACGCCATTTTTCAGTCCGGCAGCAATTCGGCTCATACCCTTCAAGCCGGCGCTTGGCTTCGTCGGGGGTTCGCCTTTTTGCGTGCTGGAGTCTGCGCCCTTCTTCATTCGAGACTTGGTCAGCTCGTCTTTATCGGGGTCGGCGTCGATGATCTTCTTCATGGCTTCATCAAATGAAACCGGGTCGCCTTTGCCATCGACATACTGCGTGCGGTTCGCTGCACTGCGGGGCTTGTCGAAGCCGACAACCTTGCCATCGACAAAGTCAAAGTGGTCTCCATAAATCATTCGCGCTTTGTTCGGGGTCAGGGTCAAATCCTCGGAGATGAACTTGGACGAGCCAAATGCGGCACCGATCGTCAACTCGTTGATCGCGCGGTCGCGCTCTTGGATTTCCTGGTCGCGGGCGACCAAGGCTTCCTTCAACGACTTCGTTTCGTTGCCGTGCTCTTCTGCCATGCGCTCCTTCAGGCGATCCCAGTTGCCCTGTGCTTCGAGCTGCCTGGTCTCTGCCTCTTTGCGATCAGCAATGAGCTTCTTCACTTCTGCCGGGTCGATACCGTCGAAATCCTTGAGCTTGCCCTTCACTTGGTCCAGCTCTTCGGACGCCTTTTTCAAGGCATTCTTTTTGTCCATCACTTCTTTGAGAAGTTTGGCCTCGGCATCGGTCGGGCCGGGTTTGCCGCCTTGACCACCATCACCTGCACCTGCGCCTTGACCGCCCGCACCGCCCTGGCCGTCGCCAGCACCGCCCTGACCATCACCTGCGCCACCGCCACTGTCGCCGCCTTCGCCAGCTTCGTTGCGATACTTTCGTGCATTCAACAAATTACGCAAAAATAAACTCATGATTACCTCTTGTCGCCATTCTCTCGGCTTGATTTAGAAAATTGCCCGTCAGTCACTTGATGGGCGCTTGCCCAAGCCTCAGTCATTCTGAGACTCGAAACTACTGGTGCGAGCATCAACAGGCTCGCGCTTGTTGTTCTGCCCTTGCTTGTTGTCGCCTTTTGGGGTTGGTAGCTTGCTGCCGGCTGGCGGAGCCCCAAGCGTCATCGGATCATGCTCAGGGGGCCACTTGTCCAGCTCGCCAAGCATCTTGTCTTTGAGCTCGTCCCTCAGACGCGGGAACAATTTCTCGATAATCGTCTTCATCTGCTCACGGCGCATCGAGTCGGGCGCCTCGACCAATGAGAGCCTGGTGGCGATGTCGAACTCGTCATATAGCCCGCGCACGTCGAAGGTTTCGGGGTACGTCACCCATGAGTCGCCCTCTTCAACCTTGTCGCCCGCCCACAGCGCAACCAGACGACAAATGCGGTTCTCTGCGAGCTCCAGAGCGTCAGCCTTTGACACCAGTAGGGAGTTGACCCGCTCGAAGTCATAGGCTTTCGCTACGCCCGAGCTATTGTCGATCCCCATTGAGTTGTCCTCCTTGGTGCGCTCGCCGGCCATGCCGACCGAGTGGTAAATCTCCGAAATGATTTTGTTGACCACTTCGAGAATCAGACGCGCCTGGGCTGGGTCGGGCGACAAGTAGAATGGCTTGCCATTGCCCTCGCCGTCATAGATGAAAATGCGCTTCGTACCCGCCTCGACCAGCGCGGTGTAGGCGCTCTCGCCTGGCATGACGTTCTGCGCCGGCATGGCAAGTTGACTGAATGTTTGATCCTGAATGATGGCATCAAGGTTCGACAGGTAGTTCGCGACCGCCCGATCCAGGTAGGCAATATCGGCGATCAGCGCAGGAGAGGACCACGGCTCATCAGAAATCAGGTTATCGACGCGTACCACCGGCACTTCGCCTAGGTCGTGACTGTCGCCGCCGTCCTCGACGATAACCGTCTTGCGGCCCTGCTTCTCCTCCTTGAAGAGCTTCCATTCGGTGCGCGTCCACAGGCGGTAACGATTGACCGTCTTGCCGCTCGATGTGATGGGGTCGTCGTCGTCGCGCCCAACCTCGTGAATCAAAATCCAGTTGAGGTCGCCATGCTCGTCGTAGCTGAAGTCCAGGACGTGCTGCGGCATCACGGCGTAGGCGAACGCGCGAGCACCCACGCGCTTTTCGTCCGCCTTCGTGACCACGTCGCCAGCATTGGTCGAGTCGACCACTACCCAGATACGCCCGCCAATCGAAGACTTGCGCGAAAGCTCGCGACGGAACTGATCAATCGGCATGCCGTTTTTGGTCGAGTTCGCCCAGAACCGTCTGATGGACTCGGGCGCGTCTTCGCTGCTCACGATGTCCATTTTGAAAATGTACTTGTTCAGGAGGTCCACTACCTCGCGGGTGTGGTTGAAGCGGTAGGCGCGCGTGATACGGTCGCCGAACTCGCCGTCGCCTTCTTTTAGGTACTTGAAAATGTGCTCGCTGAACCAGGCACGGCCACCCTCGTAGGTCGCCTGCAGGAAGTTCCAATGCCCGATCAGCGCGTCATACTCGGGATGACGGCGCTCGACCAATGCCTTTAGCTGTTTCTGCTGTTCGTTGTCCATGCAGCTTCCTGTAAGAATCGCCAGAGATTAACTCAGGACTGACTTATTCGTCAAGCCCTATAGTGAAATGCCCATGATGTTGATTTTGCGCATCGGGAACTCCAGCTCGATGCAGTAGCCCAGGCCGTCTGCTGCATGCTCGACGCCCGCCCGCTTGTCCACGTCACGACTTCCAGGCTCGTAGATCGTTTGCTCCAGCGCCTTAATCGTGTGCTTGCACTTCTCGTTGACGCGCAGGCGCACAGTCCCATCGGCCGCTTTCAGCATACGGTTGACCGAGTTCACCCGGTCAGCGACGGCGGGGTGCTTTTTGCGATACTTCAGACGCTTGAAGCCCTTCTCGCGAAAAATGTCGAGGTCGGTTTCGCCGCGAGCGTGCTGACGCTGACCGCCGGCAGGGTCGGGGTAGATCGTGATTTGCTCGATGTGACGCCAGTAGCGCCGCTCAAGCTCAGCGCAGGTCTCTTCCGTGTTTGAGCCAGGCAGAATAACCTCGTCGACCACCCAGACCTCTCCGTTTTGCTGCGGCTGCATGACGATCGAAGACATCGGGTCGATGTTGAAGTCCTGCCCAATCCAAATAGGCAGCTTCGGATTGAACTCGCACTTGTTGACATGGATTGCGCGATCGAATGGATGGTAGACCCGCCCGCTCATCGTCTCGAATGATGCCTCGAACTCCTGACGGAACGATTTCTCGTCCATATCGCGGCGCGCAGCCTCAATCTCCGACTTCGGGATGAACGGGCTGGTGATGGTCGGGTACTGCCAGGATTCCCACATGCCAGACTTGATGTTCTCAGGGTCTTTCCCGAGCCGGTACAAGCTGTGCAGGTAGTTGTACGCTTTGGGCGTACCCAGAAACAGCGCGTGACCACCCGTAGAAGCGAGCGTAGGGCGCAGCACCTTCGTCCAAAGCTCTTCGCCCATGTCTTGCATCTCGTCGAGCACGATGTAGTGCAGACCGACGCCCCGCAAGCTGTCGGGCTTGTCGGCGCCTTTGAGCTCGATCACCGTCCCGTTGACCAGGCGAATCGTCATCGTGGTTTCGTTGATCTTGCGAATCCACTTGCGCGGAATCGCCTCGATCAGGTCGGTCCACATGATGCCCTTTGCCATCCGATAGCTCGGGGCGACGTACCATATACGACGATTCTTGATCTGGGCCATCTTGATGATGACGGTCTTCGACAACGTGGTCTTGCCCCATCGGCGACCAGAGACGACAACCTTGAAGCGCGCCTTTGACTTGAACACCCGCATCTGTCCCGGATGGAGCTGAATGCGGTGCTTTGCTTGGTACAGGTCACGGGTCGACTGTTTGATTGCGGTCATTCCCCCTCCATCACCACGTCGTCTTCGTCGCCGTCGTCGTCCTCATTCAACATGGGGTCCTCTTCGAGGTTGAGCGACTGCAACGCAAGGTCTTGCTCCTGATCTGCCTGCATCGCCTCAATCTGACCAGCGGTGAGCTCCTGAATCACGAGGTCGGGCAAGTTGGCGTCGTTCTCGGTATCGGGGTTGTCGAGGCCCAGAACCGCCCAGCGCTCTTCGCGCGCCAGCTTGAGAACGGTCATCGCCTCCCTGAGCGACCTGAACTCTGCCGTCGAGCCGGCGACCGAGCCGGCAGTCTGTGCCTTCAGCACTTCACGCCAGGTGAGCTTGCCGATGGCGCGGGCCATCTGGTAGTGCTCCTCCTTCGTCTCGCGAATGCGGGAGGCAAGCACCGTCGCGTCGTCAGCGATCGCGTCAGCGACCCTCTCCTTGACCTTTTCGGCGTGCTCTTCCTTCTTGGCGCCCTTCTTCATGCCTTTTTTCTTGAAGTAGCGCGAGAACGTCTCTTCCGCCTTGTCGAACTTCTTGGCGAGGTCAACCAGCGTGACCTGACCCGATTCCCACAGTGCTTCCGCCTCGGCCCATTGCGCCGGCGTCATGCGCTTGCTCGATCGGATGGTCTTGGGGTAGCTCTTGCGCGGGTTCGGAAATGTCTTCTTCGGTTCACTCATGATTCAGCGACCAAAAAAAAGGGGCGCGAGAGAGTGGCGCCCTTTGGGGAGGAGATTGTCTTGCAACAACAGTCACTACTTTAGCCATATCGAATTCCATTGTCAAGTCACCGCTTACTTATATTTCGGGGCACGGGAAATTTTCCCGTGACGGGAGCCGGAGGCGACCGAGGGCGCACCCTTCCGCTCCGCCTCTGGGGTGTGGATGTTGCTCTCCGCAGCCTCTATCTTCATTCCGCGATCCTGTTTCGTAAAATTATTCAATAAAATCAATGGTGTTTTACTAGTGATAGAACTAGGGTATTTTTGGTGCTTCTCATATATATATAGACTCTTTAATTAACTACTTACTTATACTTCTATCTTACAAGAATGCCCGAAAATCCCCTAGCTCTATCACCAGTAAACCTTATAGGGGCGCTTATAAGAACGTCCAGAAATCCCCTAGCTCTATCGCCAGTAAACCCTACAGCGCGGGACGCTATAATGAGACCAATGTTACTCAGCAAGGACTTATCATGCACGCCCAATACAAGACGCATCCAACCCTGGAGCGCATTCGCGAACTGCTCGACTACGACCCCAAGACGGGGAACCTGATCTGGCGAATCAATCGCGGCAACGTCAAAGCTGGAGGCATCGCGGGGTCGACAAACCCGAAGGGCTATCTCATGGTCGGCATCGATGGGACGCAATATCGCTGCCACCGCATTGTGTGGGCGTTGCACAACGATGGTGAATTGCCGAAGCGACAGATCGACCATATCGACCGGAACAAGACCAACAACCGAATCGAGAACCTTCGCGATGTTCCCTGTGTTGCGAACATCAACAATCGCGGCACGACGAGCAAGACCGGCTTCAGGGGCGTCTACCCGCGAGGCGACCGCTACTGCGCCACCATCAACGTGAGGGGCAGGCGCCACTTCATCGGGCTCTACGACGACGCGGAAGAGGCATTCGATGCATTCAAGGCTGCGCATATTGAGCATCACGGTATAGACAGCGAATTCTTTTCTGCCTTATAGGGCGAGGTGTCCCGTTGCGGAGAGGATTTCGTTCCAGCCCTCATCCTCAACCACTCCCTGCATGGGCTTGTCTCGACCCAGGATGCGGGCGCCGAGGCCGGTTGGTTCGTAGCAGACATGCTGCCGACCCCGCCGTCTCTCCGCGACCTTCATGATCACGCCCGCCTTCACCATGCTGCGGATCGAAAACTGGATGCTGGCCTTGGTCGTCTCATAGTCGATGCGGTCGAGGAGCTGATCCAGGTCCACAAGGGACCCGTCGTCGTTGCGGTTGACGACCGCCCGCAGAATGGAAATTTGCTTCACAGTTAGATTCACTGGTACTCCTTTGGCAATAGGTCAAGACGCAGCGGCTCGTTGGTGGCCTGCCAGTCGAACGCGGTAAGGGGCAGTCGGCTCGGAAGCTGGCGCCCGTGATCGGGGTTTTCGTAGATTCCGTAGATGGTCGATCCGAAGACGAGCTGCAATACCTGACGTAATAGGGTCGTAACGGGCAGAGAATCGACTCTGGACGTGCCAAGTAAGCGCTTGTCACCTGACTTCTCCATCGAGCTGTGGCGGTAGTAGAAGCCCCGCATTTCGCGAATTACGTTCTCGCGGATTGCCTCGGGCATTCCCTGCAGTTCGTTCATCACTGCCACGCTGTCGGAGGGTAGCGAGCGGAAGTGACGGCCAAAGAACTCCAGCCCTTGCAGGTGGCAGTTCGACGGCTTGGGGGCGATCAACTTCATGCCGGCCTTCTGGTAGAACGGGTTGAACCGGCTCATGGACGAGCGCGCCTCGATGTAGCGCAGCCCGCACATGCGGAACGTCAGGTTTCGGAAGCGATAGGCGATGCCCGCGCCCCGGTACATGGTGTCGAGCACGTTGCGGCTGCATAGGATCATGTTCGCGTTGAGCCAGTTCATGCGAGCGCGGTTGACCAGGCGATTGTCGCGCCCGCCCTGATTGGGCTTCAGTCGCGGGAACACCTTGTTACGACCCGAGTCGAGTGGCTTGGGCACGGTAAAGACCAGAACGCCAATAGTTTCCCCATCGAGTACGCAGCGCCAATAGCGAGGGCCAATGCCCAGGTTCTCAGCCTTGTAGTGAAGCTCATGCAGCTTTTTCCAGTCATCGAGTGTGCCTTTTTCGACGTAGATGCGATCGAGCAGCGAGAGTCGCGGCTTATCGTGCTTCAGACGCTTCACAAGGGCGTCAGGGTTGTCCAGCAGAATGATTTCGCTCATGGTCAGCACACCACGTCAATGTGTTGCGCAGGGGCAGCAGTTTTAGGGCCGTAGATGGGCGCCGTGACCTTTTTGAAGGTCAACTGCAAATGTTCCCTAATGGACGCCCGCTGGCGCTCTGTGGGCCGTTCCCGGGGCACATTGAGCTCGCAGAGCCCCTGCAACCAGCAGCAGAACTGTTCGGGCGTCATGCGGGCGTGCCCCCGGGGAAGTCGTCATCGTCCTTGTTGCTCAATGAGCGCCACATCAGGAAGATGGCGGCGGCGATCGCAAGCAGCGGGACGACCATGTTCAGAAAATCTCTCAGCGCCTCCATCACAGGGTCTCCAGCAGGTAACGGTAGAGGTCGGCTCGGGTGAATGCGACGCCTGCGGCATGCATCGCCACCTCCGCCTCCTCAATGTCCTCTTCCGATACGTGGTCGGCGCCGGCATGCTTCGCGGCGTCTTCGTAGCTTTCAACCTTGAGTTTTTCGCGGTAATGCTTCTCGATGTAGAGGTCGGGATGCAAGTCTTGCACCATGTCGGTGTGCGTGGTTGCCACGATCACGGTTGCGCCTGCATTGCGAGCGGTCTTCTGGATCGAGAAGGCAATGACGCGGGCCGCTACGCGGTCCAGAATCGCCATAAACTCGTCGACCACCCAAACATCAGCGCCGGACTCAATTGCCTTTGCCAGGCGAAAGCGATAACGCTGCCCGTCAGACAGCTCATTGGGTCGGCGCACGAACAGGAAGGCGTCGTTCAGGCCGGCAATCGACAGGTACTTTAGGGCATCGCCAGTGTCGTGCCCGATCTGGTCAATCAGAGGCTTCGAGTCGTCGAGCTGGATGTGGTCCAGGTTGACCACGTTCTTGCCGCGCTCGCGCATCTGGGTCTCCAGTTCCTTCAGCAGTAGCGACTTGCCCGAGCCGGACTGGCCGGTAATGTAGACGATGTCGCCCTGACGCACTTCCAGCTCTAGGTTGTCAAAGATTACAAACTCCTTATCTTCGAGCCCGATACCGAAGGCTTCAGCAATTTCAAGCACGCGCGGCGAGCGCGCAACACGGGTCGTAAACTTCTTGTTAATCAGATACTTATCGCTCACTTTGCATCTCCATTGTTATATGCTTGGACGAACTTCACAAAGGCGATCGCAGGGTCGGGGTCGAAGTCGTTCATGATTTCCGCCATGAACTGTGCGACGTGAATCTCGTCGGCGCCGGAAATCGACTTGAAGCCCATCGCTTTTGCCAGCGAAACCTGGCGCACCGCTGTCTCCTGGATATGGGATTCGGTTGCCGCCTTTTGCTGCCTGACCTGCTCGTCCACATCCTCAATGAATGAGCCCGTGTCCATTTCGCCCAGGTCGAGGGTGCCAAAGTCCAGCTCCTTCTCGTCGAAGATTCCCGACAGGTCGTATTCCAGCGTCTCCAGCTCGCGACGAAATATTTCAGTGTCGATATCGCCCTCGGCAACGCGGTTGTCAGCAAGGCGCAGCGCCCGCGCCTGATCATCGTCGAGGTCATCGCGCACCCAGACCGGCACCTTTGCCATACCCAACTTGATTGCGGCGAGACGCCGACCGTGACCGGCGATAATCACCCCTGACTTATCCACCACGATCGGCTGGTTCCAGCCGAAATCATTGATGGACTTGGCGATACGGGCGACCTGCTCGGGGGTGTGAATCTTGGCGTTGAGCTCGTACGGAATCAGCTCATCGATGTTCCAGATTTTAATGTTCATGGCGCTCACGCGGTTTGCTCCTGCTTATCTTGATCTTCGGGGATGGGGGCTTCCTTGAGGGGCTTGCCGCCCTCGATGCAGACGAGGACTGCGCGCGCCCTTGTGGATGCGCGAACGTGTTCGTATGCCTCGGTGTGGTTCTCAGCTTCGGACACCTGATAGAGGTTTTTGGTGCCGTCCTTGTGGCGTGCTGCGACGATGAAGCTGCTCATGCTGCCGCCTTCATGCTGTCTTCATCGTCGTAGTCCGGTTCGTACTCGCTGCCGTTCTCGCACTCCTCGCAAATGCCAGGCTCGACGCCGTGAAACACGCAGAACTCGCACTCTTCGCACTTATACGCCATCTTCGGTTGCTCCTTTTTTGAATACGTGGACCAGCGCATTGCCTGCGTTGGAGAGGGAATCTTCATCGGTGAACTTTTGTGTCCGCATCACGCGCTCGATGACGCTGGTGATGTGCTCGACATCGCCGACCGGGACTTTAAAGCGCATGACCTGATGGGTCTGGATCGGCTTCTCGGTCGGCAGCATGGGAGGCAGTTCCTCGTTATCGGGGATGTCGAGGTTGTCGAGCTCTATACTGGTCGAAGCGAAGATCGCAGCGAAATCAGCATCGGAGTAAGGCATGAAGGAGGCAATTTCATCGACGGAGCCCATCTCGCTCAGCAGTTCCGCGAGTCGCAGGGCATCGTCGTCACCGTACCGACCGTTGTCTAGGACGCAAAGCTCTTTTGCCTTTTCGTCGCTAATGCTGCCAAGATTGACAACCGGAACCTCCGTGATTCCAAGGTCAATGGCTGCAGATACCCTATGCTCTCCACCTATGATTTCGAGCGTTCCATTGGGCAGCTCCCGCACAAGCGCGGGCTTGAAAAATCCATTTCGGCGAATGCTCTCGCGCAGACGGTTCTCATTCTCTGCGGACATCACGTTCGGATTGAACTTGTTCGCACTTAGCGCGAGCGGGCTTAAATAAATTGTTTCAAACTTCTTCATTGTTTGGTTTAATCTACTATAATATAAGTCACAGCTTACTTTATCCTGCTATAAGGCAAACGTCAATGAGCCCAAGGTCAAAATTATCGAACGAGCGATTCGGCCGTCTTGTTGCGGTCGAGTATCTTGGCAAAAGTTTGTGGTTGTGCAGGTGCGATTGCGGACAAGAGATTCGCGCAACCACTAGGAACATTAAAAGTGGAAATACCCGGTCTTGCGGGTGCCTGCACCGGGAGCGGAATGGAGACACGCACAGAACCCACGGCATGAGTCAGACGCTGACCTATGCGGTCTGGCTGTCTATGCGGGCGCGATGCAAAAACGAAAGTTTGTCCAGTTACAGAAACTATGGAGGGCGTGGCATCAAGGTATGCGACAGGTGGGCTAGCTCCTTTGAGGCGTTCCTGAGCGACATGGGTGAAGCGCAGGACGGCAAAAGTCTCGACCGTATTGACGTTGACGGCGACTACTCTCCCGAAAATTGCAGGTGGGCAGATGCGGTGACGCAGCAAAACAATAAGAGGAATAGCGTTTTCATCGAATTTGATGGCGAGAGAATGACTGTGGCTCAGTGGTCAAGAAGGCTTGGGGTCCCAGCGGGTACGATCAGAACGCGAATTGCGCTAGGAATGTCGTCAGAAAATATTCTGACGACAAAAAAGCATGGTGATGCCCTCTCGGTGGAAGACGTTGAGAGGGCGGCAAAAAACTTTGCAAACCCAAACAGGCTGACTGGGCTTACTCGTGTTGCGGCCGAATATGGCGTCAGCTCAGACACGCTCAGGAAGAGGCTAAGGAGGCATTTCGCAGGAGAGGCAAGCGCATGAGCACAGTTACGATCGCCAACAATGCCGTTATCGCCAAGCTGGTCGATGCAGACCGCGAGGTGAAGCTCCTCGTCTCGGCACTCCTCTCCTATCAGGTCGACGGCGCGGAGCACACCAGCACGTTTCAAAGTGGACGCTGGGACGGGCGCAGTTCATTTTTGGACTTCAACAGGGGCACCTTCCCCGCAGGCTTCGCCGATCGTGTGCATGCGCACTTGGTTAAGAAGGGCTACAAGGTTCTGCGCGCCAGGAAGCCGCTGCCGGCCCCGCTCGGCCCCGAGAATCCGGTCGTCGACGAGTTCGGCGATGATCCGCGCTACGACTATCAGCCTGAAGTCATGCGGCGTCTGGTCAGATATGGTCAGATCATCGCTCAGGTCGCCACCGGTGGCGGCAAATCCCGCATCGCCAAAATGTGCGCCGTGCGCATCGGTCGCCCCACTCTCTTCCTGACCACGCGCGGCATCCTGATGTACCAGATGAAGGACAGCTTCGAGGGCCTGGGTAAGGCGGTCGGTGTACTGGGTGACTCAGAATGGAGCCCGCGCAGAGGCATCAATGTCGGCATGGTGCAGACTTTGGTCGCCCGCCTGCGTGAGGCCACGATCGAGAGCGAGGTCGAGGCATTCCTGGTTAAGGAGCGCGAGGAAGAGGCGAAATTCAACAAGGCGCTAACGCTCGCCCGCAAGATGGGCGGCACAGGCAAGCTGCCTGCGTTCAAGCGCAAGACCAATAGGGAAATCGTCGAACTTGTGAAGCCTAGGGTCGAGACGCAGCAGCGCCGACGCGAGGAGACCATCAAGGTGCTCGAAATGTTCGAGCTCGTCATCCTCGAAGAGGCGCATGAGGCGTCCGGCAACTCCTACTTCGAGATTATGCGCAACTGCAGGAACGCCTACTACCGTCTCGCGCTCACCGCCACGCCCTTCATGAAGGACAGCGAAGAGTCGAACATGCGTTTGATGGCGTGCTCTGGCCCGATCGCAATCAAAGTCAGCGAGAAACTGCTGATCGACCGGGGCATCCTGGCAAAACCCTACTTCAAGTTCGTTACGCAATTTGACCGTCCCGCCAAACTGTACCGTACGAGCGCCTGGAAGGTCGCCTACAAGGCGGGCGTCAGCGAGAACGAGCGGCGTAACCGTGCGGTCGTGTACGAGGCGGAGCGCGCAGCCAAGCTGGGCATGCCCGTTATGGTACTGGTTCAGCACAAGGCGCACGGCAAGCTGCTTGAGACGATGCTGAAGGAGCGCGGCGTCAGGGCGGCGTTCATCTTTGGCGAGCACTCGCAGGAGGAGCGCCGTCGCTATCTCGGGTGGCTGAAGGACGGCAAGATCGACACGCTGATCGGCTCAACCATTCTCGACGTGGGCGTCGACGTGCCGGCGGTGGGCATGGTGATCCTGGCGGGCGGCGGCAAGGCGGAGGTCGCCATGCGGCAGCGCATCGGTCGCGGACTACGGGCAAAGAAGGGTGGCCCGAATGTCTGCCTGGTGGTCGATTTCCACGACGAGTGGAACCAACACACGAAGAACCACGCCGTCGCCCGTTTCAACATCGTTAAAAATACCGAGGGTTTCGGGGAGAACATCCTGCCTGCCGGCAGAGACTTCGACTTCGCGGGCCTCGGGCTGCTGAGGGGCGCGGCATGAGCGCGGATGGGCGACCCCTATCCGACCGGTCCTCTCTTATATGAGCGCTGATCCAAGTCGGGTATAGTAAAGTCACTACTTACATATCGGAGTCATTCATGAAACAGTACGCCATCATCATCAACGTCGCCGTCATCCTCGCCGTCATCCTCACAATCCTTGCAACGGAAAATCCCCTGGCGCTGCTGGGTCTGTTCTTCCTGCAGCAGATTCAATTCTCCGACCCTGAGTCGCAGTACGGCGCACAGGAGCTCGCAGACGCAGTGGGTGACGATCCTGAATACAACGAGCACGGTACAGGCTTTACCGCAAAACTCTGACTTTTCTGGGTTCAAAAGAAAAACCTGTACCTATAATGGGTACAGGTTTTTCTTTTTACAGGTTTACATTTTGTGACAATTGACGAGTTTGAAGACGCACTAAAGAAGCACCCGATGTATTACGCAGTTTTCAGTGGGTACAAAAGTAAGAAGTTGGGCGCAAAAACAATCTGCAACATGATGGGGGTCTCGGTTCCCGCCGTGAGCGATCTCAAGGACGAGCGCCTTACTCGCGCAATCGCCCTGATCAACGGCGCTGTCGAGGACATGACGGGGCTTTCGGTTCCCTCCGTGAGCGATCTCAAGGATGAAATTGAAGAAACCAAGGGGAAGCGCCCCGCCCTCCTCGACTCGAACAAGCCAGACGTGAAGATCGACAAATTCAACGAAAAGGACTATGTAAGCTATGGAAGCTGGTAAGCAGAACACCCCGGAGCGAGAGCGCTTCACCATCGAGACGCGCGCGGACACCCGTAGCGCCCTACATACGGTCGCCAAGACCTACAAGATCACGCAGGGCGAAGTGCTCGACGCGATTTTCGACGCCGTTGATGTCGGTGATGTCTATGCCGGTCTGTTCAGGGCGGCGCGCGAGAAGAAGGTCGCCGGCCGGCAGGGCGCCAAAGTCATCCAGAAGGCGCTCGACCTGCTGTCGGACGACGAGCTGCAGGAGATTCTGCGTCAGCGCGCCGAGCAGCGCGGAGAGCTCAAATGAGGGTGGGACGCGATGTGCTCGCCACCATCGCGGGCTCTATCCTGATGATGGCGGGGCTCAATGTGTGGGGGGTTCCCCGTGACCTTCCGCTGCTGCAGCTCGTCATCGGCATGATCCTTGTCGCATGCGCCGTGCTGGTATGGAGGGCGCGCTGGTGAGCCTCGCTATCACAATCTTTCTTGCCCAGGCGGCAATGGTCTTTCTGTTGGGTTTTCAGCCGTTAAGTGTGTATGAGACTGTCAATAACCTGTGCTGCGCCAGCGGCACGGGATTGTGGGTCGTTTTCAGGGGTGGCGTGCTTCACGTCGTATAGGGGAAGTCATGGATTGGACGGGTTGGGATACGGGGGGCTGGCCTGACTGGTCTGATATCGGCAAGCGGGTGGAAATCGAGCGCGAGGACGGGACGATCGTGGCAGGCGAGCTGATCGTCGACGACTTCTTCCCTGACGGCGAAGGCGGCGAGGTTCCGGTCTTCGCGATCCTCGTCGATGACGACACGCAGCACAGCTTTGTTGACCAAAAACACTGGCGGTTTGCGGAAGTATAAGGTCTGATATTTGGCAGGCCGGCCTGGAACTATAAGGGGGTCTGCATTTTGGCGAAAATATTGGCGGCGTGGCCCTGACCCCGGGCGCAGGGTTCTAAGACTTCGTTCCCCTCGCGCCCGTGTGGTTACTCTCCCAGTCTGATCAAGTCGAGCTCTCCGCACCGCATACCGTCGCTGTCATAAGCGGGCGCGGTTATTTCGATGTCTTCAATTGTCAGCTCTTCTACAGTGTAATGATCGAGGTTTAACAGCTCGGGGTTAGCGTTAGCATTCATTTTGTAGACTCCAGATAGTAGGGTTTCGAATCCCGCCCTAGTGGGCGGGTTAGTCAGTTGTGAATTACTTCGCAAGCAGTTTATTAAAATCTTGAATCAGGGCATGGGACACGTCTAAATCTCCGTATTGTCTAGCGTGCTTAACCCCATTCCCGACGCCCAGACCGCGCAATGCGCTTTTCATGCTAGATGCTTGGGCTGCTGCTGTTGATACCGCTTTGGTCCCGCGCTCATTGTGTTTAATGCCCTTGCGCGTTAGCAGTTCGCTTAGGTCTTCTTGTTCAATGAATCGGGACAGCAAGCCCTGGGCGTACAAATTGGGCTCGCTTTTGCCCGCGTCGCGCTGAATGCCCGCAATGATTTGAATCACCGTAGGGGGAATGGTTGAAAGCGTACCGCTTGCGCATCCCTGCACCAGAAGCAGCGCACGTTCTACCGCTTTTTGCGCGACGAAACCGGGCGCTTTTTCGTCGGTAATCAAAATGCACTTGGAGAATTCGTTAATATCAAGCCCGACGTTTTGAGCGTATGCGATAACGTGGGCATTCAATTTCGAGCGCACGCGCATGGTTTCGGTTTTACCGCGCTGGGTGAGCGCGTCGATTAGGGTTTTGAATCCCTTAGGTGCATTCTTGGGAAGTGCGAAAGAGTCGGTTTTTGCTTCTTTCTTGGGCGCGTCTTTTTTAGCGTTCGCAGCGTTCAGGGTATTTACGATTGCATTCATTTTGTAGACTCCATTTAGTTAGGTTGTTGTCGATTGATTCGACAACCTGAATTCTACAGTGTCAGGGAAAAAGCGCAACAAAAAAAGCAGACTTTTTAACGAAGTTATTTTTATGGG